ACAATAAAAATGAAAAGTGCCAAAATAATTCTTGACTTTGATGGATGTCGTGCTAGAATACTTGCCGAACTAGAAATCGTAGAACATAAAAATGAATATTGAACTAACGACTTATAATGAAGAGGCTGTTGAATATGAATTAACCAGTATTGATGGTAAAACATATGGCATCCATGATTATCTTGACAATAAGCAAAGAATCAAAGACACTTTGGTTGTTGACATGGAAACTCTTGATGAAGTGGAGGATTCTGAACTTTTCAAGCAAATTGTCACAGCTCGCGCTGAATACAATTTTCATAACCCAATAAAAAATCTATTTAACTAGAAATCATAGAATATCGAAAATGACAAATGACATTCAAGTAGTAGCAAGATATAAAGCATCTGGGATGGGCATGGAGGTTACTGAAGTTTATCTCAAGACTGAAGAGGGTGAGATCACTCTGACTAAAGAGCATTGGGATGAGATCAACGCAACAATGGATGGAAAACGTGAGAGTGGCCACTCCAAAGAATTTGATGGTTATTATCCTCTTACAGCATCATTCTGGAATTAAAAAATATGAAAATCGCAAATAAACTAAAGAAAGTAAACGAAGAACTTAATATTTACCGTTATGACAATGGTTACGCAGTAAAAGTCAGCGGCAAAAAGGGCGAAGATGATTGGGCAGATGTGAAAATCGTCTGCACAACTTTAGCTGAAGTTATTGAACTTGTAAAAGAGTTTTCTGAAATGGAAATCGCTGATTAAGATGAGTGCTGAAACAAATATTTACCATAAAATGAATCAAATCCGCTATAAGAAAGTTGGTCGAAAATATATTCAGGATAATGATCCTTGGGCTTATGACGGATTGCGTGAAGGTTGGTGGCTTGTAAGAGTTGCTGCTGGATCTACTTCAATTCGTCAACAAGTGCATCCTTATAAGGCAGAAATTACTGCTGCTGCGAGAGAAAAAGAAGATCAACTCATGGACATTATTCGTGATGCCTCTGAAGCTCGACCATCACAGAATCCTATTTCTCCTGAAGCTCTCGCAGATTGGAAAGCATTTATTGCGAAACACGGAAAAGAATTTAGTTCCTTGGAATATCCATCCATCCAAGAAAATGCCGAGAAAATCATTAAAGCGCTATTAAAATGATTGAATACATTCCCATCATCTGTATAGCAGTCGTAATGATTGTCGGCGTATTATGCGCTACATTTTTAATCTACAAAGGTAAACTATGAAATATTTGCGTTGGTTTTTATTGATTTCTGCTATTATTCTTTTAACGCCTATTAGTTGGGTTATAACATATTTATTGACGCATTCATGGTTATGTGTTTATGTAAATATTGGACTTGGCGTGTTGAATCTAATGGCGTATGATCACGCTGAAACAGAATATGACAATGATGACTGGTAAATTTTTTAAATGTGAGTGTGGATCTGAAGGATTATGGATTGAGCATGATTATGGATTTGGCACAGAAATCTCATTGTTTAAAACTGATCCTCAAAATCGTTCATTCAAAAACCGTCTTCTTCTCGCATGGGAATGCTTGAAAGGAAAGCCATATGCAGATATGGTTATTCTCGACGATCAAAAAATCGCTGATCTTGTAGATTATTTGGTAGAAATTCAAAATAATGAATGACCATAAAAATAAAGTAAAAATAACTGTTGAAAATCTTTTTGACGATAAAAAGTTAGAACTCACTGTGAATAGATTTTCTGATCTTAATGATTGGACGGATGTATTTAAGACGATTTTGATTCATCAAACATTTGCTCATGATTCTGTAAAAGAATTATTTGAACCAGAAGAAATTGAACCTTTTTGTCCAAATTGTATTGACACTTCTGGCTTCGTAGATTAGTATTTCGGCATGAACATGTTCATCCTCGATAACGATCCAGTCAAAGCGGCACAATTAAACTGTGATGCTCATTGCTCAAAAATTATTCTTGAAATCGCGCAATGCCTATCTACAAATTTTAATCTTCAAGGTGTTGAAGCCCCATACAAGACTAGTCATCAAAACCATCCAGTAACTAAATGGATGCGAGAATCTCGCGCAAACTTTAATTGGACCATAAAACATGGTATTGCTTTATGGGAAGAAAAACTTTATCGCACTGGTAAAGGACATAAATCAGTTGAAGTTATTCAATGGGCAAAACAAAACTCAAATCTTCTTAAATTTGAAAAACACGAACAAACTCCTTTCGCAGTAGCTATTGCAGATACAATGCTCTGCCGTAAAGATCCTTCTTTTAATCTTGACAAACCAGTAGATTGCTATAAACTATACTACAAGCATGATAAACGCCATCTTGGTAAATGGAAAAATCGTCCAGTACCAGAATGGTTCAATCTTTAATAAAAAAATAATATGAGTGAACAATTATATGTTGCGCTGAGAGATGAAACTAAAGATCCAGATGGTCTTAAACTCATTCAAGTCGCAGTCGCTAAGAAAGATATTGGAGATAGCATTACTATCATAACTGCAATTGGTTATGAAGGTGGTGGATGCTATGCAAGTTTCTGCGGTGTATACCGAATGGATGAATTTAATGAATCAGTACTTGAAACTGTTGAAGAATTAGATTATGTAGATGACAGTGAAATTTATAGTCATCAATTAGGGCTTCTTGAAGAGTGGATGTATCAAAATATATTTTATGATGAAGACTGCGATGCTCCCCGTCTAAATGAAGAGCATCATGATTCAATTGAAAATCTATCTATTGATATTGATTTTGACTGGGATAATGAATCTCATATAGAAGCATCTCAGAACTGGGGAATTTTTTATAAATGGTAATGAAAACATATCTATACTGGGAATATAAAGAGCCTTATCCAGAAGCTCCAACAGAAATGACAGAACAAAGTATTCTTGGTTTCTTTTGGGATTATTGGAAAGATAAAATGGATGCTAAGTTTGGACCGAATTATCATTTGACAACAAAAGAGACTTGTATTGATGATTGGGTTGTGGTAAACTGGGCATGGGAAAAACAATAAGATGGAAACAATAATTAATTTATTTGTTTTTAGTTCAGCATTCTTTATGATTGCCACTTATGTTTGGATAATTAAAAATTCACTAAAATGAGAAAATACTTTAACGGTAAAAAATACATTACCAATCTTCAAGGAGCTATTAGTTATGAGACTGATATGGTAGAAATTAGTCTTCTTAAAAAAGATCCTCCAGATAAATCAGGTAATTGCAAATTTACATCATATTTTGAGTATGAAAATGAAAAATATTCTCTTACTTTAGATGTGGCTTGGGCAGATGATGACATTGGCAAACCTTATCTTGATACTGTTGAATTTATTGATTGCGTAAAAGAATAATAATTTATTTTAAATTAAAATTTAATTAATAATAAATTATAATATATTAAGAATGAAAATAGTTATACCTGTCTCTAGCCACGATGAAGGGTTGATTGATGATTTTTGCGATATAATGAAGTTTTTTGCTCCATATAAAAATCATGAATTGTTAATTGTTGCTCGACCCTCTGATGTCGGTTTCGCTTCGAAAATATTTGATAAATTAAATAATTTGTTTTCAGAAGCACAAATACATGTTTTTGATAAAAATGGAACTTATGGTTGGCCTCAAGGCCCAAATCATTACTGGAAAGAAACGATTAAATATTTAGAAATTACTGACAATAAATCGCCATGGTTATGGATGGAATTGGATTGCACTCCAATTAAAAAAAATTGGATAGATTTATTAGAAGAAGAGTATCAAAAAAATAAATCAAAATGTTTAGGCATGATTCAAGATTTTATATTTGGTCAAATACCTACATCTCATCTTGTTGGGGTCGCTATTTATCCTCCTGATTTTAATATTATTTGTAATTCTTGGAAGAATTTAGATGATGATTCTTTAGCGTTTGATGTTTATTGTCAAGATGAAATCATGCCAATATCTGTCAACTCGAAATTAATGCAACATAACTTTAGAACTTATAATTATACTAATATTAATAAAAATATTAGTGGAGAAATAAAAGAGGTAAGAAATAATAAATATAATTTTCATCGAGCAATCGAAGACGATGTTGTATTAGTTCATGGATGCGATGATGGATCTTTAGCAAGAATAATAATGAATTTATAATAAATTTTATGAATAAAATACCCATATTTTTACATATTCCTAAAAGCGGTGGAACTTACGTTTGGACTTGGGCGGTATCTATATTGAGATTATGGTGTAGAAAAAACAACATTAATGATGCGATGAACATCTCCGTCGAAAGTAATAATAAAACAGTTTTCACTGTTTTTTGTCGTATCCCAAATTTTAAAGATAATGAAAATTTTTATGTAAACCCTGTGAATAATTACTATTTTAATATAGATATTGATTTATTTTTATCAGAGTTATCTAATAAAAAAATAGACATATTTTTTATAACAGTAAAATCAGAGGGTTTTAGTTTATTGCGTAAAAAAATAATAGAATCCATATGTGATATTGTGAATATGAAACCAATATATTATATGACAATGCGTGATAGTTTTTCTACCTGTCAATCTTTATATAACTATCTTAATAGTGAAAAATCTAATCATGAATTAACACATGGTTCTATTAAATTTTCAAATTTCTCAGATTATTTAAAATCAACAAAATTGTCAGATAGTTGGTTGATTAGGGTATTAATGAATATTTCAGATAATGAATCAATCACTGAAGATCATTTTAACTCTGCGTGTGAGACTCTTGATAATGTGCAAATTTTCAATATTAAAGATGTTGAATTATTAATAGATGAAATGCTTGCAGAATATTGTTATATAAAACGAAAAGACATGCCAGCAAGTCAGATTCGTGTTAGAAAAAATGAAATGAATGCACCAAAGATTGCATTTTCAGAATTAGATGATGAAACTAAAAAAGCTTTTATGAAGCGAACAAGATTCGATAGGAGATTATATAAAAAATATCGTAAATAAGAAATAATTTAATTTCAATAAACTATGGAAAATCCCGTAAATCATATTTATGTCAAAAGAGATGATGATGAATCTCTATGCTATAGAGATTCTGATGCCATAATGTTAGAATCATTAAATTTTAAAATGAAAGTAATAATAGCTCCTTCATGGGATAAGGATAGTTTAATTAACAATAAAGAATTGACTACTATAACTAGCAATAATATGTTGATTCTTAATTTGAACCACTGCAATGTATATGGTCATATCTATTCAGAAGTATTTTCAGAACTTTTCGCAGTTGATGAAACATATAAAGATTATGACTGCATAATAACAGTAATATCTCCTTTAATGATCAACATTATTAATGTGTTTAATTTAAAATTATCTGATAAGATTCGATTTATTCCTAATAATAAGACCTTTGTTATCGACTTCAAAACACTTAAAATAGTTAATCATTGTCCAAGAAGTTATGTTAATAAAATAGAAAATGTAGAAAAGTTAAAAAAGATTTTCCATAGCGCCAGACCAATTCAAAAACAAAAACAAAATATATTATTATATTGCTCTAGAAATACTCCCAGCGCAAAACATGGAAGAAGATTAACCCAAGAGAATGAAAATCAAATTATAGAAATACTTAAAGAATTTGCATTAATTCATAATCTTGAATTTTATTTATTAACTGGAATAGAAATAGATGATATGCCTACATCTATCTCTAAACAATATGAACTTTTTAGTCAGGCAGAATTAGTTGTTGGACCACATGGAGCTGTTTTTTCAAATTTAATTTTTTTAGATTTAGAAAAAAATCCAAGAGTCATAGAGTTCTACCCAATGAGCGCAAAAAGTTTTGATAATTTATTTGATGGTGCTATTTCAAAATCTGTAGAATATCATTCTATACCATACCAATTTTCATTCGAGAAGAAAGGGATGTCTATTTTACAAATCATACAGAAAATAAATTATGAAGAATCTACTATAGATTTATCAAAACTTAAAGAGCTATTGCCAATATAAATATGAACACAAGATCTTTTTCTCAAAATGGACAAGATATACAAATCTTAAAATTATTAAATTATAAAAGAAATGGATATTTTTTAGACATAGGCTGCGCTCACTTTAGGCAAATCTCTAATACTTTCGCTCTAGAAAGAAGTTTTGATTGGAATGGTTTGTGTGTAGATCCTCGAAAGGGGTTGCAGAATGGATTTAAAGAAAAAAGAAAATGTTTTTTTAAAGAAGCAGCAGTATATTCATATACTGGTAAAATTTCTTTTCGGGATATCGGGGTTTTATCTGGAGTTGCTGACGAAACAATTACAGATGAATGTCCAGCCCAACGATTATCTAGCCAGAAATTTTATGAAGTTGATTGCATAACTTTTGAGGATTTATTTCGTGAATACAATGTCCCACCTATTATTGATTATATGTCATTAGATGTAGAGGGTGCTGAATTTCTAATATTAGAAACATTTCCATTTTCAAAATATACATTGATGACTGCGACAATTGAACATAATTCTCATTTAGGACCAAGACAAAAAGAAAAGGGTCAGAAGATATTAAAATTAATGGAAGATAATGGTTTTGAATTAATCTCAAACACAAAACAAGATTTTATAATGGCTAATAAAAAACTAGTGTTAGGTTAAAATTAATACATATTCATAGATGCAAATTATAATAAAACTTTTAGAATTTTTTAGATGATAACAATTAATAAAAGAGGACGTTTAGGTAATGGCATATTTCAAAATTGTGTTGCAAGCATCCTTTCAAAAAAGTTCGATATGAAGGCTGAATATCTTCATGAAAAAGAATTATCTTTATTGAATCCTAAATTTCATACAGGAAAAAGAATATATGAAGAACAGGTTGAGGTTACAAATGCAAATTTGTTTGAAATATTAGAAAAAAAAGAAATCCATCACGGATTACTATTGACTGGTCTATTTCAGCTTAAACCCTTTATATTAAATTATAAAAAAGAAATTCTAGATTGTTTCGATTTACAAAATAATGGAGAACATTCAGAAGATCTATTCGTTCATGTTAGATTAGGTGACACTATAAATAAAAATCCCGGATTAGATTATTATATTAAAGCAATAGAGCAGATTAATTATCAACGAGGCTATATTAGTAGTGATTCATTTTCTCATGAAATAGTCGCAAGTTTAATCGATAGATTTAATTTAATTCCATATGACAAATCTAGAATAAATACTATAAATTTTGGAAAAAATTTTAAAAATATAGTATTGAGTAGTGGCACATTTAGTTGGTGGATTGGTTTTTTAAGCCAAGCACATAATGTTTTTTATCCAACGGGAGGTCCAATATGGTGTGGCGACATATTCGTTTTTGACGAATGGAGTCCGATTAATATAAAACTTAATTAACTATTTTGATTCAAATTCATACCCGAAGAATTCAATATCATCAATAAATGCCGATGCAACCAAATCTCTAGCTTCTTCATTATAAAACTCACTATAATGTTTTTGTGGTTTATATGAAATAGAATTATTTCGATGTGGCATTTCTTTATATTCAATACCTAATTTATTCATAACTATTTTGGTATCTTCAACTATATTTTCAAATCTAATACAATAATCTAGTGCATATTTATCTTGATGAAACATAAATCTTTTCGCACTAAAAGATTTTTTTTGTATAATTCCACACCGATATTTAACATAGTCCTCAAAATTCATTTTAAGTATTTGCTTTATGTAATCTGGAAGAGGTACGCCCGGATGTTTTTTTATCCACCATGATTCTTGTATATTAAAATCAAAATAATAATAACTCACCATTCTATCCCATGGATTTCTAGTGATAGAAAATTTAAAAAAATCTTCTGATGAATACCCAGATTCATTAATTACGGCAATCTGCTCAGAGAGGCTTTTATGTTTATATTGACGTTGATCATATCTTTTTTCTTTAGTGAAAAAACCCAATAAAGATTCTATACTAGTACCCCCAGATTTTGGTGGGTGAGTAAAAATAAATTTCTTATCGATATCAAACATATTTATATTTAATATAAAATAAAAACAATTAGATTCTAGTGCAAATTAATTTTTAGTAAAATTTTTCTTTACATCCAGACCAATAAAGATTATTCTAAGTTTCGAAAGAGCATTAAACATGAGATCAGACACAAAAACACTTATTGCGGCAATGGAGTATCTTTCACATGATATTGAATCTAGTGATGGCGTAGCTAACGCAGCAATCGCTGAAGCAGCGCAAAGATTGCAAGAACTTTATCTTGAAAACGATGTAACTCTCAAAAATTTACTCAAAAATCAACAAGATTTGATATGGTGGAAGGAAACAGCTAACACAAACATGAAAATTGTTCGTGATTTAGCTCAAGAAATTCACGAATTGCGAGAAATCATTCAAGAATTGGAAGACTATACCGATAAATTAGTAACTCATATCCCTTATCTGCCAAAAGATATGGAGGTTCTGCGACAAGCTAACTCTGATTTAGCAGAGCAAATTCAAGATCTCGAAGATGAGGTAAACGACTCAAAAGCTGAGTACATTCATTTACTTCAGTATGTTAAAATCTTGCAAGAAGATAACGAACGACTCACAAAACAAAATAATAGCCATTCTCATCTATGAATCAAGAAATCTCATCAGATAAATACTCTCATGTTTTCTTCGAAGAAAGAAGAGAGCTTTATAAAATCATTGAAACAGATTTGTTTTTTGTGGGGAGTAAAAATTCAGTTGAAGAACTGATTAATATTGACGTGAAGAGTTGGAAGCCTTATAATGTAGCCCATAACCAAGATGACGATGAATGGTTTATCACGAATGATACCAAAGAAATTTTATATTCAGTATATCTAGGGGTAAAAAATAAATAAACAAACAAAAATATGGAAAAATTCGCAATTAATTTAGAAAATTTGAAGAATAGCATTCTTTTTGACTGCATCCTCCAAAAAAGCAAAGTAGCTCGTAAATACAAGTACAAGGATTTTTATACTAATGATCAGGAAGAGCCTGAAAACTGGTATGAAGATTTCATCAAGGATATTCGAGCAGCAGTTAAATATACTTACAAAGGTGAAGATTTCTATGTTTCTCACCCAGAAACAGATGATTCGACAGAGGTTTTTAATCTTAATGTAATTTGTTATATCTTTTTCAGGGATCGTGTTTACTCTTTGGATAATTACTATACAGATTGCTCAATTTTTGAATCAATCATTAAAGAATATAATTAAATAATGAAAGAAGAATATTTTATGCAGTCGATAGATGCAGATCTTACTAATCTATATGAAAAGATTAATCAATTAGAGAAGATCATCGAAAACCAAGGGAAGAAAATTGCCAAACAACAAGAAATTGTTGATCAATTACTTGAAAAAATTTAAAATTTATACATAATAAAGTATGTTCGAATTTCTTACAGATCCAAAAAATTTGATGATTGTTCTTATTACCATGACAAGTATTGCTTTTGTTTTAATTTCTTATTTTAGGATTGAAAAATAAATGGAGGAATATTTGCCCCAGTTAATGGGAGGAGGAGGCTGGATATTGCATCTTCTTTTTTATCGCATACCAAAGAATGCGAGTACATCTATTTCAGAACATTTAGGGACTCTTAATTTAATTAAAAAACATGAAAATAGATTTCAAAATCAAGCTGATAAAAAATTATATAGAGGGTGGTTTGATCCAACTCACGCAAAACCTAATGAAGTTTACAGCGTCTTCAAGAGGGAGATGGCTAACTACTTTTCTTTCTGCATTGTAAGAAACCCTTGGGATCGAGCTGTTTCGATATATCATTTCTCATTAAAGAATGATCTAGGAAAGTTATATGGTTTAAAAACAGAAATGACTTTTCAATCATTTTGTGAATTACTATTAGAGTATAAAGAAGACCCTTATTTTATTGCTTGCCATAATCAGACTGAATGGATGGAGGGTTTTTTCCCACCAAAAGTTCATCTTAGATTTGAAAATCTCAAAGAAGAATTCGGGCAGATGTTAAAAAATTATAATATTTCTCATATTAGCCCTGATTTTCCTCATAAAAACGCTACAAATCATAAAATTTATACAGAATACTATGATGATAAGAGCAAAAAGATTATCGCAAATGTTTTTGAGAAAGATATTGACACACTCAAATATTGCTTCTAAGATTTGGGCATGAAGATTATATTGCAGCCAGACGAAGTTACAGTATGCCAAATGATTGGGCGTATGAGGTCATTAATTGCTAGAAGTTCTGGTGTTAAAGATGCTAAGATGGGCGATCAAGATGGCGCAGAAGCAGATGTCATTGGTATGATGGCTGAATACGCATTCGCTAAACAATTTAATGTTTTCCCAGATCTTGGTCTATCTCCTCGTAGTGGATCAGCAGATGGAGTAGTCAAAGGTAAGAGATATGATATTAAAGCGACTACTTACAAGACAGGAAGATTGCTTTGTACTGTGAAAGATAATCCAGATGTAGACGTTTATATCTTAGCAATAGTTTCGGGCAATGAGATTGATATTGCAGGATGGGAGTATAAAGAGAATCTTAGGAAAGAAGAAAACCTAATTGATCTTGGACACGGAAAAGGTTTCGCTCTTACTCAAGATAAACTACAAAAGTTTTAATTATGAATAATATGAATTTAGATGAAGTTCTTGCGGACATAGAAAAACAACAATTAATAGAGGAATATCTAACAGATGATGGAGTTCTACTCCAGTTTTATCGGTCGCCTAATGATTTCTATATCTACGCAGATGGTCATGAGTTAATGAGTAAAATATCTGGTTTTTCAGCGGAATTAATGGTGGATTTTGGATGTAATTTACTAAAAGAAAATAAACTATTACTTATAGGTGGATTAGGCATGGGTTTCACTTTAAAAAGAGCTATAGAGCTATGTCCATTATCTACAAAAATAGTAGTAGCTGAAAAGTATTCTAAAATTGTAGAATGGAATAAGAAATACTTGATGGAATTGAATGGGAAATACTTGGATGATCCAAGAGTTGAAATTTATATTGGGGATGTATCCGATTTAATTACAGGAGAAGAAACTTTCGATAGTATTTTAATGGATGTAGATAATGGTCCAGATCAAGAAGTATTACAACAACATAATTCAAATTTTTATGAACTAGAGCAGGTCAACAAATTCTTTAATTCTTTAAATAATGGTGGAACATTAGTTTATTGGGCATCTGGCGATCCAGATGAATTCATTTCACTTATAAAAGATAATTTTAAAAATACAGAAATAATCACAAAACCTGTATTCATTTGTGAGGACTTTTATCATGTATTAATAAAAATTTATAAATGATTATAAAGAAGAGTTATTCGATAAGGAATATTATTTCGGGCCAATGATATTTTGATTTTTAAGAACCCAAGGTATAACTAAGTTCTCAATACATCTCACATAAGCCTCTTCATCATTTGTTTCCATAAAAGCCACACCAGACATTCTGAGGATCATATGAGTCACTTCGTGTACCAAGGTCATAAAATGTAACTTAGCGTCTTTAAGGCACTCTGTAGAGAGAGTAATGACCATTCTATCCGAATCACATTCTCCCCAATTTTCTTTGTTGTCAGAATATATTATTTTTACTTTGTGATCTAATACATTTACGAAAGATAACTTCTTCATATATATCATTACAGTAATTTCAAACATGCGTTACAAATTAATGATTGAAATAAACACTCGCTTGAAATTATAAATTAATGTTTTGAAACTATTTCATCTGTGAATTGACCTCATACGCAGAGTTTATTTGCAAATATCTGTACTAGGGTGTATTTTTGTGTGTTTTTTGATCAAATTTTACCCTATTTTAGACAGCGTTTTACGCCTCTTCTGGTAACGAAATATTCTTCGTCACCACCCACCAATCCCTTATACAATAAGGAAACAACATACCCCCTCCTATATAGTAAACATAAGAGATAACATAGGGGAAACAAAAGAAACAACTGAGGATGATTAGAGATGATGAGAAAATGGATGATGGATTCGCCTAATTAAATTTCTATTTCATTTGTCAAGCTTTATTTTGCGGCGATTTTTATTGACTTTCCTTATTCTATAAGGTATTATTGCTACTACTATGAAACAAATTATTTATATAATTGCCATAACTCTACTCGTAATCGCCGCGCCAATCGCGGCGTTAGCCCTCTCGACGTATACGTTTTTCATTACTCTAATTGCATTCGTACAGGGATCGCATGAGGGAATAATGAGCAATTTATATGGTGAAAACAAAAAAGAAATAGAAGAAGAGCCTAAAGACATCTGGGAAAAGCACATCAAAAAGATGGCGGACAAAGCAAAGTTGAATTAAAGGCACGAAAAAAGAGAAGGAATAGATCGCTTCTTTTAAAATCTGTTTTTTGTTTTTTCTTTTTTCTTGTTTCAGCCTTACAGATCTCTCCAGTATCAGCGATGTTGTGCGGGTTTTCCCTTAACAAGTAGAATGATTAAACATTAAACAGTAATGATGTAGTAGTAATTGATTATAGTGAATACAAATCACTTAGACATCATCTATTACACAGGAGATTTCATCTGTGAATTAGTTTTTGCCAAATAATGATTTTGCCTGTGAATGTTTTCGCGCCAAATAATGAATTCTCAAAAGATTTCGTGTAATCTCAGGAATTTTAATTAATTAATTTTTAATTTGGAGAATTATTTTTTTCAGAAAGTTTGAAAAAAGTTATTGACGGGTCGGTTCTGTGTGGTTACTCTTTGCGCCTATGGAACACGAACCTAAACGCAGAGGGCCAAAAGCTGGCTCCACCTCATTCAGTAAAGTACGTCTGTCAGACCTCAATGAATACTTTGGTCCACAGGCGTGTGTAATTATCTCCCGTAAATTTCTTGAAAATTGTGGGTTGACAATTAAATCTGATGTGGATAATGTCGTGCATGAGCGAGCGGAGCAGGTAATTAAGACTGCTGAATCACAGCAAGAAAAGATTGCTTACTCCATCACCTCATTTAACCAATAACCAATTAAACAAATGTTTGAATCACTCATCGGTCAAGATCATATCAAGAAGCAACTGGGCTTTTATCATAAAGCTTATTCAGTTAGTGGGCTTACTCCATTCCTTATGCTCAATGGGGCGAAGGGTTTGGGTAAGACAGAGTTCGCAAAAGAGTTCGCTAAGAATCTGGGCAAACCATTGCTGGAAATCAATTGTTCTACAATTAAAAACAGCGCCCAATTCTTTGAGCAGATCTTCATGCCAGTCATCATGGATAATGATATTACTATTTTGTTTGATGAAGCACATGCTTTGCCAAAGGATCTTGTGATGGCATTCCTTACTGTGTTTAATGTAGAGGGAGCAACAAAGAAACATTTTGAATGGCGCGAAAATAGTTTTGAATTTAATTTCCAGCGTCAGACTTATATCTTCGCTACTACTGAGCAGGATAAATTGTTTGCCCCATTCAAAGATCGTCTAACCATTATTGATTTTAAACCATATAAGAATCAAGAGCTAGGCGAAATTCTTCAGAAGCGTTTGCACTGGACAACATTCGAAGACGGATTGATTGATGACATTGCGCTAACACTTCGCGGTAATGCCCGTAGTGCTGTTAAGAGATCAAAAGAAATTGAAATGTATTGCGAATCAAATAACATCAGTCAATTTGGCCGCAATCATTGGATTGATCTTTGCAGCTTGGTCAATATTAAACCATATGGTTTGACTAATAGCGAAGTAGAAGTTCTTTCTATTCTTAAAGATCGCGGCGAATGTACTTTGAATATGCTAGCAGCAGCCACAGGTTTATCACCTACCAGCATTCAGAAAGATGTTGAAATGCATTTGCTCCGTATGGGATTCATCAAGATCGAACGTACTCGGCACATCACTCCACTCGGCATTCAAGCACTTAACACAATCCTTTCCAACTAATACTATGAATTATATTGTTTCAAATAATGGCGCGGGTATTGCCGTGGGGCTAGTAGGTAACAAAGAAGAAGCAGAATGTCTTGCTATTCTATCTGAGAACCTGTATAACACTAATCACTCAGACGATTACTTCACTCATCTAATCTATATGCCCAACATCAAGAAGCTCAAACAACTTCTTACTATGAGAGCATACTACAATGAGTGGGATAAATACTGGGCATCAGTTAATCACTATAAAACAAATGAAGCAGAAGAAAAAGTCACAATGATTAAAGCATCTGTTTTAAAACTCACTAAGGCTGCGATTCGTACCGCAAATGAAATAATGTCAAATAATGTCAACATGGAGAACTTCATGCAAAACATTTCTAATCACTCTCAAACCTATTCACTAGGAAGTATCTATACCGAAAAACAAGATGAAGATAACTAAAGCAGCAGCAGTGCGACATGCCAAGGAAAATGTCGAGATTGAAAATCGTGGTCACTACTTTAAGATTCGTCAATATGATGAACGTGTAGGAGCATGGCGCGAAGGTAAGACATCCAATTACTGGGAAGCTAAATACTTTTATGCTCAGGCTATGCTTGATGCAGCTACCCAATATCTAGATGAACCAGCAATCAAATATAACGGAGGAAGCTGGGCGAAATATATGGCAAAAATTAAATTGACAAAAGCCTAAAGATCCGTTATTATATTTACAAGTGAGTGAGCCATCTACGATTTCTCATTCACCAAATAAAGGTTCAGTAGCTCAATTGGATAGAGCAACACACTTCTAATGTGTAGGTTACAGATTCGAGTTCTGTCTGAATCACCAAACATTTTCTAAACTTTCTCAACATGCAGGGGTGCTTCGTTGGGTTTAATGTGAGAATGGTAGGGAGGAGGTTTCATTAGTTTTCCTCAGTTCATAAACTCCCTACCATTTTTCCCTGTGAATAAAACGAACCTAAATAAACAAATTTTCACTAACGTAAAGCGGCAATGGTGATGCTGCAAGGGTAGCGTCGGCGGATGAGTTCGTCAACGCTACCCTACTCTTTTCTACCTGTGAATACCCATGATCTAAATAAACAATACTATACATAACACACTAAGCATCAACAACTTATGAATTGACATAAGTCACTGATAATCAAAGAGTTATGACGAAGAGGGGGCCGCGCCTCCATAACTCGCTGATAACCAACGAGTTAGGAGAGTCAAGCTTTTATGCGTGGCAATCGCCACAATCAATCAAGCCGCGAGCAGTTCGCCCATAGAACCCTTGAAGTTCCCAGACAGAGCCGTCGTCGATCATAGCTTGAAAGCCAGCGATCAATTCTTCTTCTGTTGTGATTTCCCCACCTTCGTAGGCCATGATAAAGTCAATGTGGTTCATGCGTTTTGAAAAATGATTTTATTGTTTGGGAATGCGGTGATTTCAAGAGTAGATTGCCCACCATTATCTTCTGGCGTTAGAACTTCTTCGGTTCCTTCCAGAGTGTGAGACTCTGGATCGCAACCATTGTCACAAGCCCAGTTATAAAGGTCATTATAATCGGCGTTGGGAAAGTCTTTGAGATAGCTCAAAAGAGATTCTTGCATATCGTCTTCGATATTGAACTCTTCCCACATTGTCATTTTTTGTGCAATTTGTATCATAGTGTTTGTTTGTTGGAGATTTATCTTACCACCAAGAATCGTAGGCGACTTCCATCCCTACGTCAAGATGTTCTTTTGCTTGTGCGATGAAGTGAAGGTCATCCATCAGACGCGAATCGTCGAGGTTGCTATCAGAACCGAAAAAGAATCCTTTTGTCTCTGGCAAGCTGCTTGCCATAAGATCCTTCTTGAGTGAATCAAGATCGGCATGGGAAAGCTGGACTGGTTCGCAGTTGAACTCGCCAGTATTACCCTTGGACTTCCAGAGATTTTCCATCCACCCATGCAGAGCGTTATGTTTGCGCCAGTAGTGGAACTCCTCCATTTCTTGCGTTTTTGGATTGCGAACTTTTGCGTATTGATCGAGGCCCATAGTTTTAGTTGTTAGATTCTTGTTCCTTTGAATTCGGGGATCAGTGCGATCACCTTGCCGTTGAGAATAGTGACATATTTTGCCCAGTCAAGAGGTTTTTGTTCTGATACTACCATAAAGTTTGGTCCCTTGTAAGGGTTGTAAGAAACTTCGTCGCGGTAGACAAAAGACTTGGGGATGAATGGGAAACGCTCACCCACGATCTTTGCATGAACATTTTTGCGCTTCTCCTTGATTACTCTTTGCCGCCCTGCCTCGCTCACCTTGAACGTGGCATTACGGATAAAGATTTCGTTTGTGTGTTCAACGACCTTCCACTTGCCATTGATCTTCTCTTGAACGGAGAAAAGCTTTTTGCGGAAGTTGTAGTATACTTGGATTTGTTTCATGGTATTAGTGGAGTCTTGCAAGGAAGTGAGTCCAGCCCTGCGATTCACAACGATACTTGCGAGCGTCGGAAAAGCAAGTGCCAATAGTAACATAATCACCGACGGAAAGAGAGCGAAGATTTGAATCAAGAAATGCTTGACATTCTCTGCGCGATCCATTATTGCACCAAGCAAAGATGGTTTCAAGAATGCAATCGTCATCCATATCGTCTTCGACGATGACTTCTGAAAAGAGTTTCTTTCCTTCGTCGTAGATTGGAAAGGCAGCAAGCGTGTATTCAAAGAATAGTTTTTTCATGACGGGGAGAGATTAACCCAGTCAGCTCACAACGTCAACAAGTTTTTTATTATTTTTTTTCTTTTATAACTCACTGATACTAAAGGACTTACGGGCGCGTCCCGGCCCCGCCTCCCTAACTCGTTGATAATGAGTCACTTATGACTTTTTATTTTCAGAACTTTTTTCGCTTGTCAAGAATTATTTTAAGAAATTTTCACAAAAAAGCCACCTCTTGCGAGGTGGACAATTTTATCTCATGCAACTTCCGCAAGTTTATCCTCTACCATATCAATCAGAGGCTGCATCGAATGCAAGTCCATGAGTAGCGCAGGATATACTAAAGAATCAACTATGGGATAAATCGCAATGTTTGTTACGCTGCAACCATCATGCACGGCAGAAACAAAGAACTTGCCAGCATCAACATCTTCGATGAATTGAAAAAGGTTCATTCAAAATTTTCTGGGTTAAGTTCACGCTTGAAGATGTTTTTTCTGTCTCGATGGAAAGCGAGAATCAGAAAAGTAAAAAACAGAATCAGGTATTGCCAAGGCTTCATGATGCAAGTGTAGGTTCGAGGACAAAGCCTGTCGAGTCTTTTTTAGCAAGACCCTTTTCTTTCAGACCAATGATCTTGCCCGAACCGTCGAGGAAGCGCAAATCGGTTTCGTCTCCGTCGATTACCTCATGGCCAAAGTAAGAAGAGGGGAGAGAATTACGAAAGACCATTGCAACATTGCCGCCAGACTTGAGGAAAGCCAAAGCAACATCGCCATTCTCTTCACTGCGGGAAAAGGTCAAGTGATAGTTTGCTGGCATTTCACCCGCCAGAAATTTAGTCATGCGTTCTGGTGACTTGCAATAATCGTAAAATTGCACGTTTGGGAATGCTTCCATGACAGTGCATCCATCGAACTTTATTTTTTCCCAAGGCAGATCAGAAGTCAGATTGAGACGGAAACAAGGACGCATTCCAGTCTTTGCGGATTTCTTAATTCCTGCTGTGATTTCTTTGAAGAGCATCGACATGAAAAGCCGCTTGTCAGTAAAGAACAATTTTGTTTTTGCAATTCGTGCGCGTTGCACGGAAGACATTGCGCCACGCCCCGAAGTGTTGAGGCAAGCCCAACGGCAACCCGCACTTGACGAGTCGCAAACATTGAAACCAGACAGAGAGGCGGGAGCTAGGTGAATGCCGAACGTCGTCCAGCCTTTTTTTTCACCTTTACGAGTTTTGGAGTTTCCAGAGTTGAGCAAGTTCATGTGGCCCACAGGTTAGCAAAACGCGAGAGATGCACAAGACTTTTCTGCATTTATTTTTTATTTTATTTTACTTGACAGGAGATTTTTTATGTTTTTTGTTGACAGCGTAACTCGTTGATTATCAACGACTTAGGACAGCGCGGCCCCCGCGCCCCCGTAACTCCTTGATACTTAGTGAGTTATGACTGAAAGTTTTTTCTTGACAACGCGAAAAACCCCGCCCCTTTCGGGGCGAGGCTCGCGGCATACGGATCAGACCTCGACCAAAATTTGAGCTGGCTTTGCGATACGATCAAAGATGCTTTGCGTTACCATCGTGCGCTGTGGCAGTTTGGTAAAGCAAGAACCTTTGAGGTTTTCAGTCACGGCGTTGTAAAGACTCCACAAGGTTCCGCCCTTGAAATCCTCATGGCGAGGGTTGCGAAATTCCTGAATGGTGTTGTAAATTTCACGGATTGGCAAAGCCTTTGAATCGGCCAAGTCAACAACAATGTTTTCAGCGCGGCGGCTGGAAATTTCGGTGTTCTTGTAGCTTTCGATGCGTTGTTCCATGTCATTCCATGAAGTGACAACGCGGCTCATGGCATCGGCAATGATGCGCGGAAGATCGCGCATGATGTGCGTTGTATGAGTGCGGGACAGCTTCACGTCAGACGAGAAGCAAAGGTTTTCGCAAACCATCATGCGATTGCCAAGGCAGATCGAAGCAGCGAAACGCTTATTGTTTGAATTGCGAAGACCAAGAACGATTTCACGTTCCGCCGAATAGATGTCGGAACCTTTGAGGGCAAAGCCACCAAAGTAGTTCAAGCCGCCATTGGCAAGACCATGCTCTTCCTCGCGGATTTGCAAGCCAACACGGTCGAGAGCTTCGCGGGTCATATCGACAAGGACAGAGTGAGCGATTGGCTGATGCGAATCAGTTTTCGCTGGCGTGAAGACGCTGGCGAGTTGTTCGGCGGATACTTTGTTGCTTGAGATGATAAGTGACATATTTTTTATTGGTTTAGTTGTTTACTGGAGACGGGGAAAGATTAACCCGTTATGAGTGGGACTGCAACATCTTTTTTGATCTTTTCTGAAAATTCTTTTTTCTTTTTCGCTTGACACCCGCCAACTACTACTGTCTTAGTACTTGCGTAACTCACTCATTATCAACGAGTTACAACGGCGCTGCCGCCCCGCCGCCATAAGTCGCTGAGTTTCAACGACTTACAGGGGAAGAGAATCAAACAGATTTATGTTTGTCAAGCATTTCGTTCAGCCTATCGTTTAAAAGATTAAACAATAGTTTTGCATCTGCTCTTGCATCCAGCGCATCACGCGCAAGACATTCTTGGATTGCATTCCTCAACCAATAGCTTGTATAAGGGCTATTGATTACATATTGCATTTCTTCAGTCATAATTGATATAGGGGTTGGTAAGAGGTTAATTCACTATCAAACACATAAGCAGAATCTGTATGATTGCAGTGCATATTGACTACAAGATTGTCGATTGCTTCCTCAAGGGTATAGCCGTCATTGATTTCCATGTCAATGATAACTGTTGCCTTTACTTTAATTCGTTTTGGATCGTATGATTTCATGTGTGTCTGGATTGATTATTTTGATTAAGTAGTCGATAACCCAATCTGGCGAATCGTCCCCAAGGGGATGACTCCCCATGCGTCCGCCCATGCGAAATTCTACAAAGCCGTTTGTAACTGTAAATACTAAATGTTTCATGCTTTTAATCTTCTAAGGGGTTCTCGTCTTTCGTTTCGGTGATGATCCAACCATATGTGCTAGCTTCTTTTTGTAAAGTAGGAAAGCAAAGCTGATAGATTTCGTCATCAGCAAATTTTGCAATCAAGGTCGAATATGTTTTGTTTTGTAGGTATACAGAGATCATTTGTTTTTGATAAGATTATTTGGTTAATGGCTTTTTGTAATGTTTCTTCGATGTCTTCGCCATAGTTGACGAGCAAGTCTATCGCTTCTTCGTTTGAGCTGTCAAGCAAAGTATTGAGAAATGTTTTTACTTCGTTGAGTTTTTCTAAAGTGTTTTTCATCTTATTTGAAAAGGATAAAGTCTTCTGCAAGATTAGCAATCATTGTTTCAACATAAAGCCCAGCGTCTTCCGTTGTTTCTAGATTCTCCCAAACTCTGTCTAGAGCCTCCCAAACTTTAACTTCTTTACGGTCTTTCAATGCTTGGCTTTCTGGTTCATCTTCGTCTGCCATGATAGCAAGGGAAAGACGCTCTGCACTCCAATCTTGCGGCCAACTGGAAAGATAATGGCTTGCTGCTTTAAGGTATGCGCGAGCATGGAGCGGAATACGAAGATCGACTCCGTTAGTTAGATAGTGTTCGTAGGGTTCGTTCATTGCGACCAAAGAATAACAGAATGCCCCATACCTGCAAGAACTATTTGATAAAAAATAAAATTCTTTTTTGCTTGACAAGCTTTTGGGGCTAAGAAATTAATTGTTTATAACTCGCTAAGAATCAACGACTTATGGCGGCTCTGCCCCCGCGCCCCCGCAACTCGTTGATAATCAACGACTTATACAGGGATAAACCTTCTAGGTCTTACGCCAACAACCTTGCACCATTTTTTCCAGTTTGCGCCGTGAAAGTCATTGCGACCATTACGCAAAAATGTTCCACGTTCTTTATGGTCTAACACATGAGCGATTTCATGTTTTATGATTTCGATCAGCAATTCTTTATTTTTTAAACATCTAAAGCTAAGATGTATTTCTTTATTAGAGGGCCATGCTTCCCCAAGAGTGTGTGACCATTCGCGCCACACAATGGAATGATCTTTTAAGCCATAGCTTTTGAGTTCCATACGACAATAGAGTGTCGCCTCTTGAGGATTTACTGACATGGGCGAAGATTAAACGCTAGTCAACTTGTTTGCAAGTTTTTTTTGATAACTCAATCGCTTACGATTATTTTCCTTTTGTCGAGCCATTTCAAGACCCTGCTTAACTCCGAGGAGAATGCCTGCCTTGTGCGCTTTGTCTTCACGCTCAGTCCAGCTAGCAGACCATCCAAGTTTCAACCAACGCTTCAGTGTATTATCTTTTTTCATATTATTTTTTTATTTAGTCTTCAATTAGTGCCACGCAGAAAGTGTATTGATTGTCGTCATCATATTCAACGAAAATCTCTCCAGTTTCTTCGAGATCAAAGAGTTCATTTTCAAGCAGATCCCGATCAAGAGTATTGACAGCGATTGAATGAGCCTTTGTGAGTGCCTTTTCAAAAGTGTCACACATGAAAATGCAGCCAAGAGATTGATTATGGATAAGAGTTGCGAGGTACATAACATTATCGGAGTTGATAGATTTGATTCTTTGCTTGATTGAACACAGCATCTTCCATCTGTTTTGTCAACCAACTTTTTTGAACAAAGATGTTCTTGCCATAGATTGATGGTGGTGGAGGATTGATCCTGTTGTAGATTTTCTTTAGTAGTTTCATATTAGTATTTTTCTTCCATTTCTTGTTCGATAAAAGTCCAATCGGCTTCTTGACCGTCGGGATGAGTGATGGCGAAATCCATTTCAAAGAATTTCTCTTCAGCGTCGATTAGATTCTCTGCTTGGATTTCGATGTTGATTGTAACGGAGCTAATGAATGTTTTCATGGCAGGGATAGGTTAGTCTTTCAATGGTTGTTCGTCAAGAGAAATCAAATCTAATTGTGTGCCAATTTGAGCAGACAACGACCGATATTTTTCTGTGAGTAGTGCATAGTATTCACGATCCATTCCTTTTTGTTTCAACTGATAAACCAGTTCGTTAAAGCAGGAGTCGAATGAGGATTCTAATTCTAGGAGTTCTTTAAATGTCATGGCAAGGAGAGAATGACAGAAACTCTTTTAGGCTGCAATCTTTTATTGCTTAAATATGAAAATAAATTCCTAACAGGCTGTGATTTTTTTCTTGACAAATAGGCTGCAAATTTTTATAGCCCAAATAGGCTGCAAATTATTATGCCACAAATAGGAGATAACACATTAAGCATCAATGAGTTAGGAAAACAAAATCTCTGTAAGTCACTCATTATCAACGACTTATGGGGGCTGCGCCGCCCCGCCGCCGTAACTCGCTGATATTCAACGAGTTAGGCGTGTCAAGACTTTTTTTCAAAAATCTCCGCAGCATCCCTCCATGCCGTACTCATTGGCATCCTCCCATTGGGAGTCAAGGTAGCGATCCTCTGGTTCATTCTCGCACTCGTGCATGGAGGCATAGTAGTCGGCATCCTCACGGGCGCGAAGCTCATCCGACTCCTCGTCGGCATTCCAAGGGCCATCGCCCCCATACTGGGATTCGGGGTAGAGTTCGGCATCGGTGTAACGAGCATCGGAATGCACAGGCTCAGGATCAGGCGCGGACGCTTCGGCCTCGTCAGCCATCGCCTCCATGACGGAGCAATATTCTTCGTAGTCGGCGGAATCGGATGGGAATGGGAGCAAGCTCATGCCCAGAGAATAAAGAAGATCTGACCCCATGACAAGAACTTTTTGATGTTTTTTTTAATTATTTTTTTATTATTTTGCTTGACATGTCGTAACTCGTTGATTATTAACGACTTACGGCGACGCTGCGGCCCCGCCTCTGTAACTCGTTGATACTTAGCGACTTATGACTTTTTTATTTCAGACGCGCTGGCAGGTTGTCAAGACTTTTTTTAATTATTTTTTCATAAACAGGAAAGCTGGTTTCCGCCACTACGCAGAAACCAGCCCCCCTAACACACTATACCAGAAATTATTTTTTCAACTCAGCGCGAATCGCTGCGGCCCATGTCACGCCAAGCATTGACCAGAACACAAGAAAGTTTAGCTCGCCCTTCATGTTCAGATATTCACGGGCAACCATGAAGATGAGAATGTGAGAAGCGGAGAACAGAGCAGTAAGGATAATGTTTTTCATGTCGGGAGAGTTTAGAATTTTTTATAGGTTTGAGTCAAGCCTTTTTTCGTCTTGCTTAGGACTTTTTTTCTTCAGACGATCAAGTCGATTCCTGCAAGGTGCAAGTTGCGATACTTGGGCGTTCCTGCGTCGTCGATGTCCTTTGCAAGGACGGTTACATAACGCTTGCCAGTCTTGGCGGCGAAGTCAACATTTTCCACGCTTTCAATTTTGAAAACGCGAACACCCGAAGGAGTTGTCTTGGATTTGTTCGAGAGATAGCGAACGGTCTTTCCGACAAGATCGGATGCAATTTTAGCGGATGGGGTATTATAGGTCAGTGTCATGTTATTTATTGGTTGCGAGGTGAGAATAAAGGATTTTTTTGCAGGTGTCAAACTTTTTCTGCTGTTACGATCTCAAAATCTGCTTTTTCAATCATGGATGGATATTTCATCTGGACAGCTTTTGATCCATTTTCGATTGCCCAGCGAATGCCAGAGGCATCAATCAGGAATGTGTCATAGCATTTAGCCTTCGGGAAGTGAACAGTGATTTGGAATGTAGCGGTTTTCATGTCGGGGAAAGAGTAACGAATTTTTCGGAGTTGGTCAACTTATTTTTTCATCTCGCTCAAAATTCTTTGAGGAATGAACCAGAGAGCAGGTGCAACCATCATTGCAAAGAAACCATTTTGAAGCCAAGCGGGGCATTCGATGAGAAAGAGGAATCCACCGCAGAGGATAGAGCAGAGAAGCAGGAAGAGACTTTCGAGGATTGCGTTTTTCATGTCGGGGAAAGTTTAGAATTTTAAACGTCTATTGTCAACATTTTTTTTGCTTGGAATGCCGCTTCCATTTTCTCGACAAGCTCCGCGCCGTATACAAGCCCCCAGCGTTGAGGGGAAATCTCAGGGTTGAGAATCCGATTGAATTCGTAGTTTGAGAATGCGAGATAGTCGAGGCACTCTTTCGAGTTGCGGGTGATTTGGTCTTCCAAGGTCATGGCGAAATTTTAGTTTGTTTTTTTACCTATGGCAAGATCTTTTTTAGATTTTATCTTAGAAAGTCATTTCGTCGATGATTTCCATTGCATCTTCCATGCAGGAAGCGGAACCGCTCCAATCTCCATTCCCCTCTTCCATGTCTGGATGATAGAAAGTGATGAAGCCTTGATCGTAGTCGAATTTGAATCCTTTATAGTTTTCCATGTGCAAAGAGTAGTTAATTTTGAGAGGTAGTGCAAGAAGTTTTTTCAGAAAAGCAGTGGCACGATTTGGGGGATCTTACCCCGACTTTATCCTCAGCAACCTAGCCAGCTCCGAGAGTCCTTTTCTGAAAGGGCGTTCACTCCCTCGCATGCCCAAAGTATAGCGAAAGAATCGACCCCGCGCAAGATCTTTTTTGTGTTTTTTTTATTTATTTTTTTCACTTTTTCGCTTGACAGATCCTAACTACGGCGCACCTAGTACTTGCATAAGTCATTGATTATCAACGACTTACAGCGGCGCTGCCGCCCCGCCGCCATAACTCATTGAGTATTAGCGACTTATGACTTTTTATTTTCAGGCATTTTTGCCCCAGTCAAGATTTATTTTCAGATTTTTGCATAAAAAAACCTCCCCTTTCGGGAAGATTTTCCTTGACATTAGCAATTTTTCAAGCGAACAAAAACGTCCTTGTTATCCTCCATGATCTGGCTCAGTGTTTCGAAGCAGAAGTCGAACCAGACTTTTTCGGTGATTTGGCCGTTTTGGAACTTGGCGAACATTTCGTTGTATTGGGTGGTCATGGCGTTATTTTAGTTCAGTTTCGAGCTTATAGCAAGATCTTTTTTGATCTTTTTTTACATGTCTTGAATGTTGCATTCGACTTCCAAGAGGTATTCAATTTGACTACGGACTTTTTCGCCGTGTTCTTTTTCAACATCAATCAAAAGACTTTCGAGAAGATGATTGCCTTTGTTTTCCACGATGTCGTAGAGGTTCCAAGCGAGGTCGAGCAATTCAGTAGTGGTAAGTAGTGTTTCAGTCATGAGCAGATTCTAGGTTAATTTTTAGCAGGTAGCAAGATCTTTTTTCGTTTATTTATCGAGAATTTCCCAAGTGGTGGTTTTGTATTCGCGCACCGTGATATATTCGCGGGTAACGATCTTTTCCCAAGGGATTGTTTTAGTCGTGAGGCAACCGTAAGTATCAGCTTGGACAAGTCCATCTTTGCGATACTCACCATTGATTCTGTCGCCAATTTCGTAGGTTGTTATTTGATTGTAGCCATAGTCGCAAACGATTTGTTCTTTTGCGTAGTAGCAAGTAACAACTTTTCCTTCTGTTGTTTTTGTTGTTGTCTCAAGAGGGACAGCGGTATAAGCGGCTTTCAGGTTTGGGGCGGTAGTGGTAAGGAGTGTTTCCATGCCCAGAGAGTAACTGAAAAGCCCGATTGTCGCAAGATCTTTTTTGATCTTTTTCATCTTTTTTTTCTCATTTTTTCTGCACTTTTTTCTTGACAAAGCTTTCGGGGCATGATCTTTCTCCCTTCATAACTGCTTGATTATCAACGACTTATGGAGGCGGGGCGGCTCTGCCGCCGTAACTCGTTGATATTCAGCGACTTACAGAGGCGGTTACATGAGGCGCACAGATACCCCGCCCCCACATGGGGGAGGAGTTATACTATACATTTGATTTATACTAATCCTTGTATGGCATCAAACCCATAACTTGTATGCTTTGGAAGATAGCTGTTAGAACGGTGTCATCTGATAGCTTGCCTAGTATCTCATCTAGTGAGATACCCATCTCTTCTATTGCATAGGCGACGGCTTCATTGCGACATCCGCTATACATAGGAAAGCCCATGTGTGATAGAGTTTCGAGGTTGTCTTGCGTTAGGTGCATAAGTGTTGGGTGTTAGACTGGGAAGCCTTCTTCTTCTAGTAGTTGGGAAGCTATGTCTTGCGCGGTGTCTTGCAGGTCGCACATAGGGATAGATCTATCTGCCATCATCTCCTCTAGTTCATCTAGTCCAGCGCATAGATCAAAGGTATCGGCTAGGTCGCTAAGGCATACGGCGTTATCACTCAAGAGCTTGACGGCTCGATTCACTAGGCGCGTGGCTTTCTCTCTATTGGTCAATGGTTGTTTCATGTGTGTAGTGTGTAGAGGTTAGGCGAGGGTAGCGAGGGCAGCAAGGGCAGCGTCACCGCGCAAGACAGTAGCGTTACCCCAGAAGCCACGAGTGCGGCAAGCGTCCTCGGCAGCAAGGCGAGCGTCTTCTTGTTCTTGCGTGATGACTTGGGCGAGCTTAGGAGAGCAAAGGCAAGGGCTAGTGCGTGTGCCGATATTCTTTTCAAACCGTGCGAGCTTGCCTTGCATACCGATAAAGATGCCTTGCGTCGTGAGAGTGCCGATTGGGAAGGGAAGAGCTGAAGTGGTCATGTGCGTAGTGTAGTGAATTGGGAGAGCTTAGGCAAGAACTTTTTTCATGTTCTCAAGGTTTTTTTTGTCATCTTTCAGACCTTCGATGAACGCTTGCGCGTTCTCGCCCGTGCGTTGCGCGAGAGCTTCAAAGCGAGCGGTAACGGCAGCGAGGTCAGCGAGGAGTTGGGCAGTAGTGTCTTGCATGGGGATAATGTAGTAAATGCGGGGTAGAACCGCAAGGTTTATTTTCGTTTATTTCAGATAAGGCAGAGGTCGAACATTGAGACTTCCATCTCTTCCCCTTCGTTGAAAGAAACCCAAGCATTCATTCCGAATTGCTCAAGGATGAGGACGGTTTCGCCGTTGTAGATTGCGAACTGATATTGTGTAGCGGTGTTGCTCATGCCCAAAGCATAAAGAAAAACGTGCGGCCATACAAGAACTTTCTGCATAAAAAATGATTTATTTTTGTGCTTGACAGGATACTCCCCCTCCCCCTTTATGGCTAGCCCCATGACCTACCCTGACCCACCCCATTACTCAAAACTTTTTGACTGTTAGATCTTCAGAAGCGGAGGGGGGACAGTTTTCTCACTTTCTCATTCATTCATTTACAAAAGCTCTAAACGTAGAGTGAAAAAAAATACGGGACCGTATTTTGAAAAAAGTAAAAAAAATCAAAAAAACTCTTCCGTTGAATTTCAAAAAAATAAAAATAATAGTGTATAAATATATGTATGATGACACCACTTTCATGGAGGCAAAGCGCTGGGTCCGAAAGCATAAGGAGATTTAATTTAGCTCCTACATTAGTTAAATTGCTTTTTAGTAGAGATAATGGAGCAACTTATATAGATATAACTAATAATTATATAAATGGTTATAGGTATGCAGATTGTTATGTTGGGCAAAATATAAGATTATCAGCAGAGTTTAAATATGATGGTGTAGCTGAATATGATGCAAAGCACCCTATGTATGTAAGACTCTTAGAGGATTATTGCAATCCATTGGTTAGTTCTTTCGCATGGACTTTTCATGGGACTTATGCAGATACAACGCCTTATAATATAACATCAGAAACAGTATTGGGGGCATCAACAATTAAATGGTTAGATTCACAACAACCTAGTTGGAGTAATGTAGCTATAACGAATCCTCAAATTAGCAGTGCAAGCGTAAGAATTAAAAATACTGCAATTAGAAGTGAATCTTATACCGCAGGTAGGCAGTGGAAGACTAGAAAGGTTGCTTCTACCGCATACTTACAAATTCCAGCTTTTGCTATTAGGATTTATTCCATAACGGTAGCTTCAAGGTCGGCAGAGTCACAAGAAGTTGCGTGTGGATCTTCTGTTAGTTTGAGTTGTGTTGGAAGTTCTTTTGAAACATTAAAATATGCTTGGTACAAAAGAGACTCACAAGCAACAATTCTTTCCACATCTTCTGCATATACATTTAATGCAGCGGCGACAGTAACCACTCAAGATTATATTTGTAAGGTTTACTCTGATAGTTGGAGTGCTGTGGCTGTTTACCAAATATTTGCTGTTAAGACTTATGATCCATTAACCATTACCCAAAACATATCTAGCCTTACGATTAATAGTGGAGCAAGCACGACTTTAACTGTTAAAACTTCTTCAACTGGTGGGGCTTCTTTTCTTTGGTATAAAGTAGTTGGTACAACTGAGACTTTGGTTCGAGAATCCTCATCAAAAACTGCTAATGAAGATTCATATACTACTCCAGCATTAACTGCCCAAACTAGTTATACAGTTAAAATAATTTCAACCTATGATCCTACTAATATCAAATATTCATCATGTGTTATTTCTGTAAATGCGCCAGTTTCTGCTGTTACTGCACCAGCAGCAGTTAGTATTGATTATAATACTAATACAACATTAAGTGTTGTAGCCGCAGGATTTAATGTTAAATATCAATGGTATAAAGACGATGGCGTTTTGATTACTGGAGCTACTAGTACATCTTATACAACGAGTCTTCTGACTACTAGCACTAATTATGCAGTGCGTATTTATAATAGTTTTTCAGATCTATGGTTGGGTGCATATGTCACAGTAAGACCGCCGCCAATACCACCAGTTGATAATAGTATTGCTGTATCAATAACTTCACAACCAGCATCATCAACTACTGTCATCACTGGGAAATCTGCAACTTTAAGTGTTACAGCTTCAGGCACTACCCCTATAGCATATCAATGGTACGAGGGAACAAGCGCTATAGCTGGTGCGACAACAGCATCACTTACTTTGAGTAATATTACATATGACAGATTAAATATATATGTTAAGTGCAGTAATTATGCACAAAAAGCAGCAAGAAGCATTGATTCTATAAAATGCTCTATTCTCGTCAGATCAGCTCCGGTTCCTGCTTCTTTTACAACTCATCCCCAAGCTCAATCAGTAAAAATAAAAAGATCAAATGGCGTGGCTTCTGTTAATTTGAGTTTTGCAACAGCAGGATCATTCCCCCAAACATATCAGTGGTTTCAAAATAATGTAGCATATCCTAATGCAACTGGCAATGTAAATGATGTAAATAAACCATCTAACTTAACTTTCACAACACCAGTTATTGGTTCGGGGCAATATTTTGTAAAAGTAGCAAATGAAATGGGAACTGTTGAAAGTAATCGTGCTGTTGTTAATGTAGCAGCGTCTTTACTTCGTCCTGATATTAGAAGTACTACTCCAACCGATCAATCTTGTGTTTATAATGGAGGTGTCACTTTAACACCGATAATTGATGGAGGAGGAATGCCCCAAACATATCAGTGGTATAAAAATAGCAATTTTATTAATGGAGCTACTGGATTAGCTTTATCTTTAACTAATTTAACAGACTCTGAAGTAGGCGATAATTATTATTATGTCATTGCTCAAAATTCTGATGAAGAAGGAACATTAACGAGTCAATCTAGATCAGCGAAAGTAACTGTTGGTGGAAAATCTTTACAAACAATAACTATAATTGCCAATAAAACTATAGGAGCCAATAGCCCATTCACTTTAGAAGCAACAGCCAAAGGATCATCATCTCAATTCATATTCAAATGGTATAGAGGAAACTCTGGAGATACATCAAATCTTCTTGCGACGCAGACAATAAATGCGAGTAATACTACCGCCACATCAACTTTAAGTTTATCGGGCATTATAGCATCTACAAATTACTGGGTAAATATATCAACCGCTATTGATACAATAGGTTTAACTTCAAATACTATTATTATAAGTGTTATATCATATACACCTCCAACTTATTCTATACCAATAATGTTGACACAGCCACAAAATATCACAGTAAGCGATACTTTAGAATTTACGACAATTAGTGTTATATGTTCAGCAATAAGTCCAACTTATCAATGGTATCAAGGAGAATCGGGAGTTACTAATAATCCAGTGGGAACGAATTCTTCAAATCTTACAATACAAACTAAAGGGTGGGCAAATGGAGAAAATAGAAAATATTGGGTAAGAATTACTAATCCTGCTGGCCATACAAATTCTAATGCGGCAATAGTCACAGTTCAAAGAAAAGCTATTACAGACATTGAAGTTGAATATATATCCAACAATATTGGATATAGCGAAGCAGAATTTGCCAAATTTGATTCAGAATTAATTTATCCGACAATAGTATTTCCTCCTCAATCGATTGAATCTTCAATGGGGCAAACAATTAGTTTTTATGTGACAACTACCTCTGATCTAGTTAATTATCAATGGTATAAAAATAATATAAAACTATATGGGAAAAGATCTCCTTCTTTACTTATAGAAAATGTTAGCAGAGATGATTATGGTTATTATTCTGTAATAGTATCTAATACTCTTGGTTATACACAAAGTAAAGCCGCATTATTAACAATAGATTCTAATTTCTATTGGAAAGAGCCAAAAAGAATTCCTTATGGAAGTTATAATTATCAAGATTTGCCCATTTATATTGGTAAAGGTGAAACTGGAAAAAGTTATAGCACTATAATTGAAGATTTTGGCGGAAATATATCAAATCGCGGCACAAATATTGATAATGCAGTTTTAATAGAATCTAGACTGTCCAAACAAGATATAAATAATAAAAAAATAAGAATATCTTATCCAAGTGGCCCAAATACAAGTTCTTATTTAACCACAATAACTAATAATAGTTATAATCTCACTGTAAGCCCATCATCTTATGGAGTTTTTAGAATAAGTAATTATGTTGGATCTGCGAGATATATAAATAATATTTATTATGCTGAATCTGGAATATCAATAAGTGGCAAACAAAGATATTCCGATCTTAATGGAGATGTTTTTATTGCTTACAATAGCGGCTATAATGCTTGGACAATATATGATAATAATACGCCTCAATTTATAGCCACAGGAATTAAAAACCCAATTCATTCTGCACCAACTGGCTCTTTTAGACATATTACAGGTGGATCAACTTTTGCAACTACTGCATTAGGTACATCAGCTCAACAATTTATAGAAGCTATAAACACAGGAATTGCTTCGGGGATAATTAAAGCATCTCTAACGTCTAGAATACCAATAGATAATAATGAAAATTCTTTGAATTATTTTACTCCAGATCTTTCATATTTAGAAGGCACTGGAATAGTTAAAGTTGGTTATCTATATTCATATTATCTTGATCCACCAAATGAAAATTATAGTTATATTCCTGCTTCAAATGTTTCTATAGATTACTCATCATCATCTTCAGCCAAAAGAGTTTTAGGTGGAAATGTTGATCAAGATGATCAATTTTATCATTCATCGCCATTACAAGCAAAGATATCTTTTAATTCTTATATTAATAATAATTTAGACTCTTTCCCTAACATTATTAATTCTACAGGAAATGATGCTTATGTGCTTAAAATTGGAAATACTTTATTTTCTGGCTGCTATTTGGACAGTTATAATATAGATATTCAGCCATATAAAACATCTACTTTATCTGCTAATTTCATTTGTTATGATCCTCCAATTGATCCAATTATAATTGATTCTGCAAATAAATTTTTGACAGGAAATGATATCATCACATCATGTAAGCTTTTAGAAAATACACTTGTTGATCAAAATTTGTTGCATTATTCAAATCAATTCACTGCATATCATAATAACATTTATTTATACAAAAAGAATGGCGTAGAAATTAGAACAGGAGTATCAAATACATTATCGCCAAGTGGACTTTATAATGCTACAGCAATTATAAATAGTGGAGTACTTCAAAACTCCGAAGATCGAGGCGTTATCACTGTTAATTTACCAAGCCTCATTAGATCAAAATTAAACTCAAATTATAGATTTGAAGAGTATAAAGAGCCTGTAATTTTCTCGATTCATGCTAAAAAACAAAATAATCCATATTTTTATATCAAATTAAATGCTTATAATTATGATGATTATTATCAATATTGGCCATATCAATCAGAGTATGCAATTTTTGATTTAAATAGCGGGATAGTTGCTGTCAATGGTAGTCCTGATAAATTTTATGATTTAAATCCTCAAATAAAATTAATGACAGGTGGCGGCGGCGGATGGTATAGATTAGCTGTAACTATGCCGGGTAAAAATAAAGGTATTTATGGATTTTCTTTTGGGTCTTTAGGGGCCAGCGGAAATCTTCCATCTTATTCAATTAGTAATTCAGTGAGACCTTGGGGAAACCTTAATCAAGATTATGAAGATTATCATTCATATTATGTCAATCAAAATAATACTACTGGCAGTTATAAAAATTATAAAGGATATAATTATTTAAATAATGATGTTCAAATAATCAGTCCTACTGGACAACAAATGAATATTACGGGATGTTATGTGTTTGGCGCTCAATTAGAAACAGCATTAGATGGAAAATACTATCCATTCCCATATATTGAAACAACTAATGGTATATTTACTGGATCTGGATTCAATATAGATGGCACTGGCATTTTAAATTTTGCAAGCGGCATAGTGAATGGAGTTAATTGCGCTATAGTTGGAACGGACACGGCTGTAGAAAATCCATACTTTATGGAAGGCGTGGTAAGCGATGTTAAAAGTAGCATAAGATATACTGTAAATTGTGGAAGAACTCCTATTTATGAAATAGGTTCTATTGCGCCTTCAAGAGTAACACTAGATACGATTGAAAAACAAATGGATATTTCTTCAACAAATCTTCCATCATTAATTAATTTTTCTGGATCTAAAATAGTTGAAGATATAAAAGTCTATCCTTTCGATTTTTCTCAGAAATACGCAGAAATATTACAAGTATCAAGCGGTTCCCATGTATTAAGTCAACAACAAACTATTCAAGAAGGAGATATTTTAACATCTCAAATATCAATCAAAGAAATTGTAGTGTAATTAAAGGAACATGGCAATTAAAAAAGCTGCGAAGGTAAAAAGGAAAGAGTTTGATTTACCAGATATTAAAAATATACTGGACCAACCAATTAAATTCAAAAATAGAAAATTTAAATTCACTGATAAACAAAAAACTTTATTAGATATAATTCTCAACCCCGAAAATAAAATTATATTTATTTCGGGTCCAGCAGGAACTTCTAAAACATATATTTCTCTTTATGGTGCATTGCAGATAATGCAAGAAAACAAAGAAAAAGATTTAATATATATTAGAAGTATTGCAGAAAGTGCTGATAAGGGATTGGGTTCACTTCCGGGAGATATTTCTGAGAAGTTTGATCCATTTCTAATGCCACTTTATGATAAGCTTGAAGAAATCATTCATGCAGGAGATGTGGCGTTCTTGAAAGGTCAGGAAAAAATTGCTGCCGCACCAATTAACTTCCTTAGAGGGGCTTCTTGGAATAATAAATTGATTGTTGCTGATGAAGCTCAGAACTTCACATTCAAAGAGCTTACAACGCTAATTACTCGCATAGGAGAAGATACCAAGATAATCATCTGCGGCGATTTCATGCAAAGTGATATTAATGGTCGCGGTGGATTTAATCAAATGTTTAGTATTTTTAATGATCCAGTTTCAGAAAGTAATGGTATATGTGCATTTACTTTTAATGAATCAGATATTGTTAGAAGTCAAATACTTAAATTTATTATTAAAAGACTAAATGGTTAAGTAGTGTGTAAATATAGTTGACAATAACATATCACGCTCAAGCTGCGAAAAGCTAATTTAAAAGATATTTTTGTCTTATTATTGAAAAAGTATGGTTTACTATTTATACTTAATGTATAGGTATGAATCATATTTTTTGTTCTAGTTGTGGCAACAAGATCCAATATAGTTTAGCTAAACCAAATTTCTGCACGAAATGCGGTACAGGCTTATCTTCTATATCTGTTGCAAAAAATGTTGCGCCATCTAAAGTTAATATTCAAGAAGAATATGATGATTTAGAGGAAGACGAAACAGGAGTAGATTTTGTTCCTGATATTAAAAGATTGGCTGTTGATGTAGAGTCTGATGGCGGAAACCATTCTTTTACTTTTGGCAGTTTATTTGGCGACGGCACAAAAGCTTATAATGGTGGTCGTAGAAAATCAATAGATGACTTCATTGATGAAAAAAAACGATAAACAAACATTCGAAGATTATTCTGATGTAATTGATGCAGCAATTAAAAAGCAAAAAAACAAATGGCAACTAAACGCTATTAATTGGTTTGATTTTGAAGACGTTGAACAAATCATTAAAATTCATATTCATAAAAAATGGGATATGTGGGATCAGATTAGACCTTTGGAGCCTTGGATTGGCAGGATTATATCCAATCAAATACGAAACCTTGTTCGAAACCATTATGGTAACTATGTTCGTCCTTGTGTAAAGTGTCAATTTAATATGGGAGATAATACCTGTTCGGCAACACGAACTGGTATTCAAGATAACCAATGTAAATTATATGATAAATGGTCAAGTCAAAAAAAAGCAGGATTAGATTTAAAAATTACTGTTTCCACTGAAAACCATATTAATGAAATAAGTTCACGTCCAGATAATGATTTTTCTTATGATTTATCTGTTTCAAAACTTAATGAACATATGGCAACACAATTAAGTGCAATTCATTATCAAGCATATCTTATGTTATTTTTTCAAAATTCTTCAGAAGAAGAAGTAGCTGCATATATGGGATATAAAACTAATGAGAAAAAAAGAAAAGCAGGATATAGACAAGTAAAAAACTTAAAATCTATATTTCAAAAGAAGGCTGAAGAGATAATTAGAAACTTTGACATTATAATCAATGAAACTGACTGAAGAACAACAACAATTTCTTAAAGAAAATGGCACAAAGATTAATTCTTTAATAGAGTTGACTCAAAAATGCTTTAATAATGAATCATTAGATGGTCGCGCTAAAGAAGGGCGACTTGTGAGAAAGTTTTTGATCGAAAATGAAATTTCTTTTGAAACAACAAAGAAGGAAAAGAAAGAAGGGGTTGAATTTACTGAGCAAGAAAAGCAATTTATTATAAATCAGGCTCAATCTGGACTTTCCTCGTTAAGAATTGCAGAATTATTGTTTCCAGACAAGGAAATTAAGCCATTAAGTATTGAACAACGAGCTGTTTTAGATATTTTAAGGGAAATTAATCCTGATATTGTCCCGTCGCAAGATTCTGGGTTATTAAATAGTTATATTCCAGCAAAATCTCCATCAAGAATCGTCAAAAAAATCAATGATGCTACTGGATCAGATTTAGAAGAGGATAAGCTCAATAGACAATTTAGAGTCAGAGTGGAAAAGCTTGCAATTAATCTTGCTAACTCACGTTTTGTTCGAGTTATGAATAATTATCTATCAAAAGATGATAGAGAACTCTTCGAGCAGGAATTTATTCGTTTAACTTGGGATAAGCCCGATCTTACTGCTGATGAAATCAATCTTTACCTTAATGTTTGTAAAGAAATTATTAATCTAGAAGTTGTTAGTAAGCATTTGAATAAACTTAATGAATTATTTGATGAAGCTAATGATCAAAGCGACATGACTAATAGATTATCAGAAATTATTAAGTCAAAAAGTAGTGAATACCATCAGTGCGAAACTAGAATCGAAAATTTAACTAAAAAACTGCAAGGTGATCGAGCAGAAAGAATGAAAAACAGAAGTAAGGAAAATGCTTCAATTTTATCAATAGTTCAATTATTTCAAGAACAAGATGAGCGCAAAAACATGGTGCGTATTGCTGAAATGCAGAAGGCGCTAGTCAAAGAAGAAGCTCATCGTCTTGAAGGAATGGCGGAATGGAAGGCGCGTGTTTTAGGCGTAAATCAAGATGATGTTATTTAACTGTAAAGAGTGCGAAGCATCCTTTGATGCTTTAAAAAGCCTTCATGCACATATCAAAAAACACGATATGCTGCTTGGGGATTATTATGTCAAACACTTTCAACGCAAAAACAAATTAACTGGTGAATTATTACCATTTAAAAATTATGATGATTATTTTGAACGAGATTTTTCTCAACCGCACCAATTAATGGAGTGGTGTGATACAGCACCGTTTGGTGCAGTAAAAAACTATATAGGAGAAATACTCAATAAGAAAATAAAATCCAAGAATTTAAAGTCTGGTTTAAGTTCTATTGAACTTATCACCAATGGATTGCCAGAAATTGATGTTTATAAAAAATATTTTGGCAGTTATACTGATGCTTGCAAAAATTGTTTAGTTGAACCTATGTTTGGTCAAAAATTGCCAAAAGAATTCTGGAATGATTATTCAAATGTCAATATTCTTGTAGACACTAGGGAACAGCAACCATTAAAATTTAAAAAGTCTAAAATAATGAAATTAGACATAGGCGATTATGCTGTTGGTGGTGATTTATATAATTATACTCATGTTGATAGAAAATCTTTTGCTGATTTCTGTGCGACAGTTACAAATTCCTATGCTCGTTTCTCAAAAGAGCTAGATCGTTGCAGAAGTTTAGGTTGCTATCTTTTTATCGTCATAGAAGCGCCTCTTCACGGTATGGCTGAATATAATAAGCAAAGTTATAAGAAATTTAACCTTAATTATGTTTTTCATAGCATGAGAAGTTTACAAAGAGATTATAGCGATTGTTGTCAATTCGTTTTTAGTGGCTCAAGAGAGCTAAGTGTGGAATTAACTCCAAAATTATTGGTATTAGGTAAGTCTTTATGGAAGACAGACATACAATATTTTTGGTCAAAGAAAATTAAATAATATGTCTTGGGAACCGGGTATACAGAAAAGAAGAAAAACATTTCCAAATATTAACCAAGAGTTAATGGATGCGGAAGGATATATCGAAGAGCATGAAGCTAAGATATTGTTTTATAAATTCCTTAGAGAGAACCCATCCTTTGCTTCTGAGTTATTAACTGGCGTGAAATTATTCCCATTCCAACATATGTCTATTAAAGCTATGATGGAAACAGATTATTTCTTAGGAATATGGTCTCGCGGTATGAGTAAGTCCTTCTCAACTGCTGTGTTTGCTATTTTAGATGCTGTTTTACATCAAGGAGTTCACATTGGTATCATTAGTAAATCATTTCGTCAGGCAAAAATGATTTTCAACAAGATTGAAGAGATAGCTCTAAGCCCTAAAGCAGAATTACTTGCTCAAGCCATTACTAGAGTGTCAAAAAGCAATGACCAATGGACAATGGAGATAGGTAGAAGTAAAATTACTGCTTTGCCACTTGGCGATGGTGAAAAACTTCGTGGTTTTCGTTTCCAACGAATGATTATCGACGAACTTTTACTTATGCCTGAAAAAGTTTTGAATGAAGTTATTATGCCTTTCCTCTCTGTCGTAGAAAACCCTACAGAACGACAAGAAATATTTGATTTAGAAACAAAACTAATTGAAATGGGCGAAATGACAGAAGAAGAAAGAAAACAATGGCCAAATAACAAAATTATTGGTTTATCTTCCGCATCTTATAGATTTGAGCATTTATTTAAAATATATTCTCAATATGAATCATTGATTCTTAATGAAAACACTCAAGATGGCGCTCATAGAACAATTATGCATTTTAGTTATGACTGTGCGCCTGATCAATTGTATGACCAAAACTTAATTAACCAAGCAAAAGCGACAATGAGTGAATCTCAGTTTGATCGAGAGTTTGGAGCTGTATTTACTGATGATAGTTCTGGTTATTTTAAAGTTAGCAAGATGATGGCTTGTACCATTGCAGATGGAGAAGGTCAAAGTGTCGAAGTTATTGGCGAACCTGATGATGAATACATACTCGCAATTGACCCATCTTGGTCTGAGAGCGAGGGTTCCGACGATTTCGCTATGTTACTCATAAAAAGGGATAAAGACAAGCCAAAGGGCATTGTCGTTCATAGTTACGCCATGTCTGGGACAAACCTAAAGAGTCATATTATTTATTTAGCTTATTTATTGAATAATTTTAATATTGTATCTATTGTTGGAGACTATAATGGTGGCGTTCAATTCATGAATTCATGCAATGAAAGTGAGATCTTTAAACAGATGGGGATAAAGTTGGATACTATTGATGCGAACTTTGATGATCTTCAAGAATATGATAAGGGATTGAGGGATGCTAGAAATCAATATAATTTACAAACTAAAAAGATTGTTTATTTAAGAAAGCCAAGTTCTCAATGGATTAGATATGCAAATGAATCGCTTCAAGCTGCATTTGACCACAGAAATATTCTTTTTGCGGGATCTGCAATGAATGATGATTATCATAAACAAAGAAAAGCTGTTATCCCTATTAAAGATTTGAAATTTGCTAAAAGTTTTGAAGATAACCAGCCTGACGGTGCAAAAATGATTGATTTCGTAGAGCATCAAAAAGATATGATTGATCTTATAAAAGTAGAGTGCGCTTTAGTGCAAGTTACTACTACAGCCCAAGGAACACAAAGTTTTGATCTTCCTCATAACTTAAAAAAACAAAGAGGCGCAGATAAAGCTAGGAAAGACTCTTATTCAGCTTTGGTTCTTGGTAATTGGATGGTTCCTATTTATTTTGACATGATAAATCAAAAGGCTAGCAATATTCAGGCAACATTTGAACCAATGTTCATTTAACTTTGCTCAAAGTTAAAAGTCAACTTTAATACTTTGAAGTGTAACTTATAATAAGTTATGGCAAAGAGGAATTATAATAAAAAATCTGATTATTGGGGCAAGTTTAATGCTCAAATAGAAACACCTATCATGCATGAAAGTCAGGCTAATTTTTCTCCTGATTTGCTAGGCGCACCATTTTATGTTTCAGACGCTTCTTATGCAGAAGAATCAATCGCTTCAAGAGGATTAGATGGAGGTCTTCAAACTAAATCGAGAATTAATAGAGCGGCAGTTGCTGAAACTATTGATAGATTCAGTAGTATTCGTAAGGGAATGCTTCCTTATAAATACGCTTCTGATGGCATTCATGTTAGAGATGCTATTGAACTTTGCCAAAAAGCTTATGCAAATGTTGCTGTTTTTAGAAATGCAATTGATATTATGTCTGAATTCGCTAATACAGATTTATTTCTTGAAGGTGGGACAGCTAAAAGTAGAGAATTTTTTGAAGATTGGTTTAAAAAAATCAATATTTGGAATTTAAAAGATCAATATTTTAGAGAATACTATCGCAGTGGTAATGTTTTTTTATATCGTGTGGATGGTAAATTCACCGTTAATGATTTTATGAAATTATCTTCCACTAGTGGTCCAGACGGCAAGATAATTAATCAAATACCCGTTAGATATATTTTATTAAACCCTTTTGATGTTGTAGCTAAAAGAACTTCAACTTTTGCTGTTGGTGCGTTTGAGAAAATTCTTTCAGAGTATGAAATGGCTAGATTACAAAATCCAGTTACCGAAGAAGATAAAGATATTTTTAATGGATTAGAACCTCAAGTACAAAAGGCCATTAAGGATGGAAGTTATTATAAAGATGGATTAAAGATTAAAATTGATCCTAAAAAATTATCATATTCATTCTATAAAAAACAAGATTACGAACCATTTGCGATTCCATTTGGTTATCCTGTATTAGAAGACATAAATGCAAAGCTTGAACTCAAGAAAATGGATCAAGCTATTACAAGAACTGTAGAAAATGTAGTTCTTCTTATAACTATGGGAACTGAGCCTGATAAGGGTGGAATTAATCCTCAGAATTTAAATGCAATGCAAAACCTTTTCAAAAATGAAAGCGTTGGTCGTGTTTTAGTTTCAGATTATACTACAAAAGCAAATTTTGTCATTCCAGACTTAAATAAAGTCCTTGGGCCTGATAAATATAAAATTTTAAATGAAGATATTAAGCAAGGTCTTCAGAATATTGTCGTTGGTGAAGAGAAGTATAGCGCAACAGAAGTAAAGGCTCAAATCTTTACTGATCGACTTAAAGAATCTAGATACGCCTTCTTAAATGATTTCTTGCAAAAGGAAATTAAGAGAATAGCTAATGATTTAGGTTTTAGATCTTACCCAACTGCCGTATTTAAAGACATCGATATGAGAGATGAAACTCAATTAATGAGAGCGGCAACTAGATTGATTGAACTTGGAGTATTAACTCCACAACAAGGTCTTGAAATGTTCCATAATGGAAAATTCCCATTAGCTGAAGAATTAACACCAGCTCAAGAGACTTATATTGAGGAAAGAAAGAAGGGTTATTATAATCCTATTGTTGGTGGAGTGCCTGTCATCCCTGCTCCAGCACCAAAACTTCCGAAAGGAGCGCAAGCTGGTATTCAAGCCCCAGCAATCAATAAAACTAATAAAGTTGCAGGTCGTCCAGCAGGAACAACAGGAATTCCAATCACTAAAGCCTCTTTCTCTAGACAAGGAATCCAAGAAACTATTGGACAAATTGAAAAATCAAGAGCATCAGCAAAAGACGCTTTAAAAGAAGTATTAAACATTAAAAGATTTAATAAAAATCAAGAAAAAATGTTAGATAAACTTTGTGAAGCAGTTATATGTTCTACTGAATTAGAAAATTGGAACGAAGAATTAATTTCTTGTGTAAATAATTTCGATAATATCGAAAAATTAGGAGTTATCGATGATATTTTAAATATATCAGACGAACACCAGTTAGATGTATACTCATCAGCAATCTTATACCATAGTCAATCAAATGATAATTAACCCAAGTGACGTTAAAGTCCCACTTAAAAAAGTTGTAACCACTATTGGTGGTAATTTTGAAGTTTCTCTCTCCAAAAGAAGCGATTCTGATAGTAAGGCTTATCAAGAATTTGTTGCGGCATATGTTGCTGAAGTTGAAGCTTCTACTGTTGAAGAAGCTGCTGCTCAATTCGTAGCATATGAATCAATTATCCTTGAAAATACAGAAGCGGGAGAACTTACTCCAGCGCAAAAAAAACTTCCTCCTTTTATTCAAAAAATGATGTTAAAAAAGATGAATAAAAATGGTTCAGATAAAAAAGAAGAAAAGAGTGCAGTTAAAGACGGTGAAAAGAAGGAAGAAGCTGCTAAAGCTAAATGCGCCACAAAAGCCCAAATGCTTGATGAGGAAGACGATGAGGAAGACGATGAAGAAAAAAGCGCATGCGCTATGAAGGATAAAAAAGCAAAAGCTTCTGGACAAAAAACAACTATGCTTTCTAAAAAAGATATTGTTGACAAAAGCTCCATTGATAAAAAGTAATCTTATAAATGGATTATAAATATACAACAACTTTTGAAGCCCCTATTATTGCTTGCGAAATTAATGAATCATCATTTATTTCAAAAGCTTCATTAGATAATCTTGAGTCTTTAATTCCTCAAGGAATTGATTACCAACAAAATATTGATTTAATTGGCGTGTCTTTTAATGCGGCAGTTGTCAATATGTTTAATAAAAATGGAGATGGAATGGATACTGAAACCGCTTTAGCGTTTACTAAAAACTTTATTCATAAACCAACTAATATTGAACATAATAAAGAAAAAATTGTTGGCCATATCGCCACTGCTGGATTTAGCGATTATAATACAAGTCAAATATTAACTGCCGAAGAATTAGTTGGAAAAAAAGATCCATTTAATATTGCTTTAGGAGCTGTAGTTTATCGTTCCGCTAATAAAGATTTTGTAAATTTAATTGAGAGATCTACCAACCCAAAAGATTCATATTTTCAACAAATCTCCACGAGCTGGGAAGTTGGATTTACTGATTATGATTTAGCCATTGGCAGTACAAACTTAAATGATGCTGAAATTATTACTGACCCTAAAAAAGTTGATGAACTTAAAAGTTTATTAAAAGTTTATGGTGGATCTGGTAAAACTAAAGACGGCAAAAACATTTATAGATTAATCAAAGGAATGATATATCCATTAGGGATTGGTTTCACAACAAATCCTGCCGCCAATGTAAAAGGCATTTATATGAAGGATGAAGAACCTATTTCTGTAAAAATAATAGATAAAAGAGATAGATTTGTAAAAAAAGTTTCACAAAGTGATATTATTAATGTAACAACTAAAAAGAAAATTAACATGGAATTCGAAAATGTAATCTCGGAATTGAAGGAACTTCTTGTCGAAAAGAAGTTTTCTGAAGAGGCGGTCGCTTCTATGACAAGCACTTTTGCAGAAGCAATTAAGCAAAAGGATGAACAATATCGCAATGATATTGAATCTGCTAAGTCAGAAAAGGAAGCTATCGCTAATGAACGCGCTGAACTTAAAGAGTCTGTCGATTCTATGAAAGTCCAGTTAGCTGAAGCTCAAGAAAGAATTCAATCTTTTGAAGCTTCTAAAAAAGCAGAAGAAGCTATCGCAGCTTTTAATGAGCGTATGGATCTTATCGATCAAAAATATGCTCTTGAAGACGAAGATAGGGAATTCCTTGCTAATGAACTTAAAACTCTTGATTTAGCTGAAGAAGCTTTTGCTTCTTTCCAAGATAAACTTTCTATCCTTTGGAAATCAAAGGACAAAGAAACTAAAGCCGCTTTCGAAGCCGAAATTCAAGCTCGCATTAATGCAGAAGTTGAAAAGCGTGTTGGCAAAGTGTCTTTAGCTTCAACAGAGCCTGAAGAAAAAGAAGAAGAAGTTGAAATTTCATCAGAAGAAATTCTTGATAATGTTGAATCTTCAGAAGCTGGACTTTCAAGCTCGAATGAACAATCATCACGCGCAACAGTTTCTCTCCGTGAGAAATTTGCATCAGCATTTAAGCGTGAAAATGTAACAATCTCATAAATCTTAACAAACAATCTTATAACTAAACAAAATTATGGCAATTCGTATTTTACCATTCAGACAATATAACGAGACCGACGTGATCAACATGTTCGCTCTCGGAGCTGGTTATGCAAACGAGCAAACAACAGATTCAGGAGCTGGCGATGCTGGCGTTTTCGTTTCTGTTGCTGCTGGCGACCTTAACCTTGATCCAGTCACTTATGCTACAGATTCATATCTCGGCAAAACTGATTATCCATTCGTTGGAGCTAACCAATACCCAAGTGTTTCGCTCAAAGTGAAACCTGCGGTTTCTGGAGAGTCTCTTTTAGGTGTTACTCTTCGTCAAACAGCTAAGGCTGATGAAAATGGAGAAAAACTTCTTTATTACCCACAAAAGCGTGAAGAACTTCAATGCGTTCTTCCGGGACAAGCTGTTCCTGTCGCTACCCGTGGACTTTTCACAGTAACAGCATCAGCATATAACGGCGCTCTTACTCTTGGTGGAGGCGTTAAGCTTTCAACAGTTAGCGGAAAGCTTACAGGTTGTTTAGCAACAGATGCTGCAAAAGTCGGACTTGTTATGGCTACTGGCTCACGCACTAGCCCAACATCAATCACAGATTCACTTGCTGGCAATTATGCAATGATCGTCCTCGGTTTATAATCTTAACAATAAAAAATAAAATTTAATGAAAATTACTTTAAAAAGAACTCCTGAACAGGTCGAGCTTATCAAAGCTATGGCTTCTAAGAATCGTGCAGTTGCTTATGAAGCTCAAGTTGCATTGGCTGAATTTATCGGCCCAGTGTTAGCGGAAGTTATCAACAACGCTCCAACTCTTAGCAATTTATTCACAACTCTTCAATTTAATGCCGAAGATAATCCAAGCATCCCGCTTGATCTTTACTACGACATTACTGACGAAGATTATATCCAAGTCTACAGCCAATCGGTTGCTGGTGGTCTTCCACAAAACCAAGTTTTACCAACTGCTTCAGAAATGAAGATTGCAACTTACACTCTCGATTCTGCTCTCAGCTTCGATAGACGTTATGCTGCAAAAAGCAGAATGGATGTCATTAGCAAAACCTTTACTCGTATGGCTCAAGAAATCTTAGCCAAGCAAGAAAAGACTTCTGCTAATCTTATCCTTTCAGCTCTTGCTGGTGCAACTACAAACGGTAAAAATCACGTTATTTCCGCTGGAACTAATGGCAGATTCTTGCTTGACGACTTAAACAGACTCTTTACTCTTGCTAAGAGAATTAATACTTCTTTTTCTGGTGGTACTCCAGTTTCTCGTTCAAGCCGTGGCATCACTGATCTTATCGTCTCTCCTGAAGTCGTTCAAGAGCTTCGCGCAATGGCTTATAACCCAATCAATACTAAAGGCTCTCCTGCTGGCGGTACAACTTCGGATGGCATTGCTGCTCCTGAATCGATGAGAACAGACATCTATAACTCCGCAGGTATTCCTGAGTTTTATGGTGTTTCAATCATGGAAATCAATGAACTCGGTGCTGGTCAAAAGTTCAACACTATCTTTGATAGCGTTTCTGATGCTAAGTACTCGTCATTCGCTGGTGCTTCACAAGAAATCATCATTGGTCTTGATCGTAGCCGCGAATCACTTGTTCGTGCAGTTGCTACTGATTCAGAAAATGGCAGTGAGTTCAATCTTACCGCTGATGACCAATACAGCATTCGCCAAAACAAGATCGGCTATTTCGGCTCTCTTGAAGAAGGCCGTATGGTTCTTGACAATCGCGCACTTGTTGGCGTGATTGCTTCTGGCATCTCTGCTTAATATGTCGTTTAAATTAGGGCTACTCCTTCGGGGGTAGCCCTTTTTTATTGTAAATATTATTGTTTTTATATATAATATAATATGGCTAAAATAAAAGCAAAAAATATTGAAATCTCTACAGGCAAAATTGAAGAATCTCCAAAGGTTGGCATTCTAGAAAGAATTGAACAATTAAAAGCTTCTGGAGAAACTAATACTCAAGAATTTAGAGAAAAAGCTAGAGAATTAGAGATCATGCTTGGCGTTGATACTATCAATCCATTTGGAACTAACGAATTAGATCTTTTTCAGGAAAATCTTCGTGAAATGAATTACGCTGATATGAAAAAATTAGCACAAAGAGTTGGTATTAATTCAAATTACGATAGATCAACATTAAAAAATATTTTGATCAAAGAATTTCGCGCTGTGAATAGAAATAATCATAGAAATATTATGCCTAATCAAGTGAATAGCATTATCCTAGATCCTAATGATCCTGTTCAAGCAGCAGCATTGAAAATCTTAGGCGAGTTCTAATTTTTAGTGTAAAATATAGCATGAACACTTTTGGGGCTATAGCTTCTGATATATATTCTTTTGAATTTGATGGCGACTCTACAGTAACTACTGTTTCAGCAATTAGTGGTTGGCTTCAAAGCAACTTAGGCAAATTAAACACTATGCTTTATTCAGATTTTAGTGGAGATGGATCTAATCTGCCTATAGAAGCTCAATCTATTCACAAAGAACTATATCTATATAATTATTATTCAAAACAAGCTAGGAACGCTTTGAGGGGGATTATAAGCTCATCACAATCTAGTGATGGTTCTAATATCTTATCGATTAAAGACGCAGATAGTCAAGTTACTTTTGTTAATAAAAATGAAGTATCAAAAGTTTATAAGGGTATGGCTACAGACGCTAAACTTAATATTGATAAGTTGGTTGCCCAATATAATATTTATGGAGCAGAACCAAGACAACTTGGTGGTATTGAAGGAGAAATGTGGACTGGATTTTATACATCTAATACATATGTTCCTTCTGTGTATATTTGATTTTTATTTATAGTATATGTATATAAAAAAACCCCACTTTTCAGTGGGGTTTTTCGTTTATCTATTTGAGGTAGACTATTAAGGAGCAACACCAGTAACTGGGATAACCGAAGCATTGAATGGATCAATATCGCAAACACCACTTACATAAATACCATTTACTGTATCATTAGATCCACCGATTTGAGTAGAGAATGATAAATCAACGGATTTATTAGAACCAATGCTTGAAGAGAATGATTCGGAATCTAACTTACAAGAAGTTATCTTGTATTGTATAATATTAGTAGTAGTTCCGGGCTTCTTTATAGCGATAGTAATATCTTGAGTTGCATTAGAATCTAACATATCAGCAAGGTTTCTTGCAACAATATCAGTTAATGTTGCTTTGATAGCTACAGTAGCTACAATTGGGAACGTCACTACTTTTGCTGTAGCGAATCTTGATCCTAATTTATTGATTGATTCTCTAGCAAATGGATGAGTAATCGTTGCACTTTGGACTGGGAATGAAGCACTTCCATGATCTGAAATTCCAGAACCAGCAGTATTCAAGGTTATTGTAACATCTCCCGGACGAAGAGCCGTAGGAGCGCTAGCTCCAGCTATAGTACCAGAAACGATACCCGGTTGAGCATAGAATAATGAGACCTTATCTGTTAATTTTGTACCAGCAGTTGCATTAACTCCAGCAGTTGACAATCCTGTGTAGCCGATATTCCCAACTGCACCTGTCGTTCTGCCAATACCAACTTGTGACATGATATTTAAACCTTCAAATGTCGCAGAAACAGTTGGAATTGCTCCAACTGCAAAGTCAACACTGTAGTTAGTCAAGTAAGCGTTACCAATGCCGATAATACTTGATCCTGTGGCTCCAGAAGCAAGCACTCTTGATGCTGCATCTTGAGTATTTGCATCAACTCCTTCGTCAGTAGTTAAAATATAAATATTTTGGCCACTATGCGCGGCTGACATATGAACACCACCAAATTGTGTACTTAGATTACCAGTAGCTTGAAGCTCTAAAGCTTTTTCATTGAAGCCGTCACCCAAGTAATAAGTGAGATCCACACCAACTGTAGGTTCATCGATAACAATAGAATCAATACGAGCTAATTGCCCAAATTGATTAACGTCTTGACGGTTGATTGTGTAGTTATAGTTTGCACTTTGAACTCTTCTTAATTGAGCGTGTTTTCCAGATGCTGTTGATCCGGGGTTTTCACTAATATAAAGTGCGTCCGATTGATAAATTACTCTATTTCTTGCCATAATGGTTGATTATTTGTTATTTGTTACAGTTGATTGATTGATTTGTGAAGATTATTGATGACGATAGCGATGTTGTTGTATGTCGAAATCTATGAATCCTACATATATGTCACTAGTTAATGATTTTCTAGATTTATCTGTAAGTTTCGAAGTATTTACACTATTAATATAAAATTTAGTTTCATTATCGTATTTATTTTTTAAATCTGTGTAAGAGTAAAACCCAGTTTTTAAATCATTATATTCATTATAAGGATGATCTGCCATAGGTATACCAGCGAAAACTTCATTTTTGGAATCTGCAAAAATAGATAAAGCACCATCTAATTGATAATTATTTTCAGAAATAATAACTGCTTTTGCTCTAATATTTGTTTCCTCCAAACCTCCTAATGCGAAACTTTTGTTATTCATACTTTCGACAGAAAGAAAAATCGCTGGAATGACATAATCATATGGAATTATATATGTTTCATCATTTAATATTACTCTTGAATTAATATCGTATTTATTTTCTACAATTAAATCCTCTTCTGTTTCATTAGAAAAATAAACATTAAAATCCTTTATCGCAAAAGATCCTGTAATATTTGCATTTGTGGATAAGCCTGTAGATAAAACTCTTCCATTTTCAAAATCTAAAATTAAATTTGAACTTCTTGGAATATAAGAATTATTGGCATAAACGCCAGAAGGTATTTCTGCCCCCAAAATTGAACTATCATTAACCCATTGTTTATAAGCGCTTCCAAATACACGATATGTCGAATCTAATCTTTCATCTTCATAATTGAAAAAGGTTCCAGTTGTATTGGTATATGCTTGTCCTTTGGTAAGAAGATAATTATCAAACCATAAGAAAAATGAATTAGTTAGTCTGTGCTGAAATTGTTCAATCATTTGAGTTTTTCAAACTTTTTTTTATATTTATTAATTAAAGCGGAAATATATTGTACGTTTCTAAATCCGCCACTTCTAACTTTTACACTAGATTGTATGGCAGCGCCTGATCTGCTAGATTTTAAACCACTTTTAAGGAGATAACCTAATCCAGATATTCCAGTTTCTATACCTTCCGCCCAGCTTCTTCCTGAAGCCCAAGGCATTGGAGTTACAGAAAATATATTTGCAGGTTCTGGGATTGTTACATTAAATTTATTACCCATGTTTATTTCACCAGCATAATTCATTTGTATATTATTTAATAAGTCGAGTATTGGGCTGATTGGATCATCAGATTCTTCAAAACCTATAAATGCAAAAAGATTTGATACTCCATTTAAAGTGCCACTTATATTTGTTGCAGATGGCCCAGCTTTAATTTCTTGAGTTACTGGATGATTTAAAAACTCAATAATTAATTCTTCTTTAATTTTTTTAAATTCTTTATAAGCTTCTTTTTCAAATTCTTTTTTCAGTAACTTAGTTACTTGCTTATTTAAAGAATATCTAACATCTAAAGGTAGAGTAGCCATTATTCATCTATTGGAGTTAAGTAGAAATGGTAAAATTCATTAGATGGGAATCCAGAACTATGACCTCCGCTTTTAATGGCAAAAACCTTACCATCAACATCAACCCTTCGTGCTTCTTTTAAAAATAAATAAGCTTCAAGAGTTACAACAATTCTCAAAGAGCCTTTTGGCAAAATGATTTTGTTTTGAGTTCCTGATTGATCTGATCCTTCACTAGCTAAAAACTCTTGATCTTCTTGGGTATAGTAAATTCTAGCCTTGAATTCCTTTGATATTGTATCATATTTTATATTTTCTCTAGAACCTGTATTGGTTTTCCCATAGATAGCATTATAATTACTATTTGTGGCTATAACTGTTTTTTTCCCATTTTTAAAAACAAAAATACTTCTTGCAAAAGTGTCGTGCATTTTAAATAAAGAATTTACAATAGTATCTAATGCATTTTGATTTAAATATCCAGCCATATATAGATTTTTACACTTGTTTGTGTATAATTAGATAAGGGCAAAGGTATGAATGCGAAAAAAAGCTTGGCAAGAAGTTCGAATGAAGAGGTTTCTTCTTTATTTAAGATGATGTTACTTATGGTTGAAGATATGAAACAAGATCATAATTTTCATTACCAAAAACTTTACGAAAACATTCCAGAAGAATATCACCCAGTAATTAATACTGCTAATCATTTTACAGAAGAAAAGATAGCTTGGATTAGAAAAAGAATTTTAGATTATGGTAACGAATCTATTAGAAATTTACAATCTGAGATAGATAATTACAGTGTAGGATTTATTTTTAAATAATATTAAGGAAAAAGGAATGAAAATTAAAACATTATATAAATTTTCGATTGATAAAGAAATCGAAAAAGTGGTAGAAACATCCAAAAAGGATCGTAAAACAGGCGAAGAGGTCACTATTAAGAAAACAGTAAAGGAACCTTTCCCTATTGAGTTTCAAATTAAAAGACCATCTAGGCGCGAACTTGAAGAGGCAGAATTAGAATATTCTGTTGAAATGAGTAGATGTGTCAAGAAGGGCATTTTAACTAAAGCTATGCTTGCAAAAAAGTATAGCGATACAGGAGGAATTTTTAGTGAAGACGAAGCAAAGAATTATACAGATCTTTATAAGCAAATCTTAGATCTTCAAAATGAATATATTCGTTTGGAATCGGCAGATAAAAAAGATCCGAAACAAACAAAAAGATTTGAAGTTGTAAAAAATAATTTAGCTTCTGTAAAAAGAAAGATTATTGATATTGAGTCAAACTTTCAGTCATTCTTTGATCATACTGCGGATGTCAAAGCTCAAAATAGACTTCTTCTATGGTATGTTATTAATTTGACATATATCATGGATGATAAGTTGGAAGATTTTGTTCCTTATTTTGAAGGAGAGTCATTTGAAGATAAGTTGGAAGATTATTATCAAAAAGAAGAGTCTGGTGATTCTTTCTATTTTTCAGCAATTAAGAAAGCTTCAACTATTCTTGCGTTCTGGTTCTTTAACCAAGCTTCTGATCCAAAGGATTTTGACGCTTTGATTGATAAACTTGAAAAAGGAGAGCTTTGAATGACGAGCTATACATTTCAATAATAGGCGAAGTGTTTGATGGATATACGGAGGTCGTCTATAATGGCGACCCCGTATATATTAAGCATTTTAATATTAGGGATCAGCGATATATACAAAAGTACTACGAAAAGTATAAAAAAATTGCTGAAAAAAAAGGTTTAGAGAATGAGCAGGAAAGACTCATTGCTACTAAAGCTGATAATATTTGGTCTGAAGATGATGATTTAAAAATATCTATCCTTGAGGACGAAATTAAAAATCTTATACAGACCCAAAAGAGCATCTTTCTACCATCTCAGAAATTATCAATGGCTGAAGATATAGAGCAAAGAAAATCTGAAGTCTTTAGCCTTAAATATAAAAAGAAAGAAATTATTGGCAAGACTGCCGAAGATTACGCTTCTACTAGATCATCTGAAGAGATGCTTCGTTATTTTATTTTCAAAGATAAAGAATTAACAATTAATTTATTTAGCGAAGATGAATTTTCAGAACTAGATGATGTTGATATATTATTTTTTTCAAGAAAACAGAATGAAATATCAGAAAGGCTTTCCGAACTTAATCTACAAAAAGCTGTATTAAGACCATTCTTTAGCATGTATCTTTCTTTATGTGAAAATATAAGAGATTTTTATGGAATTGCTGTAGTAAAATTATCTGTTTATCAGTTAAAGACGGCTCTTTTTGGTAGAATGTTTTTTAATATTTTCCAATATGTTGAAGATATACCTGATGACATTAAAGATGATCCAGAAAAATTATTAATGTTTTCAGATATGCAAAAAAATAAATCATCTGGTAAAAATATGATTGATGATAATGCAGATGCTTCTAGTATTTTTGGAGCAACAAAAGAAGACATGATTGCCTTGGGCAATAAGGATTCTAAAACTATAATTTTAAGTGATGAGTTGGCTAAAAATGGCGGCTCATTAGATATGGAACAAATGATGAAATTGGCAGGTTATTAACTTAGACTTCTGTGTAAATATCACAGAGGTTTAAGGATATGCCATTAGAACTAGAAGCAGTAGTAGTCGGTTTAGAAGCAAGCATTCAAAGAGCTATGAATATAGCTGGAAAGAATGCTAAGATAGATTTGGGTACAAGCTCTAAGGCTATTGATTCAATATCTCAGCCATTAGGTAGGATTACTGGTCAAGCTGATCAGTTCGGAAAATCGATGGAAGCTGCTAATGCTCGCGTTTTAGCTTTCGGAGCCTCTGTTGGTATCCTTGGAACAATTACTAGAGGTTTCCAAGAGATGATCTCAGTAACAATTCAAGTTGAGAAAAGTTTAGCAAATATTAATTCTGTTATGGGAGCTAGTTCAGCTCAACTTAATAAATTTAAAAATGATATATTTAGTATCGCAAAAGAAACTGGCAATTCATTTCAAACTGTTTCTGAAGCCGCGCTGGAATTAAGTCGTCAGGGTTTAAAATCTGACGAAGTTCTTAGGAGGCTAAAAGACTCAATGGTTCTTTCTAGACTTTCTGGAATGGATGCGGCTAATGCGGTTGAAGGCTTGACTGCTGCTGTAAACTCTTTCTCAAAATCTGGAATCACTACTACTGAAGTTTTAAATAAAATAGCTAAGACCGCTGCTGCATACTCTGTTTCAGAAAAAGATCTTATAGAAGGCTTTAAGAGATCTGCGTCCGTCGCTCAACAAGCTGGAGTCAGTCTTGATGAACTTGGCGGCATTATCACTGCTGTTCAAGAAAAAACAGCCCGTGGTGGAGCTGTTATTGGTAATGCTTTCAAAACAATTTTTACAAGAATTCAAAGACCTGATAGTTTAGCTGCTTTACAAGAAGTCGGCGCTGCCGTAACTGATATGCAAGGCGGAATTCTTCCTGCTACAAAACTTATTGAAAATCTTGCTCAAAAGATGAATAGTCTAAGTGATATTCAAAAAGCAAATATCACAGAAAAAATTGGTGGTGGTTTCCAAATTGGACCGTTGCTTGCTGCTTTAGATGACTTAACTGGTAAGACTTCGACATACATGGGGGCTACCCAAGCAATGGCAAGTGCTGGTAATGAAGCTTACGCAAGAAATACAGCTCTCAATAAGACTCTTGCAGCATCAATCAACGAGGCAACTGTAAATTTACAAGAATTAGCTAATACTCTTGGTGAAATTGGAGTTACAGATAGTTTAAAAAACATTTTATCATTTTTTAGTAGTTTAACAACTAATATAAAAGATTTATTACAGGGCGAAGGAATAGGTTCTGATCTTGCAAACGGAATCATAAAAGGGCTTTCAGGCATTATCACTGGTCCCGGATTTGTAATTTTTGGAGCAATTATTGCAAAATTAACTTATGGGTTAGTTGCGTTTGGAGCTGAAAGCTTAAAAGCCTTTTTTGGAATTGGTCAAGCTCAAAAAGAAATTAATGCATTAGCATCATCATTAACTAATACGTTAATGACGAATCAAAATATTCATAAAGCTGTTTTAAGTTTGGAAGGAAATCATGTTGCACAAGCGACTCTTTTGGGCAATATTCTCAAACAAAATAATGCAGAAATGCAAAGATTTGTCGAAATGGGCAAGAGGCTAGCTCCGGGTGCGGCTGCTGTATTCAAAGCTGGAGGCGGAAGCCCTGTTAAAACTTCTGCTGAAGGTTACATGCCAGCAGTAGCTCAAGAAAGTTTTGATATTAAACGTGGTGTTGGTGGAGCAAACTCATCCAATAAGCCTGTTGTTATTCCTAATTTCGCTTTTGGTGGTGGAAAAGTTGGAACAATGGTAGCTAATGACAGCGAATACGTTGTTAATAATTATGGTGGAAGTGGTGGGTCTGCCATATTTAACAAAGATATGGTTTCTAAAATTGGTTTACCATCTGGCGCACAAAAAATTAATTCTGCTGGAGGATTTATTCCTAATTTTGTTGATATAAAAAAATTAAGCGCACAACAAATAGGTAGCCGTATTAATTTAGATCCAAGTGATCCTAAGTATATTAGCAGAGAAGATGCTCGTAATGCTGGATATAAAACTACAGCAGAAAAAAATGCTGAAAAAGCACTCAATAAAGAAAAATCTTTTGAGAGTTTAGCGAGACTTAATGCTGGCGGCAAAGATTTTGGAATGATTGTTGGAGAAAGAGGAGTTGGGACTTCTGAATCTAGATATGCTGATAATGAAGGCAGAATAACAGAAACTCGAACAAATAGTAGTAAATATTTAATTGATGTTCCTATTTTTAGGGTTAATGATAAAAATTTAAAATTTAAATCTACAGATAAACTAACTTCTCAATTGTCGAAAGTTTCAGCATCTGCTGCTTTAAAAATGGCAAAAGATTTATCTGGCAATGTATTACCAGAACCAGCAAATATTGAATTAATCCAATCGTTACTTAATAAGGGATCTTTGACTGCTACTGCTGGAGCTATTTTTGAAGCGGGAATTGCTGGTATTTTAAAAGATGATGATTTTAAAGATTTTAAAGCTCAAGATAGGAATTCACTTATTGATTTTAGAACTAATCCACAATTAAGAGAATTGTTTGGTGTGACAGGAGGACAAGCTGGAAAAGGATTAGAAGCAAAAGCTAATGCTGGTCCAGATCTTATTTCTTCTACTGCTGGAAAAATATTAAAAATTAATGGATATGGAGATAAAAAACCTCAACCAGCTTTTGGGAGATCAGCTTCTGGTTATATCCCTAATTTTGTTGATCCATTAAAAGAAGCCATCTCAAGAGAAATTGGCACTGGACTAGATCCTAGTCAGGTCTACATTGATCAGAATAGCTCTTTAAAGAACTCAGGTAATCCCATGGGTCTTATGGTGGCTAATCGTCGTGATGAGCCAGCAGGAGGCTGGCAGGGTATAAATAGAGCTAGAAAAGAAGGAGCTGATATAACTGCTTATGGAGCTGCTGGAGGATTTATTCCTAATTTTGCTGGTTTTAAAGGTCAAAATCCAAAATATAGACCATCAACAAATTCATCTAATAATGATGGATCGTCAACAGAACCAATTAGTTCTGCTGCTGACAAAGCTGCTGCATCATTAGATAAGGTTGCTGATTCAGCAGACCAAACAAATAAAGGACAAAAAGATAATTTAGGTACTATTTTTGCTGTTCAGCTTGCTATGTCTGGATTAAGCGCTGCGACAGCAGGTTCTAGTTCGGAAATCGCAAAATACACTAATATTGTTTCAGATGGATTATCCAGTGGAACTACTGCTGTATTTGCGCTACAAGGATTAGCTGCTGCTATACCAAAATTCGCTGGATTTCTTGGTCCTGCTGGAATTGCTATCGGTGGTTTAGCTGCTGCTTGGCAAATTGGAACTGGAATTTATAATGAAGTCAATGGAATAAATAAATCAGTTGCAAAATCTTTAGCAACTGTTGGGGATGCAGCGTCTAAAGCTTCTATTAATTTATCTGGTTTATCTAAAGATAGGCAAGAAGAAGTTAAAAAAACAGCCGAATCTATTATTTCTGAAGGAATGAAAACCGAAACCACTAAAATGGTTAATCTCCTAGCGGCGCAAGGTGGAAAAGGCGGATCAGTAGGAATGAGATCTGGACCAGCAGTAGTAGCATCTACGGTATCTGCTACTATCGTAGATGATATTAGTGGAAAATTAAAACAATCATTAAAAGATATAACCACAGAAGCAAATGCCGCAGGAGTTTCAACAAGTGAATTGCAAAACAGAATTCGTGCTTTTTCAGGTGATACAAAATTGACTAAAGAAGAAATCGAAGCTCTATCTTTACAATTTGCAGGATTAATAGATAATCTTTCAGCAGGTGATTTAGCAATAAAAAGAATGACTTCTCCATCCACAGATTTAGGCAAATCTATTGGGGGTCTAACTAGAGAGCAGTTTACTCAAAAAGCTAAAAATATAGATGATGAGTCATTTAAACCACTAAGAGATGAAATGGCCAAAGGAGGAAAAACAGATCCTAAAGCTCAATTTGATGTATTAAAACAATTATGGGCAGAACTTTCTTCAAGATCAAAACAAACGCAATCTGAACTATCACAAGGCGTAGATAATTTAAATATTAAATATAAAGAGTTATTAACTACTTTAAAAGCTCAATCATTATATAGAACTATGATAGATGATTTAGAGGATGAAGCTCTCAACAAACAAGCTGATTTATTAAGTATTGCTAAAGACTTAACATTGACTGATACGGATAGACAGAGAGCTATTGAAAATGCTAATAATGAAAATGAAAAAGCTATATCTATAATTAAAAATCAATCATCTGCGGTAGAAGGATTAGGTGGTTCTTTAAAAGAATCTATGAAAAGTGCTGTTATTGATCCTAAACAATTTAATACTATTTTTCAAAAAATAACAGATGGAGCAGCTAACGCTCAAGAAGAATTAAAAATAGCATTTGAAAATGTCGATACTGCAAAAATAGAAGAAATTGTTGATAGAATTGGCGCATCTTTAAATTTACCAAAGCAACAAGCTGAAGCTGCGAATGCTGCTATTTTAGAATATGTAACTTTATTAGATAAAGGAAAAATAAAAATAGATCAAGAAAATGCCGCGAAAATGGCTGGTCAAAAAATCCAGAGAGATGTAAATGATTTGCAAAGAGAACAGAATAATCTTTTTGAAAAAGCGAAAACGTTATCTGATTCTATTTTAGCTAAAAAGTCTTTACAGAATATAGTATTAGAGGGTGAGTCCCAAAGAATTGACATTAAAAAACAAATAGAATTAAAACAACCAGCAACATTTGCTGGTATGTATGACTCAGCTTCTATTTTAGCAAAAAGAGAACAGATAGAAAAGAAATATTTTGATTTAAAACAAAAAAATGATCTCGATAGAGAATTAAATCAAATAGCTATTGAAGCAAGGAAAAATGCATTTACTGAAAAAAATATATTAGCATTAGGGCAAAATGAAACTGCTGTAAAAGATAATGTAGATGCAACAAAAGCTTTAACTGAGCAATTAAAACAGAATACGTCATTACCAACTACAGCAACTTCTACGGCTGGAAATAAAACGGATTTAGAAAAAAATCTTTCAGAACCGCTGAAAAAATATGCTGCTTCATTTCAATCTTCTGGAGAAAAATATGGAGTAAATCCTAAATTTTTAGCGGCAGCATCTGAATTTGAAACTGGGCGTGGAACTTCACAGGCGTTTAGATTAGGGAATAATGCCATGGGAATTTCAGATCAATATGGCGTTAAAAAACAATCTACCGTTGAAGATTCTATCGATAAAATAGCTAAAACATTAACTTCTTTATCGGGTCCATACAAAAACGCATCAACAATAGCTCAAATTGGCCCTATTTATTCTCCGGTTGGCGCTAAAAATGATCCAAGAAATACAAATAAAGATTGGATTCCAAGCGTTTCTTCTATTTATAAAAATCAATTTGGAGGAAATCCAATGGAAAATGTTAAATCCGTATTTACTACTGGAGATAAATATGGAACAGATATTTTGTCTTCTGGATCAACAATAGCAGGTTTGAATATTTCACCAGAGAAGAAAAATGCAGAAGCAAGGGCGGCGGCTATAAAATTAGGAGCAAAAACAGAGGAAGCTATTGATTCTACTGTTAATCAAATTATGAGTGTAGCCAATCAGATTGAAGCGGCTACAGCGAAAAATAAAGAAAGAGGTCTTACGGAAGAAGAAGCTAAAGCTTTAAGATCATTAGAGTCTAGACCAAGAACATTTGGCGAAGGATTTGGACAGGGAATGACGAACCTTAATAAGCAGGTAGAAGATTTCGCTGGAAACATAGGTGAAAGAATACCTCAGATGTTTGCTGATAACATGGCTACAGCCATGGAAGCAATCATTATGAAGGGTGGCGATTTAAAAGACACACTTCGAAGCGCTGCTACTAGCTTCTTGAATGAAATGACTAAAGCTAGTATTAGTCAATTAGCTAACTCCACAACTTCAATGTTTCAACAGGCTGGGTCTTCTCTTTTCAAAGGTTATGCTTCTGGCGGAAGAATTACTGGCGGTTCTGGAACCAAGGATGATGTTCCATCAATGCTTATGGGTGGAGAATTTGTTATGAATAAAAAAGCCGTACAAAAATATGGCAATAAATTCATGGAGAAATTAAATAATGGTACGCTCTCTCATTTTGCCTCTGGAGGGGCAGTAGGAGATTTAGATAAATATAAAATATCTTCTGGTGGATTAGGAAGCCCATCTCAAACAACTTCATCATCTCCAATGCAAACTGGTCAAGGCGGTTTTTATATGCCCGGATATTATGGAGAGGGGACTATTTCCGGTAAAAACAATTTGCTTTCTTATGCATCTCAAGCTTATACATCTGGAGCTAAAGACGTAATAACAAGCGGAACAAATTTCGCAGGAATAAGTTTAGAAGGAGAAAGCGTAGCTTTAACTAATTTCGGAAGAACGCAAGGACCAATGGCTCAAGCCATTGCCGAATCAAAAGGTCAATCACTTGATCTATATGTACAACAGATGGAACAGGAAGCGGCAATTGAAAAAGCTAGAAAAGATGCAATAAAAGAAAGACAAAAAGCTTTAAAAACAGCATTAATAAGTGCTGTTGTTATGGCAGGTGTGAGCGTTGTTGGGAGTGCTGCTAGTAGTGGATATAATGCTGCCTCTGCCGCCGCAAAAGCTGATGGAGCTACAGGAATGGGTCAGGTAGGTGCTGGATTAAAAGGAATATTTAGTGGTGGGAATATCGGCGGAGGAATTCAAGCAGGTGGTCTAAAGAATTTATTCACTGGAAATATAGGATTATCTCAAGTTGGAAGTCTTAAAGATTATCAAAATTATCTATCTAATAACCCAAAAATAGCACAACAAATTTTAGGCTCATCAGATTATAAGAACATATCTGGACCAAGTGGAAGTTTGGACATTAATAGATTGGGGCCAAATAATACATTAGGTCTAAATAATACATTAGGACAAAATAATATATTAGGTCCAGATAATATGCCAACACAAGGATTACCTCTCCCAGAAGGTGATACTGATTATAATTATTCAGTATTGCCGAAGAAAGCTACAGGAGGATCTATCCCGCAAAGATCAGGCATAGATACTGTTCCAACGATGCTTTCAGGTGGAGAATTCATCATGAATGCTGGAGCAGCGCAGAGAATTGGCCCGGCTAATTTAAATGCTATGAATTCTGGGACATCTGATACTGGCAAAGACTCAAAAGAGCTTAATGATAAATTAATATCAAAACTTGACGAATTAATTGCAGCCTCTAAAGAATCAGGAAAAGGTGTAACTGTAAATGTAGCTTCTAATGGTAAAGAAGAAACAAAATCTGAAGGATCATCAGAACAGGATAAAAATCTTTCAAGAAAAATAAAAGAAGCTGTTATTAAAGTGATTCAAGAAGAAAAAAGACTTGGAGGCGTATTAAGAAGAAGTTAAAATGTTTGATGCTAATTTAAATTATAATTCCAAAGTTTTAATCAATAATCAAGAAATATTGGGTATTGATTCTATCAATATTTCATATAACCAAGAATTAAAAATATTAAAGCCTCTTGGCTATTCAAAAGGAATAACATCCCAAGAAGGAGACACTAAAAAAACAGTATCTATTTCTAGAAATCTGATATATAGAGATCCTATACTTAATTATACTGGAGTTTCAAAAATTTATGGGAGCATAATGTATGGTGAAAATAATGATAAGTACTATACATTTGAAAATGCATATCTTACTGAATACATGGTGAATTGTGCTGTTGGGTCTGTTCCTAAAGTAACTTGTAATTTTTCAGTATTTGGAGATATAAATAGTGAAGATTTATTATTAAATTCTGGATTTCAATTAATTTATGGTTCTTATACTTGGGATGAGGCGGTAATAGATGCCCAAAAAAGAGGAGGGAGATTGGCTGTTTTAAATACTGAAGAAAAAAATGATAATGTTCCACCTTATAGCCAAAGTATGTGGATTGGAGGCTCAGATGTTAGTGAAGAAGGAGTTTGGAAGTGGATAGATGAAACTATTTTTTTTAGTGGTGGATCTAATTACAATGGAAACTATTCAAATTGGGATGATGCGGAACCAAGTAATACATTTGGAGATCAAAATTATTTACAAAGGTATAGTAATGGAAAATGGGATGATGCAAGTGATTTATGGCAGAAAACTACATCTGGTTATATTATAGAGTATCCATCGAGTACTCCTCCTCCAATTTTTGTACCAAATCAAGGATCTATAACTATAAATTGTGATTATAGTTCAACAAATAGAGTTGTTGGATTTGATTATTCTTTAAAAATCAATAGAAAACCAATTTATGGGATTGGATATTTTTATGATTTAAATGCAAAAAGAAAATTAGGGCCAATTCGCGTAGAAACACTGCCTCCAATAGAGTATTCGGCTTCAGTTCAAATAGAACTTGATGAAGATTTAATCTCTAGTTCTTCTAATTTTATTTATTCTAAAGAAGACAAAAATATTAATATATCAATAGCGGGAAGAACTGGTAACATACTACAATCAATCAATATACCAAAAGCAAGTCTAATTAGTCAAGAATTATCAAGTTCTGCTGATGGAGTTTTAAAATTAACACTTAACTATAACGGACATTTATGAGTGAAGATCTTTTTTATAATAGAGATGTTAATTTATCTGGATTTATATCTCCGCAAAATCTTTCGGAATTTAATTTAACTCCTTCTTATGGATCTAAAGTTCAATTTTCTTCTAATAACATTTCATACGAGACGGATGATTCTTATTTTAATACTATACCATCTTCTATTAATAATTTAAGAGCTTCATTTGATATAAAATATGATGTTAATGAAATCGATGCACAAAGATTAGTTAATTTCTTTGAAGCGAGAAGTGCTATTATTTCATTTGAGTTTGTCCCAGATAATTTTAATGTTTATAGAAATTTATTAGGATTTTCTGATAATTACGCAATTAATCATATTAATGATGATAGATATGAGTTCGCTGTAAATATAGCTATTGATCAATCGCCAACTATACTAAATTGGTCTAATATGAATTTTTTAAATTATAATTTTCAAAATTATGAATTAGGCGTTCAATATAAAAAATATGATATAGTTTATATAGATGGAAATAAAAATAAATTAAATAATTTTTGGTATTGCAAGAAAGATAATTTAAATGTTTTAAATTCTAGTGAAAATGTTTTTCAAATAATAACTGGAAATTTTAGTTGGACTCAAGCTAGAGATGATGCCGAAAGAAGAGGTGGGAGATTGGCTGTTTTAAATACTGAAGAAAAAAATAATAAAGCCCCACAATACACTGGAAATGCTTTTAATTGTTTATGGATTGGAGCTACAGATAAAGATTTTGAAGGAGATTGGAGGTGGATAGATGGATCAAGAGTATTTGATTCGTATTCAAATTGGAATAATGGAGAACCAAATGATTCTAATGGTGAAGACTATGCATCAATTTATGTTCAAAATATGGGTCCGGCGGCAAATAAATGGAATGATCTTCCAGAAAGCCATGCTTCTATTGGTGGTTATATATTAGAGATGATTGAAGGTCCAGAATGGAGTCAAGAGTTCTTTTTTCAACCAGATGTTGGATTACAGAATGATGTAAAATTAAATGTAAAAAAACTCGAATTTAAAAATTCATTCCCTCTTAGAATTAAAACTAAAAATAATATCGCTCCGATAGATTTAAACTATAAATTTTCGAATATAAGCAACAAACAATTAACGTGTATGCTTCATTTTTTAGAAAATAAAGCTGGTTATAGAAGATTCAGGCATCAAATACCATCTGTATATAATAGACCAAAGCTTTTTACATGTCCACAGTGGACGCACACTTGGAAATATCATAATAGTAACGATTTAGAAGTCTCTTTAATCGAAGATACAATGGGAGTTATACCAAGAAATACATAATGAAAAGACAAATAATTAAAAGCGATTCAGCATTTGTTTGCATTACTAATCCTCTAGATAGATCAACAACTAGACAGAGGACAAACATTCTTTTTGATAGTGAATCATTCAATAATTGGACTCTATTAGGAGATAATCGGCCTACTATTACAGAGACAAATGTTAATGGCCCATTTAATACACAAACTGCCGAAAAAATAACTTTTGGAGTTAGTGCTAATAGTAGAGTTGAACAACAAGGAAGATCTATTTCAACCGCTGGGAATTATGTTTTTTCTATTTGGTTAAGAGCTGACTCTCCACAAATTATATATATAGGATTTAATAGTGCGGAACAAAGATGTGATGTTACAACAGAGTGGAAAAGATTTTTTAAAGTATGGGCCAACAGACCTATTGGTAGTATTTATCCTCAAATACAAAGAGGAATAGCGGGTGCAAGCCCTTTTAGTTTTTATGCATGGGGCGCTCAAGTTGAATCTGGTACATCGCCAACGAGATATATTAAAACAACAAATTCATCTTTAACCGTTTCTGAGTATCTTGAAAAACCAAGATTATTTTCTTTAGTGCAAAATTGTAATTTTTCAATTGAAAATGATAGACAAAAATTACGACAAATAGGATCTCAAGATTATTGTATTAATAATTTAATAAAAGCCCCTAATGTAGATCTTTCTTTTGATTATTATTTAAGTCCTTATTTAAATAATGAACTATTAATGGGGTTTAAAGGCGAAAACACTTTAGAAGAAAATGCTTTTGCAGATTTAAAAAAAATAAAAAATAATTTTTATTTAGTAATAGATAATAAAGACGGTAGAGATGGACTTGATTTAGTAAAAAAACAAGGATCTTTACCAAGTAGTTTTTCTGGTTTTGATGTTTTATCATTTGGAGATTCTTATTTAAAGAATTATTCATTAAATTTTTCAAATAATGCAATACCTATTGTTTCTGTTAAATATTCATGTTCAAATATGAAATTTGATAATTTGAATAATAATTTAGATGTATCAACACCGTCAATAAATCAAAATGGATCGATAAATACTTCTGGATTTTTTGATTTGCCTTCTTATTACTCTGGTTTAGTTTCTGGATATATAAGTGGAGATTTAAATAATAGAACAGAGTTTAATCCGCCTGTATCTTTATCTAATAATAGTATATTTACTTTGGAAGATTTACAAGTTGGTGGAGTCGCATTATCTTCTGGATCTCAACCTATTCTTCAATCATTTGGGTTATCAATAAATTTTGATCGAGTTGATTTATATGGATTAGGAAGTAATTATATTTTTAATAGAAAACTCCAATATCCAATTAATGCAAACGTAACAATAGAATCTTTAGTATCTGGATTTAATGCTGGAGAAATAAATAAATTATTTACAAATGAATCTGGATACAATTTTATTGTATCATGCTCTGATCAACAAAAATATACTACATCAAAATATAAATTTGAAAATGCTAAATTAGAAAATTTTAATTACTCATTAACGATAAATAATATTATGAAATTTCAAGCATCGTTTAATGTGGAAATTACAGATAAAAAAGGTTTTTATATCAATAGAAAAACTATTTACGCTGATAAATGGAATGATATTTATGATTTATGGAATAACTTAAATATAGCTTGGAATTTAGTGTAAAAATTATAGATTATGAATTTAGGACCAAATACAGTTAATTTAACCTATCAATATCTTTTAAATCTTTCTGGTAGTCATGTTACTCTTGGAAATGGAAACGATGTAAATGCTATTTCTTTTGGAGCTGTAAGTAATAATGCCTCTTCTAATTTATCTTTTATTGGGGGAGGTTTAAATAATTCAATAACTGGCGACAATTCTTTTGTTGGTGGTGGTCAAAATAATTCTTTAAGCGGACAAAATTCAATAATTGTAGGTGGATATTTAAATTCGACAAGAGGTGGTAATTCATTTATTGGTGGAGGTTCTTCAAATTATACAAATTCATTTTCCGCTATTGGTGGTGGTCTTGCGAATAGATTAACAAATAATTCATCATTTATTGGGGGAGGACAATATAATACTGGATCTGGATTTGGAGTATCGATTGTAGGTGGAGATAATAATAAAATATCATTAAATTCGGATTATTCTTTTATTGGGGGTGGTCAAAATAATCAAGTAACTGGTTATCAATCATCAATTGTTGGTGGTTTAAATAATAAAGCATTAGGAACAAGATCATTTATTGCTGGAGGAGATGAGAATGTAGCTTCTGGAGTATGCTCTTTCGTAGGGGCTGGTTATCAAAACCAAGCTCGTTCTGATGGATCAGTGGCGTTAGGTCAGAGATGCGTAATATATTCTGGCGATTTAGGAGCAGCAGTATTTGGAGATGGTACTAGTGCCAATTATAAATATTCTAATGGATCAAACACTTTAACTATTAATTATCTTAATGGAACATTTATTAGTGGAGCGACAACATTTGAAAAAAATCCAAAATTAGGAAATGCAAATTTTATAATAAATACTGGAGATCAAAATATTTCAGGAATTAAAAATTTCTATTCTAGACCCACTCTTAATGGAACGGGATTTTTAATTAGTGGAGACTCTCTTAGCTTATCATCAAACCAATTACCGTCTACAGTTGTATACACAACAGGAACTCAATTAATATCTGGATTAAAAAGTTTTGAATTCATACCAACTATTAGTGGTTCTGGACTAGCTTTAAATAATAATTTATTATCAACTGGATCTTTGTTACTAGATTTATCTGGAATGTGTGTTTTCAATACTGGAAACCAAAATATTTCAGGAATAAAAACATATTTAACAGGCGTTAATATAAATGGTGATTGTCAAATTTCTGGAAAAATTTATGTAGGCTCTTTGAATAAATATAGCGGAGTATCAACTTATTCTACAATAATAGGAGGAGCTGAAAATAGTATTTCAGGGGCGCAAAGATCTTTTATCGGGGCTGGACATAGAAATAAATTATTTGGAGATGATGCTGTTATCGCGGGTGGATTTAGCAATTCAATAACTGGAGCTTCTCAAAATATTATTTATTCAGCAATACTAGGTGGAAGCACTAATTCTACTAGTGGTGCTTATTCAACAATAGGTGCTGGGTATTTAAACAAAATACAAGGATCATATTCAAGTATTTTAGGGGGAGACACTAATACAGTTAGAGCAACAAAGTCGAACATAGTTGCAGGATTAAATAATTCTATTTTTGGAAGTTTAGAAACCAATGCATCATGTTGTTCGATTGGGGGAGGCTCTTCTAATGGAATTTTAGCTCCAACTGGAAATAGTACTACAATATCTTTCGCAACTATAGGTGGTGGGTTTTCTAATTCTGGGTTTTCTGGAGACCATATAACAATTGTTGGTGGAAAATCTAATCAAATATCTGGTGGTGATTCTGCATTTATTGGTGGAGGATTTAATAATAAAATATTAGATTCCACTAATTATTCATCAATTATTGGCGGTTCTAATAGCCAAATATATAAAGCAACTAATTCAACAATAGCAGGAGGAGCTACCAATTACATTTGGCAAAATGCAAGTTTAAGTTTTGTTGGGGGAGGGCAAAATAACGTATGTTATGGTCAATATAATTTTATTGGAGAAGGCAATTCTAATTCAACTACTGGTAGTTATTCAACAGTAGTTAATGGAAACTTGAATAAGGCTTCTGGAATATATTCTTTCATTAGTAATGGTTCAAGTAATCAGTCAATTTCAAGTTATTCAACCATAATCAATGGGAACGCTAATAAAGCTTCTGGATTATGCTCTTTCATTGGTAATGGGCTAAATAATAATATTTCTGGATCTTATAATACAATCCTTAATGGAACCAATAATTCAATTACTGGAACAAGATCAAAAATAATAGGAGGAAATAATAATATAATTTCTGGAGATTATTCTATATTAATTAATGGAATCTCTGGAAATATAAATTCATCTTATTCTTTTGGAATTGGAAGTAGAGTGAATATTGAATCTGGTCATTCAGGAGCTGCTGTATTTGCAGATTATCAAGATAGAGATCATAATTCAAAAGGTTCAAATACCTTATCATTAGATTATATTAGCGGCGTATATGTAACTTTACCAAGATTTAGCGGATTATCTAATCAATCTGGATCTTATGGTCAATTAGCCGTAAGTGGAAGCGGTCTTTATATTTGCACTGGAATAAATGGATCTGGATGGGGTAGAATATTCTTATCTTCTTTTTAATTTTTTTGATTATAATTTACTTTAAAATTTTTGCCCTCAAAAGATTGTTTTTCAAGCTGGTGTTTTGCTCCCATACGCTCTTTTGAATAATTTTCAAAATACTTTTGTTTAACTGGATCAATACCTCCAGCTTGCGATGCTCTTTTATCGCTCATTTCAGCGCTATAGTCTAAGAGATGCCCAACAGTGCCTTTCTTATCTCTTGTGCGGTCATTGAACTGCTTTGAGCTGAATGGATCTATCTGAGTATCCATAGCCATCTGTGGAGAGTAAAACACCCTTTTCCAATCTTCTTGTGTTCCACACTCTCCAGAGTATAAATGAATATCATTCATTCCTTGCATGATATCAATAAACTCTTCTGTAGATTCTCTGAAATAAGTATATAGAGGCATAATATTTTATATAAAAAAAGGGAGGTTTTTCAACCTCCCTTTTAAAATCAACCAACACTAATAGATACTTTGTCTTTAGATGATATCTTCGGTAGAGATAACGTTAAGATTCCATTTTCAAGTTTAGAAGAAATATCTTTAATAGAAACCAATCCATTAAGTTTAATTCTAAATTGATCATCTCCTCTTTCATTATTTTTTGCATTGATTTCTAAAATTTTATCATCAGCAAAAATGGAAACATCTTTTTTTGAAAATCCGGGAAGAATAACTTCAGCAGTAAATCCTTGTTCGGTATTTTTAATAGAGATATTTTGTTGATTAATTTTTGTAGTACAACCATAAGAGGCTGATCCGACTAGTTGTTCAAGTAATGTACTCATGTATTTTATATATTAGCAATTATCGTGCAAATCAATTTCCCTTATAAATACTAGCTAAAATAGCGTCTACAGTATTGGAATAAGACATATTGTCGCCCAATTTTTGTCCTAGTGTGTTAATTTGTCCTACTTTAGTTTCAGCTAATTCCATTGCTGCAATCGCTGATTCTTCTGACCAACCATAAAATGTTCCCTGATTAAACTCAGCTCCTTTTTGGAAGAAAACTTGATCATAACATTCGAACTCTCCTTCTGGTTCAATTAAAATACTATTTTCAGCAGTAGCCCAATCTTTATGTGAAGTAGCATTAAGAACTACGCTCCATTTACCAAGACAGGTAGCATTAAATGCAGGAAGATTCCATCCTTCACCTCCGCTTAATCCTGTAAGATCAATATCGATAGCATTAAGCAGTTCATTAACTTCTGAGTTTTTCTGTAGATATGGAAGAAAATTAATATTAGTATATCTTTTCCCTTCAAGCACTCCTTGAATTACTGCTTGCATATCTTCAGGTTTAAAGAATGGATTTGTCACACAACAAGTAAGTTGATACTTATTGTTGTTTCCATATTTTTTCGCCCACGCTTGAATAATTCTTCCAGTATGTTTGCGTTTTTCAAATTTACCCATTAATCCAAAATGGATAACATCATTTAGATATTTCTTTTGGGTATTAAAAAACGTTTTATCAAAACCTAGAGGAACATAATAACAATTATCACAACCCTTTGTAGTAAATTGTTCTTGAGAGTATCTTGAACTAAAAAATACAGTATCTTGTAATTTTGCCAGCGCTAATTCAGTATCAGTAGGCTGGTTACATTCATAAAATGTAAACAAATGCTGTTGAGATGTTTTTCTATTTTCAGAACCATTGAGATGCCAAAGCCTAAAAGATGGAATTTCTTTTTTAAGAAATTTATATCTATTATCGATAGATTGTTGAAGGAAATCAGTAAAATCTTTACTTAAATCATAAGCTTGGATATCTACATTTCCAACTGGAAATAGACCCACTTCAACGTTTTTATTCTTTAATTCTTTAAGAATATTTACGGCAACATTCCCAAGACTTAAAGAGTTAAGTGGAGCTTCTACTAATAATTTCATAAATTAAAATGGCACATCTTCCTCGCTAGAAAAAGATGACTTGGAGTTTGTTTGTTGTTTTGAATCTCCTTGAGGTTGACCATCCTTCTTTTCTCCTCCATTGCCGCCTAAGAATTGGATGGTATTTGCACGAATAAAATGCTTGCTAGCCTTCTTTCCGTCCTTTTCCCATGTATCCATGCATAGTTCTCCTTGAATAAGGACTTCTCGCCCCTTCTTGAGGTACTGTGAGCAAACTTCTGCTTGTCTATCCCAAGCTTCAACATCAATGAAGTTTTTGGTTTTAGCATTTTGCCCAGAAACGCAAACACGCATCTTGCAAACCTTTTTGTCACTTCCAATTGTCTTGAGTTCTGGATCAGATACAAGATGGCATACTGTTACTATTGTGTTATACATAATTTATTTCTTTTTTGTGTTTATTGATAAATTTATTGTGAATGTTAATGCATCCCTGAATACTCATTTTCATTTCTTCAGCAATGATTTTCCATGCAATGAGTTTATTATTATCGCTATTATAGCGCATGTCAATGATTTTTTTCACTCTTTCGTCGGTTTCTTCTTCTAAAAGCTTTCTGAAACCTTCTAGAGCTTCCTCTTTGTCTATTTCTCCTATAAAATCTTCGCAATATGGTTCAATAAAATTTAAATCATCATCGATATATGATTCTTTTCTTTTTTTTAATTTATTAATAGTATTTAAACATTTCCATTTTGTTTCATTCGCTAAATAGGTAGAAAATTTTGTTTCTCTCGAAGCATCAAATTTCAAAGCAGATGAATAAATTGTAAAGTTTTTATCTTCCATTATTAAATCTTTATCTAAAATAGTTGTTTTTCCAGAAGCGAATCTTCCAACCATAGTAGTATAAATCCCAGAATGACGATTTATAAGTTCTATTAAACTTTGTTCATCATTTTCCTGTTGAATTTTACAAATTAAAGACAAGTCGCTTTCCATGATTCAAATCTTTCTTCTGTTAATATACTGTCTAATACTTCATTAGCTAATGATTTAAGCAAATCATCATTATTTGATGAGAACCAAGTGAAATTATTATCTGCTTCTTCAGAGATTTTAATATTATTTTTTAATTCATAATCATTAGCTGGCTCAACCAATGAGCCATCTTCAAGAATTCTTGACAAGAAGATCACCTGTCCTTCATTATCTCTAACCCATTTTAATTCATTAGGGAATCTAAGGTCAGTAATAATAGCGACTTCATTAGAAGTTAATGAATCTTCTAATTGCTTCACCCAAACAAGATCATCATTTTTTCGTCGAACTTCAGTACCCCAAAAAACAAGGAAAGGTCTAATAATATTTTTTTCATTATCGTTTTCAGTAAAAGCAGATATTCCTAATGTTTTTTTCAGGAATTCATCTGTTTCTTGTTTTAATTGGCTAGCAAAAGAGTAAGTTTTTGCATTAATTCCATATTCTTTAAGAATATATACAAGATTTTTGCCTAATGTATCTTTTCCTGATCGAGCATTTCCTCCGATTGCAATAATATTTTTATTAATGTCCATAAGTGATTAAAAATTAATATATTAAATATATATAATTATGTCAATTAAAAAATAAAATATAACGCGAAGCACCGAGAATCGGTTATTAATATAATATTAATTTATATTCGTAAATCGTTATCTTTATTCGTAATCGTTTATCTTATTTAAAGAGTAATCGTATAAGAATTAAATAAGATATTTTATTAATTTTATTTGTGAATCGTTATCGAAAAAAGAATAACGTAATCTGTAAGAATCTTCAATTATACACACTTTTATTTTTAATGTCAAGATAAAAAGTTTTTAAATTTTCAACTTGCCAATCTTTTGATTCCACCTTATAGTGTAACTATAACGCTATGATATTCGAAGAACAAATCTCAAGAAAACCAAATAAATACCCTTGGACAGAACAATTTATTGAAGCCATGCATAATGGTTTTTGGACTGATAAAGAATTCAATTTTAAAAGTGATGTTCAGCAATTTAAAGTGAATCTTTCTGATCAGGAAAGAGAAATTATTGTCAGAACACTTTCTGCCGTTGGACAAATTGAAGTCGCTGTAAAAACATTTTGGGCAAAACTTGGAGATAATCTTCCTCATCCAGCTCTTCAAGATCTTGGGTATGTTATGGCTAATGTGGAAGTTATTCATAATAACGCTTACGAACGCCTTCTTAGTGTGTTAGACATTGAGGATATATTTGAAGAAAACTTGAAGCTAGAGTGGATTCAGGGTCGCGTAAAATATCTTAGAAAATACACCCATAAATTTTATAAAGATTCTAAAAAGCAATATCTTTATGCTTTGATTCTTTTTACTTTGTTTGTAGAGAATGTTTCTTTATTTTCTCAGTTTTACATTATTAATCATTTTGCTCGTTTTAAAAACGTCATGAAAGATACTGACCAACAAGTTAAATATACTCGTAATGAAGAGAATATTCACGCTTTAGTTGGAATTAAAATTATCAACACTATTCGTGAGGAATATCCAGATTTATTTGATTCTGAGCTTGAAGAAAGAATTGCTCATGAAGCAGAACAAGCATTTGAATCTGAAAGTAAAATTGTTGATTGGATGATTAATGGTATTGATGAGAAATCATTATCAGCCCCAATTCTTAAAGAATTTATTAAAAATAGAATCAATGAATCATTAATTCAAATTGGATTCAAAAAAGTCTTTGAAATTAACCAAGATCTGCTATCATCTACTACATGGTTCGATGAAGAGCTTTTGGGCAATAATATGACTGATTTTTTTCATAGCCGCCCAACTGAATACTCTAAGAAAAATCAATCATTTGGAGAAGACGATCTATTTTAATTATGACTAACGAATACTATTGGCTAAACAAAGATTCCAGAAAGTTTCTGGAAAGAGGATATCTTATCGAGGAAGAAACTCCAGAACAAAGAATTATTGATATTGCAAATACTGCTGAAAAATATTTAGGCATTGATGGTTTTGCTAAAAAATTTGAAAGTTATATGGCTAAAGGCTTTTATTCTCTCTCTTCTCCAATCTGGAGTAATTTTGGACGCAAAAGAGGTCTTCCTATTTCTTGTTTTGGATCATATATTCCAGATACTATGTCAGGAATCCTTGGTAAACTTTCTGAAGTTGGCATAATGACAAAGATGGGTGGTGGAACATCCGCTTATTTTGGAGAGCTTCGCGGAAGAGGCACTTCAATTAATTCTGGCGGAGAATCTACAGGTTCAGTTCATTTTATGGAACTTTATGATAAGCTCATGAATGTAGTTTCGCAAGGCAACGTTCGTCGCGGATCATTTGCTGCATATCTTCCTATTGATCATCCAGATATTGAAGAATTCCTAAAAATCCGTGGGGATGGACACGAAATTCAAGAAATGTCAATTGGAGTGTGTGTGTCTAATGAATGGATGCAAAAAATGATTGATGGAGACAAAGATCTTAGAAAGATTTGGGGCTTAGTGATCAAGAAGAGATTTGAAACAGGATATCCATATATCTTCTTTTCTGATAACGCTAACAACCAAGCTCCACAAGTTTATAAAGACAAAGGTTTAAAAATTAATAATTCAAATCTTTGCTCAGAAATCTTCCTCTCTAATCAAGAAGATGAATCATTTGTTTGTAATCTTTCTTCTTTGAACTTGGAAAGATGGGACACTATGATCGGCACAGACGCTATCGAAACTCTTGTTTATTTTTTGGATGCAGTTATGTCTGAATTTATCGAAAAGACAGAAGGGGTAGCCTTCATGGAGGCTCCAAGAAAATTTGCCATGAACCAAAGAGCGTTAGGCGTTGGAGTCCTTGGGTGGCACTCCTTGCTCCAATCAAAGCTCATTGGCTTTGAATCAATGGAAGCTAAACTTCTAAATATTGAAATTTGGAAGACTATTCGTGAGAATAGTGATAAAGCGACTCAAGAACTAGCTAGTATTTTTGGCGAACCAGAACTCCTCAAGGGTTATAATCGTAGAAACTCTACAACGCTCGCTATAGCTCCAACCACTTCAAGTTCATTTATTCTTGGTCAAGTCTCTCCGTCAATTGAGCCTCTTAATAGCAATTACTTTACAAAAGATCTTGCTAAAGGAAAGTTTACATACAAGAATCCATACCTTTCTAATCTTCTTAAAGAGAAGAATATGAACACAATAGAGGTGTGGAAAGATATTCTTTCTCATGGAGGTTCAGTTCAACACCTCTCATTCCTTACTCAAGATGAAAAAGATGTATTTAAAACTTTTGGAGAAATTTCCCAAAAAGAAATTGTTATTCAAGCGGCTCAACGTCAAAAATATATTGATCAAGGACAAAGCCTCAATATCATGGTTCCCGCAAGCACAAAACCTAAAGATATCAATGAATTAATGATTTTTGCTTGGGAGCAAGGAATCAAAAGTCTTTATTATCAGCGATCAAGCAATCCTTCGCAAGAATTAGCAAGATCAATTAATACATGTTCTACATGTGAAGCTTAATAAAAAAAGTGTAAGCACAATATAATGGAATTTGATTTTTCTGATAAAATAAAAGAGTTTTTTTCTAATTCTTCTGAAGCTGCTCGTTCGGGTCCAAAAAGTGACGCTCAAACACCAGCTAAACCAGAAGAAAGAAAAGGAGGATCATCAAAAAATAAAAAAGATTCAGCGTCTTCAGGAGAATCATCTTCTATTACTTTTTCAGAACAAATTACTGTAGCTTTAAAAAACAAAGTAAAAGAACATAATGAAAAATATGATAAAAAAGTTACTTTATCACAATTAAAGAAAATTTATCGTAGAGGTTCTGGAGCTTTTTCATCTAGCCATAGACCCGGAAAAACCAGAGGTCAATGGGCGATGGCCAGAGTCAATATGTTTTTAAAAATGGTTCGCGGTGGATCAGTTAAAGATTCTTATAAGAAAGCAGACCAAGATGTTGCGGAAGGTCATGATTTATACTATATAGAAAGAGATGGTGAATCTTTTTGGGAGTTTCAAGATATTGAATTTGATTTGGCTAAATTAGATTTGATCTATGCTGGAATAGAAGTTTGGAATCAAGATCAAGAAGCTGAAGATTTAGAATTTTCTGATGCAGAAAAAAAGACACTCAATAAACCCTTTAGACTTCCTAGTGGATCTAATAAGAAATTTGGTGTTTATGTTAAAAATGACAAAGGTAATGTTGTAGTTGTTAAATTTGGTGATCCAAATATGGAAATCAAACGTGATGATCCAGCAAGACGTAGGAATTATAGAGCTAGACATCAGTGTGATACTAATGTTGGTCCAAAATGGAAAGCAAATTACTGGTCATGCAAATTCTGGAGTTCAAAACCAGTATCTTCTTTAGCTTCTGTCGAAGAGTTTCTTTTAAGCGATGATGATGGATTAGAGTGGAATTGGGATGAATCCACATTTGTCTCTCAAGAAGATCTTTTTGTTGAAAATCCAGACTTACAAGAAGTCAAAATATTTATTGAAGAAGAAAATATTTAATTTATAATCATGCATTAGCATGAACTATAGAGTATCAGTAATAGTATCAATCTTTAAATCTAATCAATTTATTGATCATTTCTTACAAGATATAAGAAGACAGTCTATATTTCATGAATGTGAATTTTTGCTATTAGATGCTGGATCTCCAGATAACGAATATTTATCAATAGAGCCTTATCTATCTTATCCCAATATTAAATATATTAATATTGGGAATTGTTCTGTTTATGAAGCTTGGAATAAAGGCATAGAATTATCTAATTCAGATTTATTAACGAATTGGAATACTGATGATAGAAGATCTTATAATTCTCTTCAAAAGCAGGTAGAGTTTTTAGAATCAAATTTAGAATCAGATGTTTGTTATGGACAGACAATAATAAGTTATAAAGAAAATGAATTTTTTGAATTCTGCCAATCTAAAGAGGTTTATCAAGCATTAGATGGGACTTTGGAAAATCAATTAATCCACAACTCTCCACACTGTCTTCCTGTATGGAGAAAATCTATTCATGATAGATTTGGTATATTTAATACATCATATTTTTCTGGTGCAGATTACGATATGTGGTTTAGAGTATTAAAGGGGGGTGGTATATTAAGTAAAATGGATATTACATCTGGTTTGTACTATAGAAATCCATTAGGAGTTTCTAGCAATCAAAATACTTTACAAAAAGCAATAAATGAGGTACTATTAATTAGAAATAAATATCAATGAAATTTTTTACATTTTATAGCGATTCTCATAAGCATTTATTAGATCTTTTTTTAAAATCTTTTTTTAAAAATTGCAATTTAGATTTAATTGTTAGAAAAATAGAGCAAAAATGTTCTGGAGATTACCATTCTAATGGATGGCAAGAATCAATGATCAATAAAATACAATATATTATTGATAGCTTAAATCAATGTAATGATGGTGAAATCATGATACATTCAGATTGTGATATTTTAATATGTTCTGATATAGATAACTATATTAAAGAATCATTAGATAATAATGATATATCATTTCAATGGGACTCTACTGGAGTATGCATGGGTTTTTTTGCATGTGTTAAAAATGATATAACAATTGATTTTTTTAATAAGCTACTATCTAATCTCTGTTTTCATATTGACGATCAACATTGTGCAAATTCATTATTAAATAGTATAGAGTTTTCTTCGTTAAAATGGAAATTATTTGATTTACGAACTTATACAATTGGAATGGAAAATAAAATGTATTCACAAAAAGAATCTTTTAATATCCCTTCTAATATGAAAATATTTCATGCAAATTTTACATTAAATTTAAAAGACAAAACGGATTTAATGAACTCTGTATTTAATTTCTTAGAAGAAAAAGAGAATTTACTAATTCCATATCCACCTAAATATGCAACATATCCTCCATATAGCAATGTAAAAGATTATATAGAACATTCGTTTTTTGATTTTTATCATACAAATATTAAAAATTTCAATCTAAAAGAAAGAGAATATATACCAGCTTTTTGGACTACATTATATAATGATAATCATAAAATTGATATTCAATTTATTTTAGATTCTTTACCAAAGGATAAAAAATATTTTACAGTCATTCAACACGATGATGGAGTAAAATATAATTTGCCGCCAGATACATTAGTATTTTCATGTACTGAAAATGGAAACGGTAAAATTATTCCAATCCCGTTAATAACAACTGAATTGAATATTGAAAATAAATATCAAAATAAAGATATTTTATGTTCTTTCGTTGGATCAATGACTCATCCAATTAGACATAAAATTTATAATTTATTTAAAAATAATAATAATTTTCTTTTTTCTATTAAAAGTTGGAACCCATTAATATCTGAAAACGAATTTAAGAATTTTATAGAAATTACAAAAAAATCAAAATTCTCATTAGCTCCTAGAGGCAATATAAGATCTTCATTTAGGTTTTATGAAATACTTCAATTAGGATCAATTCCAGTTTATGTATCAGATCAATTTTTTACTCCATTTGATGATGAAATTGACTGGAATGATTTTTGTATTTTAATAAAAGAAAATGACATAGATAATTTAGAAATTATATTAAATAATATTTCTGATGAACAATATAATAAAATGCTTGAAAATGGCAAATATATATATAAAAAATATTTTACTATAAATTCAGTATGTAATAAAATTTTAAATATATTATGAAAAATATATTTCTTAATCCTAATTATTTATTACAAAATGGGCCAAACGCCTCATTTGGAAATCATATATTACATTTAATGTTTTGTTTAAATTTGAGTGAAAAACAAAATTTAAATCTAAAAATACCAGTTGATTCAAATCTTGATAAAATATTTTATTTAGAAGAGTATAAAGAATCGATGCCAAACAATGTCGTAAATATTTTTTCTGAGTTATTTGATGATGATTTAAATACTTATAAAGCTCAAGATGAATCTAATTTAATAAATTCTATTAATTTGCTATATAATAAATCAATAGATTTTCCAACAAATTCCATTTTAAATGGTTGGTTTTATAATTGCCCACTTTATCCAACAAAAAAAATATTTAATAAATTAATTATCAAAGAAGAAGTAAAAAATTATATCTACCATAAATATAGCAATTTATTTGAAAATGATTCTATTTCTATGCATTATAGAGGGACGGATTTTCAATATTATTACTCTAAATTATTTGGAGATATTAGACTAGATCTGACATATTACATTGAATGCTTGGAAAATATGATAATAAATTATCCTTGGATTAAAAATGTAAATATATTTACAGAAGATGGATCTTTTATTAAAAATTTAAATTTTTTAAAACAAAAATTTCCAAAATTAAATTTCTCATATATCAATAATGAATTTCATATAGACTGGTTATGTCTTTTTTTTAGTAAAAATATAATATCATCAAATTCATCATTCTGTTCTTCGGCATCAGCTTATAATAAATTTATAATATACCAGCCAGATAAATACATGCTAAAAAATACAAATTATAATTTTAGCTTTCCAACTCAACCATTTTTTTTAAACTCCAATATCATATGAAATTTTCTCAAATATTTAAAGAAAAGTATTACAATAAATTATTAACACCTAACAATGGAAATCCAGTAAGAAATAGAGCTGATTCATTCTTAAAAATTTTTGAATTTCTTGAATTAAAAAATAAAAATTTTTATACAATAATTGAAACCGGATGCATGAGAGCGTCTTTTGGAAATTTATGTTTTGGTGATGATGGATGCAGCACATATCTATTTGATGAATTTATTAATCATTATAATGGTCAAGTGCTATCCGTAGATATATCTAAAGATAATTGTGAACACGCTGAAAAAATGGTTTCTAAAAAAACGGAAATAACCGTTAGCGACTCAGTTAAATTTTTGTGGAATTTAAATATAAAAGAAAATATAGATTTTGTTTATTTAGACTCTTTTGATGTTGAAATACATGATCCAATACCATCGCAACTGCATCATTTAAAAGAGCTTTGTGCATTAATAAATAAATTAAATAAAGGAACCCTTATAGTTATTGATGATCATGATGCATTTTTTACAGATGGAAAGATAGGCAAATCTCAATATGTAAATAAATTTATGGAAGACATTGGAGCTAAAAAATATTTCGAAGGATATCAAATTGGATGGATTTTATGAAAAACGCAATAGTTTATTTATTAAATAATTCAGAAGAAGATAAAAATCATTTTAAAATTAGTTTAAATAATTTAATTAATTTTTATCTAGATGATTATCCATGTGATGTAATATGTTTTCATGAAAAAGACTTTTGTAAATATGAAATAGCTAATTTAATTAAAACTTTTAAAATTAATTTAATATTTCAAGAAATATCTTTTGAAATTCCAAATTATAATGCTGATATTTTAGCGGAAATACCAGAATACTTTCCTCACCCACAAGATTCAAATCATATAGGATTTTCTATGGGATATAGACATATGTGTCGTTTTTTTACTGGAGAAATTTTTAAACAAGATATACTTAAAGACTATAAGTATATTTGGAGATTAGATACTGATTCATTTATTTTAGATAAAATAAAATCAGATGTATTTTTAGATATGAATAAAAATAATTCTATTTATGGATACATTAATATACAACATGATCATCCAGCAGTAATAAAAGACTTATGGGAAATTTCAGAAAAATATTTCAAAAAAATTAATAAGGATAAAATTTTTAATAATGAAAAAGAATTTCATTATAGAAGAGTTTTTTATACTAATTTTGAAATTTTTAATTTAGAATGGTTTAATTCGAGTGAATATCAATTATTTTATAAATATTTAGATGAAACAGCAGGTATTTATAAATATCGTTGGGGAGATCATATAATAAGATATATAGCTTTAAATTCACTAGAAAATAAGGACAAGTTTTTATTTTTCAAAGATATAATATATCAACACGGAAATATTTATCATAACACAGAAATTATAAATACTTATTAATCGAATACATCTATCCTTCAAGGAGGATGGCGATGATTATAAATTTAAGAAAATATATAGAAAATCAAATAGATAAAATGATTATACTGTATAATAAATAATGAAAAAAATAATTATTACAGGAGTTACAGGGCAAGACGGAAGTTTTATGGCTGATTTTCTTCTTGAAAATACCGAGCATACAGTTATTGCTGGAGTTAGAAGATTAAGCGTTGTTAATCATAAAAATATAGACCATCTTAAAAATAATCCAAGATTTAAATTAATTGATTTAGACATTACAGATTCACAAAACGTAGAGGAAGTTATTCGTATCGAACAACCAGATTATTTTATTAATTTTGCTGCTAATTCATTTGTCGGTAATAGTTGGACTATGCCAGTTAATCATATGAATACAAATTGTATGGCAGTTCTATACCAATTAGAAGCTATCAGAAAGTTTGCTCCGAATTGCCGTTATTATAACGCAGGATCTTCTGAAGAGTTTGGAGATGTCGCTTATGTACCGCAGGATGAAGCTCATCCTCTTCGCCCAAGAAGCCCTTATGGAGCATCCAAAGCGTCAGCAAGACACCTTGTCAAGGTTTACAGGGAGTCTTATAATCTTTTTGCAATCCAAGGTTGGCTGTTTAATCACGAAGGCACTCGTAGGGGAGAAGAGTTTGTTACTCGTAAAATCACAAAATCAGTTGCTCGTATTAAAAATGCAATTGATAATGGACAAGACTATAATTCTCTTGAGCTTGGCAACTTAGATGCGAAAAGAGATTGGAGCGATGCTGAAGATTTTATTAATGGAGTTTGGTTGATGTTGAATCAAGATTCCCCAAAAGAATATGTTCTATCATCCAATGAAACTCATTCTATTAGAGAATTTGTAGAGTTAGCTTTTTGGTATGCAGGTTTGAATGGATCATGGAGAAATACTACCGGACACCCAGAAGATGAAGAGTTTATCGTCAATAGTAAAACCGTAGTAAAAATTAATCCAAAATTTTACAGACCAGCAGAAGTAGAGCTTTTATGGGGAGATTCAACTAACGCTAGAGCGTTTATTGATTGGGAACCCAAAACAGACTTTAAAGGTCTTGTGAAAAAAATGATTGACAATGACATTGAAGAGCTTAAAATAGGGCGTGGCTAAAAAGAAAGCAAAGAAAAAAATCAACAAGAAAGATATTCTTTCTAGACTGACGCTTGTTCCCACGAAGGATAAGCGTCTTTTTTATATGCGAGAAATGAAGATTTTAAATGATCTTTGTGAAAGATATTCTGAAGAATTTATGAATATTGTTTCTTTCGACCAGAAATTTGAATCTCTCGCTTATATTGTATGTGATAAATTAAAGATGAAGATGGATTTAAAATTTACAGCATTTAACTTTAGGGTTGACTCTAGCAAGTATGAGAGTTATTCTATTGGAGACAAGATAGGTGAAGACATAGAGGTAAAACAAAGAAAAAAAACAACAAAACAATTTTTAAATGAGTAAAATTAAAGAAGAAAAAGTCAGCAAAGAAATTCCAAGTTCGCAAAGTGTTCTTGGTTCTTTTTTGAAAACTAATAAAGAAGATCATTATAATTTTGAAGATGAAATTGACTACAAAGTCTCTAGCGGATCTCTTCAATTTGATCTGCAACTGGGAGGTGGATTTGGACCCGGACTGCATCGTTTTGTTGGTATGAATGAAGGCGGAAAGACTTCTGAGTCATTGGAGGTTATGAAGAACTTTTGCAATAATCTTCCAAATGCCAAAGGCTTTTATATTAAAGCAGAAGGAAGGCTATCCCCAGAAATGAGAGAACGATCTGGAGTTAGATTTGTCTTTTCGGCAGAAGAATGGGTGGCTGGCACTTGTTTTGTTTTTGAAAGCAATATCTATGAAACTGTTGTAGATGTAATGAGAGAGCTTGTTGCTAAGAATGACGAGAAAACAAAATATTGCTTCCTGCTTGATTCTGTTGATGGACTCATCACAAAAGGTGATCTTGATAAATCATTTGAAGATAGCAACAAGGTTGCTGGTGGCGCGGTTATTGCTGCCAATTTTATGAAGCGACTTTCTATTGCTTTGACTAAGCGTGGTCACATGGCAATTTTTATCAGTCAAGTTCGTGCTGATATTAAACTAGATCCATATTCGAAAGCCCCAATTCGTCAGACTAGTGCTACTGGAGGAAATGCTCTTCTTCACTTTGCAAATTATATTGTAGAGTTTGAACCTCGTTATAAGGGCGATCTTATTCTTCAGGATTCAGCTAATAAAACTATTGATATTAAAAAGAATCCAATTATTGGACATTTTGCTAAAGCAACTATTAAAAAGTCACCTAATGAAAAAACCAATATGACTATTACTTACCCCATTCGATATGGTCGTAAAAATGGTACTTCAATTTGGGTGCAAAAAGAAATTGTTGATCTTCTTTATGCTTGGGAGTTTATCGAAAAAAGGGGTGCGTGGATCAAACCTGTTGAGGAGTTTAAAGAACTTCTTGTAGAGAATGGCTTTGAGTTTCCAGAAACTATCCAAGGAGATAATAATCTCTTCAAAATTATTGAAGATGATAATAAGCTCTGTGAATTTTTAGTTAATTACTTTAAAGCATCAATTAATAATCTAAACGCATGAGATTTATAGGCATTAATGGTCGAGAATTAAATCTTAAAAATGCTAAAAAATATCTAATAGATTGGAATTTAAAAAGCAGGAGCAAATTTCAATTTGAGGTAAAACAATTTCTTCAACCATATTGGCAACATGACATTGTTTTTGAAGAATTTAGATTAGTTGGAACACGATTAAGTTTCGACTTTTATAATGCTAATAAAAAGATCATGATAGAAGTGCAGGGCGCACAACATACTAAATTTATAAAATTTTTTCATGGGAATCGCCTTAAATATTTACAACAATTAAAAAGGGATGATAAAAAATATGAATTTTGTCAAACCAACAATTTAAAATTACTAGAGATCTATCCAAACGATCATGTTTGTTTAGAGTTTTTTGAAAGCCAAGGAATTTATTTATAATATGGAAGAATTTGAACCAGACGAACAACCAGAATTTAGCATCCCAGATAGCTTAGTTAATAAACTTTATGAATTGAGTGGTGATTCAGATAAATATAAAGGATTAATTATCGCGTGTGTCACTGAAAAGGGATGCCCAATGATTTATTCAAGATTCGATTCAGTTATCACTGAACTTGGTCTAAAAAAAGCAATGTCTGATTATTTAATTAGGACAGATAGCGATAGTGAAATGATTGACGAATAAAGCTTGCATACCTTAGATAGAACGATAGAATAACTACGAGATGATTTATAACTTCGAAATAGAAAAACAACTCCTCGCTGGGCTTATTAAAGAGTCACAGCATTTTTCACAGATTTCTAATTTTATTGATGCATCTGATTTTTACTCTGAGCAGAGTAATCTTCATAGTGCTATTTTTACAATTATTAAACAAGCTATTGATGCTGGTGATGAGATTGATGAGATTATTATTGCTCAAAGAATCAATTCTATTGGTTTATCCTTTGAAGATAATCTAAACCCATCTGACTATATCAAGTCTTTGGCTTTAAGAAAAGTTCCAGCAGGTAATTTAGTTAAGACAGCTAAAGAGTTGAAGAAATTCTCTATCCGTAGAGAGATTTTTAATTCATCTCAGGAAATGGCAAAGGCAATGAAGTCTATGTCGCCAGAATCTTCATATCAGCAAATTGTTGAGTGTGCAGATGGTATTTATAATTCCAAGATTAATCTCTATGAGATCGGAAAGGATGTCCCTGAGAATATCTATGCTGATATGGAAGACATCATTGAAGAACGGGGTAATAATCCTATTACTGAATTTGGAATGATGGGTCCACACCCAAAGGTTAATGAGATTTATGGATCGCTTCTTCGTCCGGGAAATATTACAGTTATTGTAGCTCGTTCTGGAGTGGGTAAGACTCAGTTTTGTATGCACTACGCCACTAAGGTTAGCGCTAAATACAATGTTCCAGTTCTTCACTTTGACAATGGAGAGATGAGCAAGGAAGAGCTTGTAATGCGTCAATGCGCTGCTCTATCAGGAGTACCAATGCATCTGATTGAAAGTGGTAACTGGCGTAGGGCTGGGCAAGAAGTTGTAGATAAGGTTCGCAGTGTTTGGTCTAAAATTAAAGATCTTCAATTCTATTATTATAATGTTGGTGGTATGGATGTAGACTCAATGATTGATACCCTCAAGCGCTTCTATTATTCCAAAGTTGGCCGTGGCAATCAAATGATTTTCTCATTCGATTATATTAAGACTACTTCAGAATCTGGAGCTGGAAAAAGCGAATGGCAAACTGTTGGTGAGATGGTTGATAAGTTTAAGAAATGCATTCAGAAAGAGATTCTTGAGGATGGTAATCCAGTTATCCCAATGATTACTTCTGTTCAATCTAACCGAAGTGGTATTACTAATAATCGAATGGCGGCTAATGTTATTGATGATGAAAGCGTTGTATCTCTTTCTGACCGTATTACTCAGTTCTGTTCTCATATGTTTATTCTTAGAAATAAAACCGCTGATGAGATCCAAACAGAAGGAGTTCGATTTGGTACTCATAAGCTTATTAATGTTAAAGCTCGACATTTGGGAAAAGATATTGCTGGCGCTGTTGAGCCAGTTCGTATTGGAGATGCACTTCGCAAGAATTTTGTTAATTTAGAATTTGCTAATTTTAATATTGCAGAATGTGGTGATTTGAGAGATATTGCTAAAGCTCTAGAAGGAGATCAAGAACTAGAAGATTCAGATGACAATGACGACCTCCCCAACTTCGATAGATTCTAATAGCATTAAAGAAGTGTTAGAATCGATAGGGTACAAACTTATTGATTGTGGCAATCATTGGAGAACTAGTGCTATTTATAGAAATGGCGATAACAAAACAGCAGTTCAGATTTACAAGAATACTGGAGTATGGAATGATTATATTGAGAATAAGGGATCTAAACCCTTAGAGGCTTTGATTCAACTTACATTAAAAGATGATAAGTGTAAATTAAAGACCATACTCAGCAGTATTCAAAAAGGCGAAACTTATACCTATACAGAAAACAAAGAATTAATTGAAATGGAAAAAATTTATCCAGAATCCGCGCTAGAAAGATTGTTTCCTAATTACAATTTTTATAAAAATAAATCAATTTCAGAAACTACTCAAAAGTTTTTTAAAGTTGGTCTTGCTGGTGTGGGACAAATGTATCGCAGGATGGTTTTTCCAATCTATGATGAGAATAAACAAATTATTGGATTCTCTGGGCGAAAAGTAGACAATGAAAATGATTTCGCTAAATGGAAGCATCTTGGCAAGAGAAAGAATTGGGTTTATCCAGCATATGTTCCAGCCCCTACAATAGTAGATGAATATATTGATCAAGCTAAAGAAGTTATTCTTGTAGAGAGCATTGGTGATAGTATGGCATTATTCGATCAAGGCATTAAGAATTCTCTAGTTACTTTCGGTCTTGGTATTAATCCAAAAATCATTTCATACCTTAGTGGCAAAGAGATTGATCGAATTATTATTTCCAATAATAACGATTCAGAATCAGAAAAGAATCATGGACTTATTTCATCCATTAAGATTTTCATGAATCTTAGTAAGTTTTTCGACCTTAATCAATTAGTTATCAAGCTGCCGCCAAAGCCTCATAATGACTTTGGAATTGCTCATGAAAGCGGATATAATCTTAAAGACTGGCTCTCACAGGAGATTGACAAAGATAAGCAAATAAAAGCTATTCTAAGTTTTGTTGAAAAAAATCCCATGCTTTTCAATGCTAAAGATGTAACTAAATTTTCAAAACTTTGTAATGACCGAGCCTAATACCCCACTATCAGCATCCAGAATCAAAACACTGCAAACATGTAGTTGGCTTTACTGGACAAATTATAAACTTAAATTACCCAATAAAAATAATCATGGTAATTTAAGGGGCAGTATATGCCATGCTATTTTTGAAAATCTTGGCAATCCAAAACATAAGCATCATTATGATTCGATTGTAAAAGCTCAAGATATCTTTGCGTCAAAGCCTATAGAAAGAATGGTGATGGCTTATGTAAAAAAATACAACATTGCTGACCAAGAAAATGTTGATCTTATTAATTCAATGACAGTTGAGGGGTTAAACTTTGATTTCTTCGGTGAAGAGGATAAAGAATTGTCTCAAGCTCTTAGCGAAGAAAAATTTGATTTAAATATTAATGAGGATGGCAAAAATTATAGAATCTTAGGTTTTATCGATAAACTATTCCTATTTAAAAAACAAAGTCGAATTCTTATTAGAGATTTTAAAACTTCCAAAGGAGTTTTTGAAGGTAAAGAAGCCTCAGATAATATGCAGGATTTAATGTACAGTCTTGCAGTCAAATATTTGTATCCAGAGTATATTAAAAGAAACTCAGAGTTCTTATTTATTAAGTTTGATTGCAGAGGTAAGGGTCATTTAAAAATGGATCAACTTTCAGATGACGAACTTGAAGGTTTTGAATATTTCTTAACAGGAATACAAGAAACGCTTAATAAGTTTACTGAAAAAACTGGCAAATCTAATTTTGCTTATGATAAAGGTTATCCTGCAAAGGATGAGGGATTCGCTGGTAAACTAGTTTGTGGCAGGGCTGATTATGAGGGGCATCTTAAAAAAGATGGATCATTAATGTGGCATTGTTCATCAAAATTCCCATTCTTTTATTATCATATTTTTAATAAAAACAAAGAATTTGTAACTTCTATTAGAGAAGAAGAATTTTCTGAGAAACTAGTTCCAGAAGGTGGAAATTTTGAAATGAAATACTACGGAGGTTGTCCTAAATTTCAAAAATAAGTTAAAATTTTACTTGTCCAAATTTCGATAGGGGTTATACTGAACGTATGACCCCTATTATTCCAATATGGAAAAGCACTTATTCTATCGGGAAGTCTATTTTGACTTTAGACACTTCGGAAGAGTCCGAAGGTCCAGATAGCATCATCACTATTTGCAACGATCACAATATTAAAACCCTTGTATTGGTAGAGGATCGTATGACAGGCTTTATTAAAGCTCACAACGTTTGCAAAGAAAATGATATTCAATTAATCTTTGGTCTAAGATTAACATGCTGCAATGATGTTTCTGATGAATCAGCAACATCAAATCATAAGATTATTATCTTTTCTAAGAATGATAATGGATGCAAGTTATTGAATAAGATTTCATCTCATTCTGCAATGAACTGCAATAATAGAATTGACTTTAAATATTTAAATTCAATTTGGGAAAAAGATGATGTTGATTTGGTGATTCCGTTTTATGATTCATTTATTTTTAATAATCAGATGTATCTAGCGAACTGCGTTCCTGATTTCTCAAGTATTAAGCCTTCATTCTTTTTGGAAAACAATAGCCTTCCTTTTGATGCTATTATCGAAAATCATATTGACCACTTTGCTTCTAGTGGATATGATTACAAAAGAAAGCGTGTTAAGTCTATTTATTATAAAGACAAAAAAGACTATGCAGCACTTCAAACCTATAAGATTCTTTGCAATCGTAGCTTTGGAAAAGCGGCATCTTTATCAAGCCCCAATCTCAATCACTTTGGAAGCGATGAATTCAGCTTTGAAAGTTACCTAGAACAAAATGCAAACTGATCTACTTAGATTCGATAAACAGCAAAAATATATTATTTTTGATAGTGAGACTGAAGGTTTAAACTTAGTTCATTCTAAGCCTTGGCAAATGGCTTGGATTGTCGCCCAAGGAGATAAGATTCTTGAAAAGTTTGATATTTATATCAAGTGGGATGATCTTAAAGTTTCTGAAGGCGCAGCGAAAGTCACTGGATTTTCTCAAGAATATTATGAAAGAAAAGCTATAGATGCTACAGAAGCATTTAATAAATTTTCTAAATATCTTTACGATCCACAATATAAGCTTATTGGACAAAATGTTCTTGGCTTTGATGTTTATATGATTAATATTTGGCGTAAGCTAATAGGTTTAAAGCCCGACTATTCTTTTATTGATCGTATTATTGACACTCGTTGCCTTGCTATGGCTATCGCTAAACAAATTCCAGTGCAAAAAGATAATTTAATTAGCTGGCAATATAAACTGCTTAATCATCGAGATAGAACAGTTAAAGCTTCGCAGTTAGCTCTCTTGAAAAAATATGAAATTGCATTTGATGAACGCAAACTTCATGATGCGCTCTACGACGTAGAAATGACTTATAAAATCTTTAAAAAACAACTCTTTGAAATCGAATTATGAATTTTTCTGACTATAAAAAATATGATACTCCATTTCCAGTTGGAGTCAAACTGCCTCAAATTAAAATTGAAAAGAAATATTATGATTATGTCGGATGTTCCGAGGATCAATCTAATTTTAACTTTCTTCGTAGACTCTGCTATAAAGGTCTTCTAGGCAGAGGAATCGATAAGAAAGATAATGTTCAAAAATATTATGATCGTTTAAAAGAAGAGCTTTCTGTTCTCGATGATCTTGGGTTCATTGATTATATTCTTCTGAATTGGGATATACTTAATTACTGTAAGGAAAATGGAATTCCTACTGGTGCGGGTCGTGGATCTGCCGCAGGATCTCTAGTTCTTTATGTTATTGGAGTAACTAATATTGATCCTATTCAATATGACCTTTTCTTCGAGAGATTTGTCTCTAAAAGTCGCGCTAGAAAGATTGAACATAACGGAGAAATCTATCTTGATGGCGGACTTCTTGCTGACGTAGACAATGATATTTCATATGATCGTCGCGCAGAAGTTATTGATTATATCAATCGCAAGTACAAAGGTCGAACCTGCAAGATTCTTACGTTGAATACCCTAAGTGGTAAACTCTGTATTAAAGAATGCGGCAAGATCGTAGATGAACTTTCAGAAACTCAAGTTAATGAAATTAGTGATTCAATTCCAAAGAAGTTTGGCAAGGTCGCAAAGCTTGATGTGGCATACGAAGAGAGTGAAACGTTCAAGAAGTATGCTGATGAATATCCTAAGTCATATAATATTGCTAAAAAACTTGAGGGTCTAAATAAGAATACAGGCGTTCATCCTTCTGGCATTTGTATTAGTTTTTATGATGTTGAAGATATTATGCCATTGCAAAAAACCAATGACGATTCTTTGGTTTCTGGTTATGATATGAATGATGTCGCAAGCCTTAGCGTGAAATTTGATATTCTTGGTCTTCGTACATTATCTGTAGTGCATTCTGTTTGTAAAAACATCGGAATCAATGTAGATGATATTGACGTTCAACACCCATCTATCTACGCAGCTTTAGCTTGCCTAGAGCAGCCACAGGGACTCTTCCAGATTGAAGCAGATACCAACTTCAAAGTATGTAAGCTAATCGCTCCACGGAGCCTAGAGGAGCTTTCTGCTGTTGTAGCTATCGCTCGACCCGGAGCATTAGACTTTAAGGATAGGTATGCTGATTATGTAAGGACTGGAGACTTTCAATCTGTTCATCCATTCTTTGATGATGTCCTTAGTTATACAGGCGGCATTCCACTTTATCAGGAGCAGTTGATGAAGATGGCGGTAAAAGTCGGATTCTCTCTTGATGAATCAGAACAACTTCGACGCATCGTTGGCAAGAAGAAAGTGGATCAAATGGGAGAGTGGAAAGAGAAGATTTCTAAAAAAATCGAAGAACATAATCTTGATTCTGAAATTGCAGAAGTTCTCTGGAAAGTTGCTGAAGATTCTGCTAACTATTCATTCAACAAGAGCCACAGTATTTCTTATGCTAATCTCGCCGCAATCACAGTTTATCTCAAATTCAACTATCCGCAGGAATTCTTTCTTGCTCTTTTAAAATTTGCAAGATTTGAACCAGATTCTCTTGACGAGATTCGTAAAATATCACAAGAACTATCGTTTTTTGATATCAAACTACTTCCTCCTGATCTCAATAAATCAGATATTGATTTCAAGATAGAATGCAAGAACATCCGTTATGGATTAAATTGCATTAAAGGAGTATCGGATAAGTCGCTAGAAGCTCTACTGGAGTTCAGAGAAGGTTCGTTTTCTAATAAGTATGAAGCGTTCATGGCGGCAAAACAATCTAGTTTAAATATTGGTTGCTTCTCAGCTCTTATTCAAGCTGGACTGCTTGACTCATTCGTGACTAAAGATCGATGTAAACTCGTGTTAGAGGCTCAAACGTTTAATATTCTTAGTGATAGAGAAAAGAGAAATATTGTGGAGCTTGGCGCTAAATACGATTATGACATTCTTCGCTGTATTCATGAATATCAAAAAGATTCTCTTCCTGCTGATGATAATAAACCACTATTTACTGCCAAGAGATTTGAGACATTCAAGAAAAAATATGAGCCTTATAAAAGCATCTATGAAATGAATAGGAGCCACATTAAGTTTGCTAATTGGTTTTTTGAATCAGAGCTTTTAGGTTATAGTTACTCTTATAATATCAGACAAATTTTTAGTGGGTATAACCATACTGATTTACTTTCTTCTCAACAGATCAAAGGTGTTGAGCCTAGAGGCAATATCCAGTTCGTGGGCGTGATTACCGACATCATGAAGAGAACAAGTTCCAATGGAAACAAATACGCTAGAATGGATCTTCAGGACGATGTAGGTTCTGTTTGTGGATTATTTATGGATAGCGCTAATAAAGAAAGATTGACTGAGTATGTAAACTCTGGTAAAAAATTACCAGTCAAAGATAATATTGTCATTATCACAGGGACTAAGGGGGACGATATTATTTTTATTGATAAAATCACAACTCTTGAAGACAAAATCTATATGAAACTTTCACAACTTAAATAAGTGTAAAAAATATGATGGGAATAAATAATTTCAATTTAACACCAAGAGCTAAAAAAGCTTATAAATCAGCCAAGGAATTTGCAGTAGAATATTCGCATGGCCGCATCAACAATTCACATTTATTTTATGGGTGTTTATTAAATTTATCTGAAGATCTAACTATGATGTTAGAGATCAATGAAATAATTATTGAAGACATAGATTTCAAATCTTTAATTATAAAATATGCTAAAAACAATCCAGATGAATTTTATGATGAAATTTTTAAAAGTTCTTGGCATAAAGAAACAGAAACAGTAATTTCTTATGCTCAAAAACTTTCTGAAGTTTATGAACATGATTATATTGGGATAGAACATATTTTTTATTCTATTTTAGAAAACTCAGATGAGTTTTGCGCTTTCCTGTCAAAAGAGAATATTGATACTAATGAATTTAAAAAAATCATTAAATCTCATATTGAATCTTTTTGTGAAGTGGAAAAATTACCACAAGAAAAAAATATAGAACCAAAAGAAGTATCAAAATTAAAAAATCAAGAACCAAAGAAAAAAGCAAAACCATTTGAAAAATACTGTACTTTTTTAAATGTTAAGGCTCTTTCTGGAGTGTTTAATAATATTTCTGGCAGGGATAAAGAAATCAACGAACTCATTGAAATTCTTTCTAAGAAAGTCAAAAGTAATGCTATTCTTATTGGAGAAGGTGGGGTAGGAAAAACAGCAATTATTGAAGGTTTAGCGCAAAGAGTTATTAATAATAACGTACCAGCTAATCTTTTAAATGCAGAAATATACAGTGTTGATCTTGCATCAATGATTTCTGGTACTAGATATAGAGGAGAATTTGAAGAAAGATTTAAAGAACTTATTGAAGCTGCATCAGAACATAAGAATATTATTTTATTTTTTGATGAAATTCATAACATCGTAGGAGCAGGAAGCTCAGAGGGTTCGTTAGATGCTTCAAATATGTTAAAGCCAGCCCTAGCTAGGGGGAACTTTAAATGTATTGGGGCAACAACAAGCAATGAATATAAAAAATATTTCGAAAAGGATGGCGCAATGAAAAGAAGATTTGACGCTATCTCTATAGAAGCTCCATCTAAAAAACAAACTAAAGAAATCATCTCTAATTGTATTGAGGATTATGAATTATTTCATCATGTTCAGTATCCATCAAAAGTGATTGATGCTATTATTGATCTTTGTGATAGTTATATTCCTCATAAAAATTTTCCAGATAAAGCATTTGATATTGTTGATTTGGTTGGTGCTAGGGTAAAAATTAAAAACATTAAACTTCCTGATGAAGTTCAAGATTTACAAAATTATCTTATGAAGAAATTATTGCGTGATGAACCATTCAATGATGAAGAAGATGAATTCACATGTGAAAATGCTTTAATTTCTTATGTTGAAAAAATCAAAATATTTAATGAAGACTTATTTAAGAAAAAATTCACAATTAAATTGTCTGATGTGATTGAAGTCATTTCTGAAAAAAGTGGACTTTCTAAGAATTCTATCTCGATCAATATCAATGATTTCTCCACATTCCAAGAGAATATTGAAAAAGAAGTTTTTGGCCAATCTAAGAATATTGAGCAAATTACCGATATTTTATCATGTGCTAAAGTAGGACTTAATGATCCAAATAAACCATTATGTAGTTTGTTTTTTGTCGGACCTACGAGTGTTGGTAAAACATATACTGCAAAGAAAATTGCAAAACATTTTTATGGTAATGAGAAAGCTTTTATTCAAATCAACATGAGCGAGTATCAAGAGAAAACAGGCATAAGTAAATTGATTGGGGCTAATGCTGGTTATGTTGGTTTCGAGCAAGGAGGACTTCTTACTGAGTTCGTAAGAAGCAATCCTAATTGTGTGGTTCTTTTTGATGAAGTTGAAAAATGCGATCCAGAAATTCTAAATTTGCTGCTTCATCTTCTTGATGAAGGCTATGTTAATGATAATCTTAATAATAAAATTTCATTTACAAATTCTATCGTGATTCTTACTAGTAATATTGGTCATGATAAAAAAGAAAAAAAATCAATGGGCTTTATTAATGATACAGAAGAACCAGAGACTATTTATCAAGACGCTGTAAAAAAATATTTAAAGCCAGAATTTGTTGCTAGAATTAATAATATTTTAGTATTTAATGAACTATCCAGCAAAGAGCTTGAATCTATTGTTTCTATTGAAATTAAAAATATTCAAGAAAAATTAAAAGAAAAGAATATCAAAATTAATTTTCACCCATCAACAAAAGAATCCATTTTAAATAAAATTAAAATCGACAAACTTCATGCTCGCAATATTAAGGATCTTGTCCGTTCTGAGTTTCAAGTTCCAATTTCTAAATTTATAATTAAAAATTCAAAAAATCAAAAAATTTCAGTAAAAATCATTGACAATAAACTGAAGATCAGCTAATATCTATCTATATGAGTAATACAAATACAACAAACAGTAAGGTGCTAAATGCAATTCGTGAGAGCAAGGGTCGTTTCTTCGGTATTTATACCAAGCAAGGAGAATCCATTAATGCTCAACTCTCTAGCGAGAGTCCATCGTACATGGTTATTTATGACCGCAACAAGAAGGCTCATCGTCGCCTAGCTAAGACCAGTCTAATGGGTATTAAGATCTCTGGACAGACAATTGGTCAGATCATCTAATAATTATTTAATAAACATCAACCGTATAAGTAAGCCCCATTGAAAAATGGGGCTTATTTGTAATAATAAATAGTGAACTTATCTAGTATTTTTGAACAAAATGCATATCTATCTAATGGTATTAGTGAATGCAGTGATGATGAAATTAAAATTATAGAAAAAATTTTTTCATCTTTAAAGAATCCAATAAATGTTATAAAATCAGAATTAATTTCTATTGATAATGAATTCGATACTTATAAAATCACATCTAATAATCAATTATATACTTTAAAATTATCACTAGATGAAGACTGTAAAAAAATAGAATACGAAAGTAAATATTTAAATTACATAAATCCACTTATTAGGCCAAAATATCTTCATGATGGAAAGATAAAAATTGGAGATAATATTAGATATATCATCACATCGTATGAAGATGCAGAATCAATAAATGAAATTGGTAAGGGTATTTTGGTAGAAAATTTTGATAATTTTTGTTATTCATATTCAATAATGCAAAAATCAATGTCTTTAATTAAAACCCACAAAGACGTTATGGATGATTTTTATTTATATATTGATATAGAAAAAAGATTCGATAAAGAAGTTTTGAGTGATATAAAAAGCCATACAGATTTAAATAATATTTTAAAATGTTTATTAGAAATAAAAACAGACTTACTTAGGGTCGTTTCCATTAAAAATATAAAATATAATCATATATGCCACGGTAATTTAAATTTAAAAAATATTATTTACAGAGACAATACTTTTAAATTTATTAATTTCGAAAATAGTTTTCAAGGTCATTGCTTTATTGATTTTTGTGAATTGATTATAGAGATTGGTGCAGATAGAGAAACAGAAAAATTTTTATTTGAAAAATTTTGTAAATATTTAAATATTAAAATAGACGCAGAATCATCTTTAATTTATAAAGTTTGTTATCAAACTACAATAAGAAAAAAAATCTTGGAATTCATTGTGCAATATCTGGAAGATACATATGTTTATGAATCCTTTAGAAAAAAAGAAATTTTTAATTTATGTCAAAAATTTATTTTATGTTACGAAAGATTTTATGATATTTCAGCTTTTCAAAAAAATCGTGATTTTTTAACTAAAACAATAATTGAACCTATATTAAAAGACGAAACTTTATAGAATAAATTGTTTATAAATTTATAATCTTTCATAATATGCATTTATACAAACCAAACTCAAGTAATACTGGATCAGCATTTGGATTTCAAATTGGACTCGGAAGTAAAGCCAAAGAGCCTAATGTTTATATTACAGCAATTCAACAATTTTCTTGGAATGATAAAACAAAAAACGGTTCTTTTTCGGAAAACTCTAAAAATCCTGAAAAATCAATTTCATTAAAATTAAATGAAAACGAATTGGGAGGATTTATTTATGCTATCGAACAATATGCTGAATTCTCAGCCTTTCATACTTACGAAGAAAATAAAACTGCTATTTCATTCAAGCCTTATACAAAAAAGAATGGACAAAAAGCTTTTTCATTTTCTATAATTAGAAACTCTGCAAATAAATTTGGCATGGGAGTAGAGATGTCAGAAGCTTATGCTCTTTGCCAATTTTTCAAATTCGCTTTAAATGAAATCTATTATTTTAGACAACAAGCAAATGCAAAATAAAAAAACAATTTTAATTCATTCTAATTTTTGCAAAGCTTTCACTGGTTTTGGTAAAAATAAAAAAAATATTTTAAGATATCTTTATTCTACAGGTAAATATAATATTGTAGAAGCAGCAAATGGTCATCAATTAAATGATCCTCAAATAAAATCTGTACCTTGGGAGTGTTATGGCACTTTACCTCCTATGTCAAAACTTCAATCAATGGCTCCAGACCAACAAAGATCTGCTGGGTATGGTGGGGAAGTAATTGATGAAATAATAAAAAAAGTAAAACCAGATGTTTATATAGGCATTGAAGATATATGGGCTTTTAATGATTTTCATAAAAAAGCTTGGTGGAATAAAATTAATTGTATGATATGGACGACATTAGATAGTCTCCCGATATTACCACAAGCAATTGAATCTGCTCCTAAAATAAAAAATTATTATGTATGGGCATCTTTTGCCGAAAAAGCATTTAATAAAATGGGTTATGATCATGTAAAAACCCTTAGAGGTTCAGTAGATACCCAAAACTTTTTCAGATTAAAAGATGAAGAAAGAAGTAATCTTCGCCAAAAATTTAATATTGATCAAGATTCTTTTATTATTGGTTTTGTTTTTAGAAATCAATTAAGAAAATCTGTGCCTAATATTTTAGAAGGATTCAAAAAATTTAAAATTTCTAATCCAAATTCTAAAGCTAAATTATTATTACATACTCATTGGAGTGAAGGTTGGAATATACCCGATCTTTTGAAAGAAAAGGAAATTAATCCAAATGATATTTTAACTACTTATTTTTGTAACAAATGTAACTCTTACGAAATAAGACAATTTACAGGTCAAGAACAAAACTGTAGATCGTGCGGTTCAGAGAAATCATTAAATACAACAAATATTAGTCATGGAGTTTCTGAGAAACAATTAAATGAAGTTTATAATTTGATGGATGTTTATTGCCACCCATTCACAAGTGGTGGTCAGGAAATTCCAATTCAAGAGGCTAAATTAACAGAATTAATTACTCTTGTTACTAATTATTCATGTGGAGAAGATAATTGTACTATTGACAGTGGAGGTGTTTCTTTGAAGTGGCATGAATATAGAGAGCCGGGAACCCAGTTTATTAAGGCATCTACCGATGCAAATAGTATCGCTTTAGAAATTGAAAATATTTTTAAAATGGATAAAATCCAAAAGCAAAAAATTGAAAAAATGTCAAGGCAGTGGGCTATCGATAATTTTTCCATTGAAATTATTGGTAAAAAAATCGAAGACATTATTGATAATATGCCAGATATTGATTTTTCTTTTAATGATGATGATGTTTTATTGGATGAAAATTACAAACCAAAAGATAATCTATCGAAAGATGAATTTATTATTGATCTATATAAAAATATTTTAAAAGAAGATATTGATAAAAATTCTAATGGCTTTAAATACTGGGATTCCAAATTATTGAATAAAGAAATAGATGCGAATGGATTGCTGAATCATTTCGTGAGTGTCGCAAAACAAACTAATCAACAAAATAAAAAAATAGAATTTGAATCTTTATTTCATGGAGATGATAATAAAAAAATTGCCGTAATCATCCCCCAATCAGAGACAGATGTTTTATTGATTAATTCTTTAATGAAGAATTTAAAAAAACAATATTCTGATCATAATATTTATATTTTCACCAAAGAAGAGTATTTTCCATATATAGAAGACAACCCTTATATATATAAATGTTTTCAATATTCAGAAATATTAGAAAATACAATTTTCTTAGAAGGATGCGGAGATCATAAAGGTTTTTTTGAAATGGCTTTTTATCCTCATACCACAACACAGAAAAGTATTTGTTACGTTCACAATGGCAAAAATAAAAATCAATTTTCATTATTAGAATAATATGTCACATATCTTAGAAGAGTATGCTAAAAATTTAGGAGTTTTAATTTCGGAACCAATTATTTCTGAACATTATTTCCCAATAAAAGAAAATAAATATATTGTTATTTATTCTGAAGAAAATATCCAATCAAAACATTATAAATACTATAATATAGTATTAGATCTTTTGCGTCCAATTTTAAATTCTCAAAATATTCAAGTTATTCAAATTGATGTTAAAAATAATACAATTACAGGAATAAACAAAGGTATTTCTAATTTATCATTCAAACAATACGCATATATCATATCAAAATCAATTGCATATATTGGTTCTGATAGTGTGTATTCGCACTATGCAAGTAGCAAAAAAATACCTATTATTAATTTATTTGGTAATATCTACCCATCTATATCCAATGGATATTGGTCAGATAAAAAACAAAAAATAGATATACCAGCACCATGGTCGGGAAAACCATGTTTAAATTTATACGATCCAAAATCAGAAATTAATTTAATTAAACCTGAACAAATAGCTCAAGCTTTTTTAGATCTTCTTAATATTAAGAATAAAATTAATTTCAAAACAATCGAAATTGGTAATTTATTTTTAAATAAAATTTACGAGGTGGTCCCAACCAGTTTCCATGATATTCAAGTTCAAAATGATGATATTATTTATTTAAGAATTGATTATGGATTTGATGAAATAAGCTTCTTGCAATATTGCAATAAATATAAAGTTTCTATTGTTACTGAGCAATTAATACAATTATCTACATTGGAAAAAATTAGAAATAATGTTAAAAAAATATCAATATTTCTTAATAAAAATTCTGATACTATTCCTGAAAAATATTTTGAAATACTAAAAATATGGGGAATTGCTTTTCAAATTTTAATAAAAGAAGAGAATGATTTAGGCTTTGTAAAAAATAAATATTTTGATCAAAATGTTAATTTATACGAATTTAATTCAGAAAAACCTAAAAACATTTCGACAAAAACACTTTTCTTTTCTAATAAAAGAATTTTTAAAGATGGAAAACAATACGCGAGCAAAGCTCATTTAGATTTAAATAAAAATATGGTTGACAATAAAATGAAAATATTAGATACTAATGAATATTGGAAAGACCAAGAACATTTTTATTTTTATGAGCAAGATTAAAAAAACAGAAGATCCGCAAATTACAGAACAATCAGAAGAAACCAACTCTTCACCGCCTCCATCTTTTCATCAACTCTATAAGAGGAATGAATGGGGATTGATTGAGAATACTAATTATCATTTTAATGATGATGGCTCAGTTAATTGGCGCAAGATGATTAAGGATGAATTCCTTTACCCAAATAAAGGATGGTTTGATATCCGCAAGAAAGAGATGCCATCCTCTGTTGATGGTCTTAAAGACAACCAACTTCTTATTATGCTTGGTGGCATTAAAGAAATTGCGAAACTTCGTGGGTTTTCTTCTGTTTCCTATGAAGTCAATCATGTTAATGAAAATTATGTAGTAGCCAAGTGCCGAATTGATTGGATTCATAATTATGAGACAGGTTCTAAGCATTTTGTTTCATATGAAGATGTTGCCAATGCAACACTTGCTAATACGGATGATTTCTGCGCGAAGTTTCTCGAAACCATTGCTTGTAATCGAGCATTTGTTCGTTGTGTTCGCAATTTTCTTAATATTCATATCGTTGGAGCAGATGAAATTGATAAATCAAAGAATTCATTCAGCCCATCAATTGAATCTTCTGGATATGAAAGCTCTATTGTCCCTGTAACACCAACAGGCATCCTTGAGAAGACTCTCCGCGAGAAGTCTGGCATCACAGATTTCGAAGGCTTCAGAGCGATCCTCAGAGAATTATGGACTACAGAGAAGTATCGCTATGAAGGAATTAAAGATTGGAAGAATTTTGAAGATATCCCAGCTAAAGAAGCTAGAATCCTACTTCCTTTGATTAATAAAAAATGATTAAAAGAATTTTAAATCCTGAAGATTTTAAACAATTAGCTGATGATATTTTTTCATTACATGAATTTGAAAATGAAAATCAAGGGCATTTCTTTTTAAAGCATAATAAAGAAACAATCAAAACTTCATTTGCTAATAAATATTTATTGGCTTGGGATATTTTTGTATGGGCAAACCATAATGGTCAATCGTATGATGCTGTTATTATTTTTTTAAATGACAAAAATGCAAAATTTAATGAGCAAATTTTCTCCGAATATATTTGGCTTTCAAAAAATCCAAAAGTTGGATATAAATTATTTCAAGAAGCTACAAAATTTGCTCGACAAAAAGGTTTTAAATATATTATGATGAATAGAGTGATGAAACATCCACATTCTCATGGGGTAATGAAATTCTATGAGAAAATGGGATTTATAAAAGATACAGAAACATTTATAGCAGAATTATGAGAAATACAACCGCAAAAAAATTGAGAAAAATAGTTGGAGATATTAGCAATCCAATTACTCGCAGAGTTTATAGAAGACTAAAGAAACAATATAATCTTGTTCCACAGGATAGTCGAGCCATCTTTATTGAGATGACCAAAGAGACTCTTAATGGAGAAAAATAATTGGAGCAATAAAAAGATCGGCGGCTTTTGGATTAAAAAAACAAAAGCTGACCGACAATATCTTTCTGGAGTTATTGAAATAAAATTAAAAGATGGATCTACTCAAAAAGTAAATTTATCTGTTTATAAAAATGATTTTAAAAAAGATAATAATCCAGATTTTAATATCTATCAAATAGATACCTTTTGAATTTTATAGAAAGAACTTGGATCAGTTGGAGAGCTTTCAAAATTAGAATAATCATGACGAGCTGTTAAATAAATATTTTCAGCATCATCATGAACTCCAAAGGATATAAAATAATTATCACTAATACTATATTCAGTAAATGATAATCCAGTTCTCATTATGTCTTGTCCTGAGCTATTGTCTACAACTAATAATTTAGAAGATGCATGATGGTTTAATTGATCATCAAATCTTGTAAGATATTCATGTGCAAAATATGATCCATTTTTAATAGACTGATCAATTATCATTGGTTCGAATCCAGTAATAATTCCAGTTATTATTTGTGTTTGAACAATAGCAGCACCATTTGAAATATTTAATTTATTTGCAGATGTAATACTTTCAGGAACAGGCGCTTCATATTTACGGTATGGACCAATTTTCCAAGGATATCCAGCTTTTATTTTACTATAAGGTAAAATAACAAACCAATAATCTAAATTTGATTGAAAATTAGAAGGATCTAAACTAAACTCGTAACTTTTATAAGAATTTGGAATATCTATTTTTTTAATAAAATTTTCTTCATTTAATAAAACATTACTAGATGTACTTGCATAAATATCAAAATAATCAAAATTAACATAATTAGGATCATTTAAAAAATTTATATCAAAATTTATTCCGCCAGTAATGCTATCACCAAATTGTGGTAGTCCATTTTCTTTCAATTCATAAGGCATTGAAAAATCTATAGATTTAATAGATTCAAGACCTGTAGATCCATTTCCACTATAATAAAAACTTACATTATATCTTCCTGTATTTAAATAATTATGATATAAAGAAAATTCATACAAATAACCATCTATATTTTCATAATATGGTATTAAATATTCATCTTCTGTATCAGTAAAAGCATGGATTACATTTCCATTAAATACAGAATCACCAAATCTTTGTAAAATTAATTCAGAATTTCCATCGCCCCAATCAACAAAAATATTTTCATTTTCTGATTTGGCAAATGTTATTTGTGCATTTACATTTATATCATACGCATCTAATAAAGCATTATATTTATTAATATAATATGCATTATTTGTTACTGCTTGAACATCAAAACCTTCATAGTTATATTTATATGGTATATACGATTGAAAACCTATTGGATCTTCATTAAGCCAATATCCATTACTATCTGTTACATATATACTTTCAATTTCTAATTGATTTGAATAGACTTGAAAACGAGATACATGTCTATTTAAATTTAAATCAAGAACTTCTAATTGAATACCAAAATCAGGCTCATAGAATCCAAAAACTTTTATATTATCTTGTTCAGTTAAAGTAAAAGTTTTTTGAAATGAATTTTTAATATAATGATAAGAAACAGTATTGCCAAATTTATCCAAAATAGATACATTTACGCCTTGAACAAATGGATTTTCTGAAACATCATTAAAAGATGTTAATGGTTTTTGATTTTGATCAAATAAATTTAAATCGAATGTTACATCTTTATTATTGTGAATAGCTATACCACTAGCTACTAAATTCAAATCTTCTTCATCAACAATAAATGAAGGAGGAAATCTATAAACAGGTTGTAAAGAATATGGACTATAATCTATATAGTCATGCACATAATCCCAGTTATTGATGACATCAATAGTATTATTATAATAATTATCGTAATTGTAATAGCTCATGATAAGATACTTAAAGATGTGATGTACGCTCTATCTTTTAAAACTGCATCGTTATATAGTATAAATATTCCAGAAGAATTAAATTCTGAATCAAAGTATTTAGTGCTATTAGTTTTTACACCTTTAGCTTGTACAGATAAAACATAATTTCCAACTGATGGGGCATAAAATGAAGCTCCAGATGTTTCAATTGGGAAAAATTGTTCTATTGAATAACCATTGGCTTGTTTTAGTCTTACGTTATAGCCTAGACATTTATTGCTATCGCTTGGGAAATAACCAGTCCAATTTCCAGTTATATATAAATTTTTTGCATCATCATATCCAGTGATCAATTTAGTTATTATAGGAGATTTTAATGTCTCAAATGTTTGATTATTAATGACTTGGCTAGCTGTGTGGCTATATGTTGAATTTTGATTTTGAATTGATTGATAATTTTCTATAAAATTATATTTACCAGTATTAAATAACGAAGCAGTTACTAAATATTCGTTTGGATTTTGTTCTTGAATATTTAATACTTTATAAATTTGATCATCAGCATTTTTTCGTTGAAAACGATAAACAGATCCTTCTGGGACGAGAGGTAATAAAGCGAAATTTTTATCAAGTTTATCAATTAATAATAATGATCCATATTCCATAGATTCAAAACCAGTAATTTTAAATTTACTAATATGAGATGGACTAGTCAATTCAATATCCGACGGAAGTAAACCTCCAGTTAAATACAATTCAGTTCCATTTATATTTCTAAATTTAGAATTAGGTCCAGTAAGTTGCCCATTTAAAGCTGTAGCAAATTTACTTCCTCTCCTATCTGCTACTGCTGTATTATAAAAATACCCATAACCTCTATTCACATCATCAAAATTAAAATCTTCAGAATCAAATATGAAACGACCATTTGAGTCTAAAGCGTATGGATTTCCCACCCCTAAAACCCATCCAGTATATTGAGTTGAAAAATAACAAAAATTACTATTTCTTCCTGTATATAGAGCATACTGCTCTTCAAGAACGGATGGGAATTGTGTTTTGAGTTTATCAAAACCAGCAGTATAACCAGAAAATCTATAATTACCAGTTAAATAATCATAAGTCGGAGAAGTCCAACCTCCTTGGGTTAAAACAAATGAATCTAATCTACTTCTTTTGGTATTCACTATAGCCCTTAAATCATCTCTAGTTTGATGTCCAGTTGGCGTATAAACAGTAATATAACTTTCATAATCTGTAGTATTTAATACATCATTAGTTCTTATATATCCATTATTAGAATCTATATCTAAAATACGTCCAAAATTAGATTTTAAACTTTTTAATTCATCTTCAACTATAATTAAATCACCGGGCCTACATAATAAAGATTCTAATCCAGCAGAAAATGTTACTGATTGATTTTCTTTGATAGTTTGAAATAATAAATGTTGAGCAATTCTTTTTGCCATAGCTGGAGATGATACTCCTATAGCATTAATTGTTTTTTTAAATATACCTCTTTTTCTTATATCTTCTTCATCTTCTGCGAATTCAATTTTAGTTTGAAAGTTTTCAAATCTATCAATATAAGTTACTTCGATAGTATTAAATTGTTCATCTCTTCTGTAATTTGCGTAATTAAAAAATCCATCTTTTATATTTGAATTAGTAAATAAAGCGATAGGAGTTTTGGGTCTATCATCTACAAAATGAATTTCTGAATTATAATAATATGTTTGCCCCCTAAATAAAGCAGAAATAATATTAATCACATCAAAAACTTTTTCTCCCTCAGTGAATAAAACATTGCAAGAAAATCTTGGTTCAAAACCTCCAAATCCATCAGGAACGCCTTGAAAATATCCAAAATCATCAACTGCATCACAAAATCTTCCGATTTTATATAATTCCCAAATATCAATTTGTTCAATATCTAAATATTGACCCAATCCATATCTAGTGCTTGTTAATATATCATATATAATCCATGCTGGATTATCAGTCCAAACTAATTCATTATGAAATTCTCCATTCCAATCTCCTTGATATACATGGCGATCTCCAGAATTAAATTCTGTTTGATTTTTATAATATCTTTTATCTTTTCCTGTATCTAGACTACAAGGAAAATAATTATTTGGAACTTTTATTTTTTTTAATTTACAATCATAAATTTTAGTTGGCACAGATCCAAAAGCTCTTGAGTCTATTTTTGTCGCAACTAAAGCTGAAAATGGATATGTTAAATTACCTTTAATTATTTCAGTAATTTTAGCTAAAGAAACATCTTTTCTAACTAAAGTAGAGTTTGTTTCTGTTGATATTTTTGAAACTTTTATATATCTTTTTGATGATCCTGATAAATTAGTAGAAATAGGAGAAGATAATTCTTTATCGAGCGCTGTTTTAATTTCTATTAATGGAAGATCAAATGGTGTCCAAACTCCTTCTGCATTATGTGTTTTATTTATTATAAATAAGTAGTCCTTTTGATTTTTTTGATTATCTGGATTGCCAATATCTATATAAGTAGGACTCTGAATCAAAGAAACAATTTCAAATCTTTTATTTACGCTTAAAGGGACTTGAGTTCCATTATCATCAATATGACCAACTTCAACTTCTATAGTAACTGTTGTCGGATAATTAGTTCCTGCGCCAGCTTGACCATAAGAGTTAGTATTAAGATCTCTACTAATAGTATCTGATAATTGAGAAATTTGTAATGTTATATAACATTGACTAACATTTGGATTTAAAATGATATGTGTTATAGGGATTAAAGATTCATTGAAATTTGTATTAGCATAATTCCAATCAGAAAAATTTCCTACTTCTCTATCGTCTTCACTTCCTTCAGCGCTTATGTCTAAATTTAAATTTGATTTATATTGAGTGAAATCAAAAACGCTTTTTTCTTCTTTAATTCTTTGTATGTTACCATTTACTCTAAATGGTCCTATTAATTGAGAACCATACATATGATCTATACAAATATTACTAAAATACTCTAAAGGAACTTGATGCTCTTTTCCTTCTTTATATTCAACAAAAATGTCAGTATAATTAAATTTATCTTTTCCGTTAGATACTAAATTAGCACTAGATAATGCGTAATCTTCTGGAATTAATTTAAACTGTGAGGCTTGAGACAATCTTGTAGCAGCTTTCTCTGGGATACAAAATGCTTGATTAAAATATCGAATAGTTTTTTTTCCGGGTACACCCCAATTATTAGCTCCTCTAAATTGTTTTGGTTTTTCTCCTTTTTTTACTTCGGAAACTGATTCTACATTTTTTCCTTTAATTTGCAATATGACAAATCCTGTTAATTCGTAATCTTCCCAATTTCCATTCGCATTAATTGTTGGAACTAAAAAATCATGAAAAAATATGCCATCGACACTATTTGTAAATGCTTGATTTGACGAATCAAACATCTTTACATGGCATTTTCTCAATTGTTTAGTTTTAATTCCGGTAATTGGATCAATATATTCCTTAACTAAGGGAAGACTTCCTCTCGATACGTCTTTAGGGGGAGACGGTATAATAAAAATCATATCATTATTCTTATCAATATTTAATTTATTCATTAATAAATCAATTAAATTAGAAGAATTTGACCAATTAATACCTAATCTATCATCAAGTAGTGTTTTAGCGTATTCTTTCGAATAATCTTTTTGATTAATATCTGTTAAAGATTTTCTTAATGCTATATCAATTATCTTTTTTAATCCTATATATCTTTTTAAAAGATAGATATCAAGAATTTTACTTAAATGGGCATTATCTTTTACATATTTATTATAACTATTTTCGGTATATTGAGATTTATTTTTATCATTATAAGAATACGTTAAAGGAGATGTTTCAAGGTATAAAGATGAAGGATCATTTAAATTAACTACAAAAGATTCACCTAAAGAAGCTGGATCTAAATCTTTACTATATAATCTACCTCCTATTAAAATTTTATTTACAACTGGAGCGTTGAGCCAACTACTTAATAATTGAGCTATAGTTTTAGGTTTATTCGTAATGGTTGTTACTTGATTTATTAAAGTATTTAATATAGTTCCGTCTAAAATCCAATTTTCATATTTAGATGAAAACGCATTATTAGTGATGCAAGAAATAACTCTTTCTGTATTAACATTCACACCAAGAGAAGGGTGTGGGGCTTCATTTCTTTGCGCTTTTAATGAAGAGAAAAAAGTACTAATTAGATCAGCAGTTGAAGCTTCATTTAACGTTTTTCCAGAATCAATATTTGTTGGATTTCGACTGAAAGATTCTCTTGGGGAAACAGTATCGTTGTTTGTTACAATAACTGGAGTGTCATTAAGGTACACACCTTGTAATAAACTTCTATCACTTAATGTTAATCCATTCTGATTAACCAAACCTTCAATCGGTCCATCACTTAATAATTCAACACTTTCAAGATAATCATAAGAAGCGGCTAATTGAAAAGATCCAACAATAGGAGGTTTTAATGTTGCAGGTTTTGCCTGTGGTTTTTTTCCTCCTCCAGCTCCGCCGAAAGATAATTTTTTAAATAAATGATTCATATTAAATATTTCTTTTCGAAATGCCTCCAGAATTGCTAGCAATATTATTTAATGATTGTAGCGCATTGCTTTTCATTGATTCTACTGAATCTGATTTTTGCTGGAATGATTTTAAGGTTGTTTGAATTACTTGGCTTCCTATTTTTAATCTTCCATAACCAAATGGAACAGGAGAACCTTGTGAGGCTACATTATTTTTATTTGAAAATGAAAATGATTGCTGCATTGCTTTCGTCGTGGATGATATAGCTGCTGGAGCGTCTGGTTTGGGCGCTAATAACATTTGAAGACCCACAGAAACGACAGTAAGCAATACCGCATTTATTACTGATGCGGCAAAAAATGCTCCAGTGCCAGCGGTAATAGCGCTAGTGGCTATTCCTGTAATAACAGATACCAAAGCAACTCCTCCAGCACCAATAATCAAAGGAACTAAATCAATTTTTTGAGGTTCTTTTTGAGCGTCTAACTCCTCTAATTGATTAATTTTTTTACCATCAACAATAACTGTATAATTAAATCCTTCTTGAGATAATTCATTTATTCTATTGATAAAATTAATTCTATTAGCATCGATAGCTTTTAAAACGTTCTTTGCTTTATAAATTTTCATTTGAAAATTTTCGCCAAATTCTTTTGCTAATATTCCATGTAAAATTATATTTGTCATAATTTATCTTTAATTTTATCTAACATTTCTTTATTATATTCCGAACTTATTGGCTCATGAATTTTAAACTTGTCTGTATTTAATGAATACACAAGAAATGGTATGCAACAATTTTCAGACATTTTTATATCGAATTCAGAAGGATTCTCATCTCCAATGATATGACTATGAAAAACACAAACCATTGAATATTCTTCTTTAAATAAAAGATATTTTAAAGCATCTATTGCGAAAAAATTCACTGGATCAGTGGAACAATTATTTTCTAATTTTGCCACAAATTTTCCCTCATTAATATCAAATCCTAAAAATCCACAAATTTCCATATGTGGTGAAATTTTTGAAAATTGTTTTATTTTATTTAAACAATCTATTACTCTTCTATATTTATAAATATTATCCATACGCAAATCCATCTGTTCCGGGAAATCCTCCAAAATGTAAATTACTTACATCTGCTTTTTTTGCAGCAGTTATAAATACATCTTCTTTATAACCTGTGGCTCCAGCAATAGTAACGCCACTCCTAGTTAAATTAAATAAACCTGTATTATGTGTGTTTAAAATTTTATTTGAGTTTAGTGGATCTAATTGCATATCCCACCAAGCAATTAAATTACTGTTAGGGCCAATAAATGAACCATCTAAATCCACATAATTCATTGGAGCATAAGTATTAACAGCTTTTTTATATAAAGTATTTAAATCTGACTCAGACATAACTTTATCCCACAAAGCCCAAGAAGCAACAAATCCACTAATTGAATAAAGGTTTTTATTACTTATATGAGATGACATTCCGAATCCAATTTCTTCTGGTTTAAAACTTAATAACTCATTTTGGTTTTGAGAAGTCCAAGAATGGACATTAACATTATTTAAATAAACATCAATCTTATCTTCCCCATCTAGATTAAAATCTCTATGTTTATAAGCACTAGATGTTGTAAGGTTATATGTTGTCGCGTATTGTCCATTCTCAAGTTGTGCGCCAGAAATATAAATTCCGCTAGTTCCATTTCCATAATTGCTAGTTATATCAAATGAAATACCTGTTGTTTTTGATGGTAATATAGTTGGAGAGGAATTTGGTAATGGACCAAAATTAAGACCTGCAAGATGTCTTCCAACTTCATTTCCATTACCTATTGTCGCTTTTAATCTTAACCACCCATTACCAACATCTTGAATTTCTGGACCATTAACCCAAAAATTCTGTCCGGGTACAATGCTTTTTGTATCTAAATCAAATATCACATATTCATCAAAAGTTGTTGATCCTTTTTCCAACACATAACCTTTAGGGCTATAATTTGGATCATTAGTTAAATTGTAATTTAGTGGTATGTCATTCCAAATATATCCATTATCTGCTGATAATCTTTGTAAATAATGTTCATTACCACCACCATTACTCGGTTCTCCATTTCCCCAGTTTGGCGCAGTATATCCATCACTTAATTTAGAACCATCAATCCATCTCCAATCCCCTTCTATAAATTTATCTGTAGCTCCAAGCCATACTGGAAATGTATGAGCTGGAACACTGTTCACTTTTACTTGGGTATCCAAAATGGCCAATCTTCCTCCTTTAGCTATGGCATCTGCATTTGCTTGATCCCAAGTATAAGATCCTTGGATAATTTGAAATTGAACAGTATCTAATCTTCTAAATTCCCTATGTTTAATAAAAAAATATCTATAGCTATTTGTGGCTGGTTTTTTAACATGAATTGAAAATGTTAAACCTTGTCCATATTCAGCCCAAGTTTTTGAAAAATTAAAATCATTATAAAATCTACTTTCTGAAATATTAAATCCGCAATATGAATTTGATGAATTTGCATAAGGAACTAATTTTTGACCAGTAGCATCGGTAGAAATTGAACATAATATATTGTCCCATTGTGTCCCCATGACACCCGATCTAAAATCTTCAGAATATCTTAAATAATTATGAGGGGCAGATAGATTTTTTTGTGCATTAATGCTTATGAAATTTAAAGAATTATTTTGATAAGTATTAGTAAGTATTACCATTTTTCTATCATAATAACCAACTCCATCTACTTTATAGAGTAATGCTAAATTATTTCTTTGATTAGTTCCATCATAAGATGTAGATAAATTAAAAGACTCAAAACCATCACCCCATTGAAAACCTCTTATTTCTGATTTATGAGTATCCGCATTTAAATCTATTATTGGCATTTGAGCCAATGCATAAGTAGTTTCTGTAGTAGGTTTTTGAGTTGTGCTTAAAATACAGGCGAAATCTTTATTTACTTTGATGTTAAACCAACCATTAATTGTAAAATTACCATTTAATTTATTTAAAATATTTTTATCTGTTGTATATATTTTACCTAAAGATGTTCCTGCCCCATTACCTTGAAAACCAATATAATCTTCGCTCCTTGAAGCGCTATCAATGATATATTGATCATATTTCTGTGTGTTAAATCTTTTTTTACAAGCATCAATGGTTTTCTTGCATCCATCTTTTTGCCAGTATGTTAAATTTGATTCTGGATGTTGATTTGTAGACCCCAAAACACACACATACCAATTTTTCATAAACATTGGTTGTTCGTTTGAATCTGGCAGTGGGTTAATGATTATTTTAGGATTTTCTAAATAAGCAATTTGTCCTATAGTATACGATTTATTTGCCGTCCATTCTAAATTAGCGTTTGAATTAAATCCATTTTGAGCATCTAAATTATAAGGAGCAACAGCCAAACCATCTGATTTAACAAAACCCAAGCCATTTTCTCTTTCTACTGGCATCCCCATGTAGTTGCAGCCATGACCTCTATATTGCCAATAACAATACTTAGCTAGTATTTTACGATGATTAAGTTCAAAATTTTCTAAATCTAAAGGAGATGTTAATTCAAATTCAACAAATAATTTATTTTCTGCTGTTTTTTGACTAATTAAAAAATCTTCGCTGCTAATTTCGGCGGTAAAGTCTTCATCTCCAAATGGATTTCCTCCATCAAAATTTATATCATCAATGAACTTTAAAAATGTCCTTTTCCTAACTACTTTAGCATTTTTAAAATCTTTATTATTTTGAAGTAAATTAGTTATTAAATAATCTTTATTAGCAAATCTAATTTTAGGTCTAGATAATCTTCCCCCACCATTTATTTCAAAACCTTCTGCTTCGATAGGGAGTGGCATATATAAAACATCTTGCCATACAACATCTTTTTCTGAAGCTGATCCATTATGAATAGGGATAAAAGTATTTGGTTTTTCTAAAGTATCAGGGTATAATCTATAAAATTCCAAGACAGCAGTTGGCTGCAAATCCAACAAACTTCTTGACATTTTATCTATACCTTCACCCATATTTAAATTTACACCTTTATGATTATAATAAACAGTAATGATTAAAATTAAAGAAACAATTGACGATTATGATTTATTTTATGAAAAGTTTTATTTATTTTGTATAAATTCAAAACCTTATGATTTTTGTTCTTTGTCATCCTTTTCATTAAGAAAAACAAAAATTGATGATTTTTGTAAATTTATAGTCAATGATTGTTATCATTTAGAAGCTTTTTGTGATGATGAATGGATTGGGTCAATATTTTTTGAAGAAGAGTTCGATGGTTTAAATTTAGTATTTGTTTTCGGCAATTCTAAATTTTCTTTTAATTCTCGTATGATTGCTTTTTATGAATTAATGAAAAAAGCATTAAATAAATTTAATAAAAAAACTATAAAATCGGAAATTAGAAGAAAATATAAAAAAGAAAAATATTTAAACTGGATAAAAAAATATGATAAAAAATGTGAAATAGTTGAAGATTTAGATAATATAGAAGACACACAAATCATTTGGAAATATGAAAGGCTCAATTAAGATAGTAGGGACTAATTCGACGACAAAACATCTACAAAACATACTTTTTGAAAATTGTCTTTTAGAAACAAAGGGAAAAATTCATGATTTATATTTGAATGATAAAAAATACTTTTTGGATATTAAAGAAACTTATTTCCATGAAAATTTCTTATTAGTTTTTGGAATGATTAGTGATGATACGGATTTTGTTGGGAATATTGCTTTAGAGTTTTATCCTAATAAATAATTATTGATTAATAAAAAATATATTTTATAATAAAAAGGCTATGACTAATAAAAATATCATTTATCGCGTATATGATTATAAAAATAATTATACACAATCGTACAGCTCAATCAATGAGCAGGGTTTTAAATGGGCTTGTGATTGCGCTAATAGAGTCAATGGGAGAGTTGATAAGGTCGATATATCAGAAGATCCAGTCTCTCCAGAAACCGTATTTAAATTTGAATTAAAAAAGTAATTAAAATTTTATATTAAATATGAAATAATATTATATTTATATAAGATTTTTTCTGTTAGATGTGTAAACAAGATTATCATGGAACCGGAAAAATCCTTAATGAAGGAATTTATAAATGGAGGATGGATTATTCCATTGATTGGAGCGCTTACTATGGCTACAAGATTAATTTCAAGTCCAGTTAAGTTAACATTATTGGAACAGTTTAAAAAGATTTCGGCAGCAGCGATATTATCTGGGGTAGCATGGATAATCATAGATTCGGGAGCAGTGCTTAGTGGGGCAGATATTAAATCATTATATAAAGCAATTATTTATGGAGTTGTGGGTGTTGTTTCTCCAGAAATAATCAACGGAATCGTTAATTTAGCTAGGAAATTCGAGAAAAATCCTGAAAAATTTATTAAAAAATAAATAATTCAAGCTGTAAGTGTAAAAGCATTTGATGAGTGCTGCGCTTTATGATATATCAATTGAGAAACGAGCTTGTTTTAGCTTAGGACTAACATTCACCAATACAGACGGTTCTCCCTATAATCTTTCAGGAGTTACTTTGACTGGCGAAATAAGAAGAGATTTCGACAATCAGCTACAAGCAGTTTTTAATACTCAGATACTCAATACTGGAAATGGCACAGCAATCATCTCCTTAACTTCAGAACAGACATTAGCTCTTGATGTGGCGGCAAGTTCATATGATATTTTTGCTGATCATTCAGGCGATTATAATATCAACGAATGTACTAATAAATTAATATATGGGTCAGTTAATATTATTGATAATAAAACAAGATGAGTATCAATGTTCAAGTATCAACAACTCCAAATGTTCAAATAGTAGCATTTCCGAATATCCAAGTATCAACGTCTCCGAATATTCAAGTATCAGGATCTGCAAATGTTCAAGTATTAGTTGAAAACAGCGGTAATTTATTAAACCTAACGTCATTAGGTCATAATGATCTTTTAGGATTGCAAGGTGGTCAAAATAATCAATATTATCATTTAAATTCGGGGCAGTATGTTGGTTTGAATAATATTATAAGTTCTACTGGGTCTTATACATTGAGATCTGAAACGGGCGCGTTCTACGCAGCGTCGAACCCGTCAGGGTTCATCACTGGCGTAAACTTATCCAGCTACGTTACGAACAGTCAAACGGGTGCGTTCTACTCAGCGTCGAACCCGTCGGGGTTCATTACTGGCGTTGATAATTTGGTTTATACGCTTGGAGATCAATCAATATCTGGAATAAAAACATTCAATCAGTCGCCGAGTGTGCCATTAATTCCAACAGTTGCTACGCATGCATCGTCAAAGGGTTACGTCGATACAACCATTCAATCAGCGGTAAGTTCACAAGTACAGAGTGATATTAGCGGTCTCACAGGAGCTACTGCTTTATCAAATATTGTTCAAATAACACAAGCTGGGTACAATGCTATCGACACTCCTTTGACTAATACACTATACATAATTGTCGGATGACTTTAACAGATTCTAGTTCAGCAAGAGTTGGAGCAAGCGTAGTACGAGCTATCGCTAGTTCAACAGTATCTTTTCATCAATTTATGGTTTATGTATCCATGAATATTACATCTGCAATAACTGGAGCGATAGGAGTTGTAAAAAATGGAGCTGGAACATTAACTTATACTGCAATTTGTAATTATACAGGACCAACAAGAATAAATCAAGGCACAATAAACATAGCCTCCGCTTCTACATTAAACGGAATAATTAGTGGATCAGGCTCCATAATAAAAAGCGGAACTGCAACGCCATTAACCCTTCGTGGAGTGAATACTTATTCTGGTGGAACTTCCCAAGCAAATATTGCTATAACAATAATTTGTAATGCCAATAATGCTCTTGGAACAGGATTGTTTACTTCGACTGCGGGTGGTGCAGGAACCATTATTCGCACTGACGAAATTATAACTTTATCTAACCCATTTACTACATCTGGCGCACTGCAATTTCGCGTGACCAGCCAAACAGATATTCTAACAATACCAAACAATATTTCTGGAAATGGAAGCCTTAACAAAACTTCTAATGGTATTCTTGTTTTACAAGGCACTAATAGTTACTTAGGATCAACACACATCACTGCTGGGCAGCTAAGAGTCGCAAAAACAAATGGAGCTGTAACAGCATCAGCAACATTTACAAACTCATCACTCTCAGTTTCGTTTAATACGCCACCAACGTCTGGAATGACTTTCAGATATTTTCCCGGATCTACAGTCGATCCCTACATTTCTGTGACTTTAATAAACGGTGGCGGACTTATTGGATCTTACAATTCGTCTAATAGCACTCTTACTATAACTTAAAATGTCAATTACTAATACAATTACAGAAAAAGGTCCATTTCAATTAATCTATAATGAGAAATGTTTAATCTTATTGCATGAAGTAATTGGAATAACAACAACCCAAGAAAATATATTTTGTGGCACAAAAGAAGAGTGCGAATCAAAAGCTCAAGAATTGAACTTACCTTGGTCATACGAATTAAACGAAGAGCATTAGTCCGATCAGAAAGAAGAATATTCATTTTTTGAAATGGCTATTGGAGAAACAGTGTAAACAATAATATGGCCAATAATTTCAGAGTACGCGATTTATATGCGGAAAATCTTAATTTAACTAATAGACCATTTGTTAATGGAACAGGCGTTCTTTTAAGTGGCGAAATTGTTTCCCAATCTGAAGCAACTGGAGTTAGTGGTTTTTTACAATCTCAAATTGATATTCTTAGTGGTCAAACAGGAGATTATACATTACATTCTGAAACAGGAGCATTTTATTCGTCATCGAACCCATCAGGATTTATTACAGGAATTGATCTTTCTTCGTATGGAACAATAGAATATATAACTGGAGTAAGTGGTTTTCTTCAAGACGAAATTACTAATTTATATAATCAAACAGGAGATTATGTTTTAAAATCTAATACTGGAGAATTTTTAACAACTGGTGCGGCAGATAATAGGTATGTTGACCTGAGCAGTACTCAAACAATATATGGAACAAAAAATTTCAGTAATGATGTTTATATTAATCATCTTTATGTTACTGGCAGTGAAACACTTGTAAATGTTACAAATTCAAATGTTCAATCACCATATTTAATATTGAATTTGACTGGCGGGGCAGTTGATGGTGGTATTTTCTTTGTTACAGGCTCTGGATTAACTGGAATCAATGATTCGGGTGCGATTATTGGATTTGATCATTCTGATAAATTTAAATTTGGGATCTCGACAAGAGCAAACGACTTATCTTCTCTCTCAACAATTGGTTCTGTTGAGCAAATCACAGGATTAAGTGGACATTTACAACCTCAAATCACCAGCTTGAATGATCAAACTGGCAATTATACACTTCATTCTGAGACGGGAGTATTTTATGCAACATCAAATCCATCAGGATTCATTACTGGTGTTGATCTTTCTACATATGCAACAACTCAATATGTAACTGGAGTAAGCGGATTACTTCAAACACAAATTATTGACCTTCAAAATCAAACAGTTTATATAACTGGAGATCAAATTATAAGCGGTGTAAAAACATTTATATCTCGACCGACAGTTAATGGAACTGGAATATTACTTAGTGGAGAAGCGTCTGGAGGAGTTACTGAGTCATATGTTACAGGCATAAGTGGATCGCTTCAAGTACAAATAACTTCCCTAAGTAATCAAACAGGAAATTATGCAATTCAAGATGATGCTAATTTAATAATTGGTATTTCTGTTTTTATATAATATAATTAAAATTATGGCAACTTATTCAAAACAATTATTATCAGCAAGCACTAATGGAAAAGCCATTAATATAACTGCCACAGGCACAAGTACTACGCTTATACATACAACTCAAACTAGTTCCACTTCATTTGATGAAGTATGGTTATATGCAACAAATGCAACAACTTCAGATATATTATTAAATGTATTATATGGAGGAACAGGTTTTGTGAATGATATTTTATTTGAAGGAGTAATTGAAGCATATGGTGGAAATATATTATTATGTCCGGGTCTTATCGCACAAGGAGATGGAGCTACTGGGTTATCAATTTACGGCAACGCTACTAGCGCAAGTGGGATTAATGTGTTTGGCTATGTGAATAGAATTAGTTGATATGAGTATTCGATACGGACAAAAAGTTTCACCATTGGCTTCTCGCAAATCTTCTTTTTTTAAAAAGAATAGATTTGATCGATCAGTTATAAAACAACCGCCTCGCCCCGATAACCCTACTAGTACTAATGCATGGACTCGTCCTGCTGATTGGCTAACTATGCCAACCATAACATCATCGGAGCAAAAGATAGCCCTGTTGATGCCCGTGTTTCCGCAAGGATCTAATTTTTTGGCTTTTACAATAGCGGGAGCATATACGGTTGATTGGGGTGACGGTAATACTGAAAACGTCGCTACTGGTGTTAAAGCACAACACGAATACGATTATACCGATTCCGATTTAAATGCCACAGTTACGGGCGATGGCTATAAGATGGCTATCGTTACGATTACTCCACAAGCTGGGCAGAACTTAACAAGTGTCAACTTCAACCAACCCTATGCGATTACTGGTTCGACGTTTCCTGCTTCATCGCCAATATTAGAAATAATACTTTCTTGTCCAAATTTAACGAGTTTAATTTTAGGCGGCACTAATGCCCCATCAGTTTACTGTAGAGGTCTCATTCATTTTTCAGGAATCAATATGGGGCTAATTACTAGTTTTGCTAATGCATTTATGCATTTAGCTGCGCTAAAACAGATATCAAATTTTTATACTACGGCTACGATTACCAATACAAGCAGTATGTTTTTAAATTGTCGGTCACTTATTTCAGTGCCGCTATTTAACACAGCATCAGTTACGAACATGGGTTCTATGTTCAATAATTGCCATTCGCTTGTCTCTGTGCCATTTTTTAACACATCATCAGTTACAACGATTGCTAATGCGTTTAATGGTTGCCATGCACTTACCAGTATACCTCCATTTGATACGTCAAAAGTTACGAGCATGGATACTGCATTTCAAAACTGTACTTCACTTGTCGCTATTCCAGCATTCAATACTCCAGCACTGACAAATACCGCCACTATGTTTTATGGTTGCGTTTCATTAAGTAGTGTACCATTGTTTGATACGTCGAAAGTTACGACTATGAACAATATGTTTTTTGGTTGTTCTTCGCTTATCTCTGTACCGCTGTTTAATACTGGATTGGTTACGACTATGAGTAGTATGTTTCAGTCATGCACCTCACTAACTATAGTACCGTTGTTCGATACATCAAAAGTTACAGCAATGAACAGCTTTTTTAACACCTGTCGTTCACTTATTGCTGTGCCGCTATTTGATACCTCAAAGGTTACGAATATGAATCAGATGTTTAATGCTTGTAATACACTTGCATCTGTACCATTGTTCAATACATCGTTAGTAACAGATATAAGTTATATGTTTCAGGGATGCACCTCACTAACTACAGTACCGCTGTTTAATACAGTATCAGTTTTAAATATGGGTGCTATGTTTAATGGTTGTGTTTCACTCATCTCTGTGCCGTTGTTTAATACAACAGCAGTTACGAATATGCAGCAGATGTTTTTCTTCTGCTATTCACTTATCAGTGTTCCGCTATTTAATACGTCTAGCGTTACGAATATGACTTCTTTGTTTCAGAATTGTAACGATCTTGTCTCTGTACCCTTTTTTAATACATCAAATGTTACGTTAATGGCCGCTATGTTTAGCGGTTGTTACAATCTAGTTAGTGTGCCACTATTTGATACTGCTAAAGTTACGAACATGTCTGGTATGTTTACGAATTGTTATTCGCTTCAAACCGTACCATTATTCGATACATCAAAAGTTACAACTATGGCTAATATGTTCAGTACTTGCTATTCACTTACTGCCATACCATCATTCAATACTTCTTTACTTACCGATATAAGTAGTGCATTTCAGGTTTGTAGTCAGCTTGTCTCTGTACCACAGCTTAACACATCTTTAGTTGCAACTATGAATAATTTGTTTCTTAATTGTACTTCTTTGGTTACGGCTCCACCACTCGTTTCATCATCAGTTATAACTGCCAATTTTACTAATACATTTCAGGGTTGTACTTCACTTACTCGTGGAGCATTGAGCGGAACTAGATTTACGATTTCTTATTCTGGATGTAAATTATCCAAAGAAGAGTTAGAATCCATCTTTACCAATTTGGGTACGATAGGCGCAGCAAGTCAGACCTTAACAATTAGTAACAACTGGGGAGCGCTGACCAACATTAGTTTAGCAGCTACAACAACAGCAAATAGTACTACAATAACGATGGCAAGTACAACAGGTTTAGCGGTTGGTATGCAGGTTCTCGGTACAAATTCTCCTCTAACTACAGCAAGAGCAGTTACATTTACTACTGGAAGCGTTGTTACTATTGCCAGTCATGGCTTGAGCGACGGTGATGAAGTATCCTTCGCTACAATAGTCACTACGACAGGTATTGTAATAAACAGGATATATTATGTGGTTAATGCAGCTTCTGGCACTTTCCAAGTAGCAGCTTCCGTAGGTGGCGTTGCATTGACATTGACCGGAACTGGCTATGGTACAGTGAGACACCGAACTGAAATTGTATCAATTACTCCTAATACAAATATAGTTGTTTCTCGACCAATGTCAGCGGGAGGAGCGACTACCTTATCATTTAGACAATTAAAAACAGGCACAGCTATACTCAAAGGCTGGACAGTAACAATATAAATTTATGACAGCAGGATTTTATAAAAAACAAAATGAACAATTACTCTATGGTCCAAATACTATAGAAGGTAATGGATATGTATTATTAGCCCAAGATAAAGACTCGTATGGATATCCAATCGATGGTTGGTATTGGTTCGATTCAGAAGAACAAGCGCGTTTCTTCTTTGAAATACCTATTGAAGATTTAGTGTAATAAAAGTAAAATAACTATCATAAAATATGGAATTTTCAAATAAAAAAAACTTAGTAAGCAAGGTTCAAAAAGCTTTGAATTTAGATGCAGATGGTATTGATGGACCAAATACATGGAAGGCGATTATCGCTAAAATTATTCCAGAAATCAGTAATTCAAATACAGAAGTTATTCTTCCGTCATTAGGAAATTCTCAAAATCAATTATCAGATAAAGCTTATAAACTTATTCTTGAATACGAAGTTGGCGGCGGTGCTGGATATTATAATAAGTGTTTAAAACATCCTTCGTATCCCGGAGGAGAAAGTGGAGTTACAATTGGCATTGGTTATGACATGGGTTATAATACTGCCTTACAATTTGCGACAGATTGGAAAAGTGTTCTTGACGCAGCATCTTATGCTCGTTTAGCCCTTCATCTTGGTAAGAAAAGCTCAAGTGCAAAAGCTGCTATTCCAAGTGTGAAAGATATTCAAATTCCTTGGGAGTCAGCAGAAGTTGTTTTTAAAAATAATACTTTGCCAAGATTCATAAATGAAACTAAAAGAGCATTTCCAAATTCAGAGAACCTTCATCCAGATGCTTTTGGGGCATTAGTTAGTCTTGTCTTCAACAGAGGAGGATCAGTTTCTGGCGCTAGCAGAGTAGAAATGTTAAATATTCGCAATTTAATTCCTTCAAAAGATTACGAAGCTATCGCTAATGAAATTAAAAAGATGAAAAGACTCTGGATTGGTAAAGGGCTTGATGGTCTTCTCACCAGAAGAGATGATGAAGCAAGTTTGATTTCTTCTTGTTCTTAATTTTTTTAAAAAAGCCTTGACGGATTCAAAAATATTTGTTATTATATTCTAGCGTTGAATGTGACGTTTAATATAAATAAAATAAAAACAAATAATGAATCCGTATAAAATTAAGATCTCAGCAAACGATATTTTCGATTATGTTGTTGGAAACAGCAATTATGATCCAATCGAACGCTGTATCGATCCTACTCGTTTTGAAATCTTCGATGTCACTATCTATGATAATCAAAAAAAAGAAAGCCTAAAACAAGATGAAAAATTTCTTTACTTCGCATCAGAAGTAAGTAAGCTTCGTTCCATTTCTAAAGAAATGGACCCGCGAGAAATCAAAATGTTGTGTGATGAACTTGCAGAAGTTGCTCCTAGCGAAATTAACCTTGGATAATATGCAATACCCAGAACTAAAACAAAAAATCGTTCAATGGGGAGAAGATAGAAATATCTTTGAATTTTCTACCCCAATTAAACAGCTTCACAAGACTCAGGAAGAGCTTGATGAAACAATGCAAGCTCTCGTTCAATTCGCTGATGCAAAGACCGACAAGGCCAAGCAGGACGCAATTGAAGCTATCATTGATGGAATTGGAGATATGGGCGTAACTCTTTTGATGCTTTGCCACAAAATGGATGTCGATTTTATTGAATGTCTTGCAAGTGCATACGATGTAATTAAAGATCGCAAAGGTAAAATGATTAACGGTTTGTTTGTGAAGGAGTAAATAAATGAGCAATTTAGCGTGTATTACTTGTCATTATAATTTTAATAATTTTCAACTTCCTATAAAAAATTTACATTCTTTTTTGGGAAGAATGGAAGATCATAGGATTCCTGTCTATGGAATAGAATTAATACTCCCTTATCAAAAATCAGAAACAAAAAATCTTCCGAATTGGAAGCAGATAGAAATAGATCCAGAATCTAATATAATGTGGCAAAAAGAAGCCTTATTAAATTTGGCTGAAAAATTAGTGCCTCGTTATTATGAAAATATTGCGTGGATTGATGCTGATATTATTTTCTTTAATAGAAATTGGATTGATGATACTATACAAAAATTACAAAAATATGATATTCTTCATCTATATGAAAAAGTATATAGATTAGATGTATATGGAAAATCAATTGATGAATCTGATTCTATAGTAAAAAATATTAAATCAGGATGCTCAGGTCATGCTTGGGCAATGAAAAGATATTTATGGAAAAATATAGATGGTTTATACGATAGATGTATAGCTGGTGGTGGAGATTTAAGCATGGCTAAAGCATTTTTAGGATTTCCATCTAGCCAAAGAGATTTTAATGTAGGATCTAATTTGGAATTATTTAAACAATGGAGTGCAAGACTAACAGGATCTAAAATTGGACATTTGTCTGGAGTTATTTGCCATGAATATCATGGTTCTAGAGAAAATAGACAACATATGTCAAGAAGTACCTTGACAAGAGGTATGGATTTGTGCAATGATGTTGAAAAGGATCATCAAGGAATATTTCAATGGAATAAATTTGTAAGATATCCTGTAAAATATCATATGAAAAAATATTTCTTAAATAGAAAAGAAGATTTATAAATTAAATAATAATGAATAACAAAATACAATTGCTTGGATTTTATGGTAGCGATGAAATTATCGCTTGCTCTGCTTGGACATCAACATCACGCGATCTTGATGAAGATAAGAAGTCTCGTATTCCTAAGTTAATTAATATGCTTTGGCGCGATGGCCATGAAACACCATTTGAAAAAGGTATGGTTCATTTCTTGGTCGATACCGAAATCGCTTCTCATATTCATCTTCTCAAACATAGGATTTCTTCTATGAATGCAGAATCGGCTCGATACAAAGAATTAAAAGAAGATAAGTCTTTTATTCCTGATGATTGGCCAGAAGAATGGAAGAATAAATTAGAAGAACATTCCAGAGTAACTAATTATCTTTACCATAGTTGTTTGAAAGAGCTTGAGCCAACTCTTGGTCGCAAGAGAGCAAAAGAATCAGCGAGGTTTTTTAAAATGTATAATTCGCAAATTCAAGCTGATGTTTCTTTTAATATGAGGAGTTTTGCTAATTTCTTGAAGCTTAGGAATTCAGAACACGCTCAAAAAGAAATCAGAGAAATTGCCGCAGAAATGCTTGACTTGGTATCAAATATCGAGGGTAATCCATTTGAGCATACGCTCAAAGCTTGGGAAAACGCTAGACAATGAATATCGTAGACTGCAACACTAAAACAACTCTTCTTCTTAATAATGCGTGGCAACCTGTTACTGCTATCACAGCAAAAGCAGCTTTCGCGCATCTATTAAGTGGTAATATTTCGGCGCTAGATAAGAATTATAATTTATTTGATTCTGTAGATAAGTGGAATACTAATGCTGAATTCTATGGAGATCAACCAGTTCTTCGCAGTGCAAAGAAATCATGGCCAATTCCAACAGTAATTGTTGTTACTAGCAGATTTTTCAAAAGACCAAAGAAGAAAAGGTTTTCTCTAGTTGAATTAGCTAAAATTTATAATTCTACTTGCCAATATTGCTTAGAGAAGTTTAGTGTTGCAGATCTTACTATTGATCATATCAAGCCAAAAAGTAAAGGCGGCACAGATGAACATGATAATAGGACTCTTGCCTGTCTTCAATGTAATCAAAAAAAGGCTAGTCATACTCCTTACTATAATGTAAAAAATGAAATCGTGAAAGCGCCTAGTATTCCTAGCGTTTTCCTTCATGTTCCAAGTATCAGAAAAGAGTGGGAAAAGTTTTTGTAAAAAACTGTTGACAAAAACCCCAAAATCGTCTATAACTAATTATATCAATTGAGCAGGGCTAAGTCAGGTTCAAAAGATTGCCTCAAATCATCGGTTGGAGGAAAATTTGCTCTTTCATATTATTATTTTTATTATTAGTTTTGCTTTTTAATAGGAAAAGGAGCTTCACGCTCCGTTCTGTAAGTAGGAAAATCTTAAACTGTGTATTCAGGTAGGGATTTGAAAACGACAAAGACTTACTATTAAAAAGTATTTAATCGCGGGTTAATCGAGTGGTTCAGATAGGTGTCTCATAAGCATTTCACAGTAGTTCGAATCTACTACCCGCAATCAATTTTTAGGAGCAGTAGCTTAGTGTATAAAGCGTTAGACCCATAGGCTAAAGATCGCGGGTTAGATTCCCGCCTGCTCGCCAATTTTGCTAATGTATTCGATTACGATGCGTTGGCGACTCTACCAGTGAAGCAAATTTAATTTGCGAAGAATTCGTGACCAGTGAAAGTCGGTTTAACGGTAGAGATTATTTTTACAATGGAAATCGGTGAGTTAGGAGCATATTAAGTTATGCTTACAGGCTTGAAATTCCGTGTGGGTCAATAACCATACATTGTAGATACCAAAAAGCCTTACGAAGGTTATGGGCTTCCTTCTCCTGCTATGAGGATATCCATAGATAATGCCAGTCCTGCTTGAATCGAAGAGTGAATACTCTATGGACCCTGACTAATGTGGGCTAACCATTAGCTAGTGCCAGTCCTGCGTGAACGTAAGCATCGAATGATGCCATGGACAACATTCCAATTGCCTGCTTAGGCGGGCAATTGGTCTACTTTCGTCTAACCGTTCTTTACTTCCTTGGCGAATAGGAATATACCGTAAAGAAACCACCTATGGTAATGGTTATAGTACTAGGTAGAGCCAGTCCTGCTTGAGGCGATGGGATGCACACCCTATGGACAACTGAATGGCTGAGGGCATATCTTTAATGAAGACCGCTATTTGAGAGTCCTAGATTAGACATCTCAGTCATTCTAAATTTTAGAAACATCAGCTAGATCTTATAGGTCGCAACTATGGATTATGGGTGTGACAGCAGGAGAGTACTGCACAACTTTCAGAAGAATAGCATAATGGAAATGCAACAACGGCAGTTGTTCGACAAGGTTTGATTCCTTGATTGCTTAGGCAATATGATACAATATTGGTTCGAATCCAGTTTCTTCTACATTTTTTATCTGTCGAGAATATCTACATACGGCTATGAAGACCTATGCTGGGAATCCGTCTGAGGCGATGTGAATCGCTACAAAGTGGCCCATCCGTGAACCAGCGAAGATGTCATATATGCGCGAGGGGCATATTTTAGTAAAAGGTCTGACAGATAAATACTTTTGCGGTCATTGAGGGGTCATCGTGAACCAAGACGTTTTCACAAGGAGCAATCTTATATAGCTGACTTTAATGTCAATCATTGTGAGTGATAGCGACCTGAGCCGCAAATCCAATTTCTATCGTGCGTTTGATCGCCCGAAGTATTCAGAAAAAACAGACAGGAAATTTCCAGCGAGTTAGTATTTGTAGAAAAGTGAAGAAGGATCATTAACCTCTGTGGATATGGAGGACTTCTTCAGCGATAGATTAGCTTTTTTTTTGTTTTTAATAAAATTAATTAATTTAGTTGGTGTGTATATAATAGTATGGAACAACCAAAAATTATTAAACAGATTTGCGAAAAACACGGAGAGCAAGATTTTGTTTTAGGACGAAATGGAAATTATAGATGCAAGCAATGCAGAGCTGAAAAAGCCATTCAAAGAAGACAAAAGAACAGCTTAGATTCTTTTTCACCAGAAGTGATTAATGAGATTATAAAGCTTGGAAAAGCTATCCAAAGAAATAAAAGAAATTCCAATAATCCAGAAATTTTATAAATAAAAATCCAAAGTAGCACAGCGGAAGTGCGAGAAACTGTTAATTTCTAGGTCGTAGGTTCGATCCCTACCTTTGGAGCCAATTTTTATGCATCTTTAGCACAGTGGTAGTGCAGCTCATTTGTAATGAGCAGGTCGTCCGTTCGAATCGGACAAGATGCTCCATCTTATTAAAAAAGCCTACCTTTTTCAAGGTAGGCTTTTTCTTTATGACTAATAAATACAAAAAGATAAGATTGAAAACCGCACCGCACGGAATCATATGTTATTACACTAAAAATTTAAATTATTTGATACCAACTTAAAATTGCATTAAATTTTGCGCTAGTAGCATCTGATGCTATAGCAAAAGTATATGTATCAGATACCCCACTTAGCGTTCTTCCTAATTGCAAATGAGTACTTCCAAAATCACTCAAAACTAAAGAATCGGAAGCATTTGTAATATATCCAGCTTTGACAATCACACCTCCAGTGACTTGTGAATCAGTAACTGTATATTGAGTAGTTATACATGCAGAATGATCCAGCCAAGTTGGTGATGTAACAAATGTTGCATTTTTAATTAATGACCATTGATATAATTTTGCGCTATCACTTAATAAAGAAATTCCATTAGGTATAATTATCCCATCTAATTTTCCAGATGTCAAACGTATTGAAATAGCATTATATGATTTTCCTTTATCTCCAGCGGCTGACGATGTAGTACGTTGAATAGTTATTGGTGATGATTCTTGATTATATGTAATTGACTCAGGATTATGTCCGCCTTCACTAATTACTGTATTACATATTTGTTTGATAAATGGACTAGTAGCTGTTGAATTAGACAAAGAATACCTTAATGGTAAAATTGCGGTTGTCATATAAACAGTATTATTGCGATTATCATTATAAAATATATGACCCAATATTAATTTTCCATCGACAACGAAACCGCAACGAACTGCACCTACGCCCAACCATTCTATGTCCATCCAAAATATATTAGCTTTAGTCAAATCCAATACACGGCCAGAACCACCATTTCCATCAAATTTATCAAAATTCCAATCTTTTTGGCGAATCGTTCTTTCAACTACGGAGCCAGAAGCATAACTTCTTAAAACAAATGCAGCACCATCTGTGTGTCCATCTTGTAAAAGATAAATTCCATTTGATGCATTAAAATATCCTATACGTTGTTCAACACCAACAGTTGATGCGCTAAATGCAAAGCTACTCATTATCAATAAGCTTTTACCAGCTTGATAATTGAAAACTAAATTACTTTCTCTTGTGATTGAACCACCATTTGAAGCGGTTAATTGAACAGAGCTTTCATTTATTAAATAATTACTTGCAGCAGTGCCACTAATTAGATTATTCCATTTTCCGTTATCACTATATCTGTGTTGACTTTCAAAAAGAGTTAATGGTTCACAAACCCTCATTCTTCCAAAAGCATCAAAATTAGTTGGCGCTTCTGAATTAGTGAAACTTAAATCACTTTTTTCTATAGGTCTATACACATCATTTGTACGATCATATATGCAAGGCATTGTTGCCGCAGTATGAGATAATTGGCCAAGATGATTAAAAGTATATTCAGGGGAAGACATTTTTATGGGTTTTTATTGTTTTCTGCATAATATTACACCAAATACATTTATTTTGATTTTTTATGAAAAACTGCTTGACCAAGCAACAAATTCCTGTATAATAAGGACATCAGCGAGACAATCACTGACAAAGAGGAAAAAAGAAAATAAAAAAACTAGTTGACAATCCCGCCAACTAACAGTAAGATAAAAACATCACTGAGTAAGTTAGTGAGACAAAAAGCGAGTATGGTGAAATTGGTAAACACTACAGACTTAAAATCTGTCGCCGCAAGGTTTGTCGGTTCAAGTCCGACTACTCGTACCATTTTCAGGGATGTAGCAGAACGGTTAATGCGGGGGTCTCATAAACCTTAGATAGAGGGTTCAACTCCCTCCGTCCCTATTTTTTATATCATATAAATGTCCGTGAGCAGGATGGGAATGCACTTGCCTTATAAGTGAGAGAGACTGGGATCGAAACCCAGACGGACTACCAATTTCTAATTAAACATAAATAAATGAACAAGAAGAACCAAAAAAACGGAGTAAAGTCCAAGAAGCGTCCGGGAATTCATGCTAAAAGCAAGACTTCTCATCTAAAACAATCAAAAAATTATAGAAAAAAGTATCGCGGACAAGGATAATATATAAATGGGCGGTTGGCAGAGCGGTTTAATGCGCTACTCTTGAAAAGTAGAGAAGGTGACGAGCCTTCCGTCAGTTCGAATCTGACACCGCCTTCATTTCTTTTGATTTTATTATATCACAGATAATATTTAAAAATTTCTGAGATGTTGATTCTTTAAAATACTTTTGACCAGAAGTATCTATAATACAAAATTCTATACCTCGTTCTAAACAGGCTTGAAATTTTCTTTCATCATTATTTTGTATTTTCTCTAATTTTTCTATCCCATGTATTGGTTCATAGTGAAAAATTCCATTGAGTTCTACAGCCAATTTAAAAGATGGTATATAAATGTCTAATTCAGAATTAATTGTATCTTTACGATTAAAATGTATTTCTAAATTTGGATAAAGATTAGTAAGTTTTTCTTCTAACCAAGTTTCTAATTTAGATCTTCTAGTTCCATGAGTTTTATTCTTATTATTATAAGAAGCGGCACAAGAACTAGAACAGAAATGATTTGAAGTTTTTTTAATTTGACTTTGTTTTTTAATAAAAGATTTATTACAATTCACACAAGAACATTCTTTTGCTTTTACTTTTGAAAAAGAAGAGCATTTATGAGAGCAAAAATCTCCAGTTCCAGCTTTAGTAAAATGACCTCCTCGATTTATTATATCTATAATATATTTTTTCTTTTTTAAAAAAATACCATTACACGTTAAACACTTTAATTTTAATTTATCACTTAATTTAGCTTGAGAAAAATCTAGCTCAGTGTATAATACATTCATATAGTATCATTACACTTAAATAGTATTTTTCTATTCTTATATCACCCGCCATCTTTTTTATCATGAAAATCACAGTCTCAGTTCCTAAAGAAATCGAAATTGATTTTGAAAATCAACGTAAAATTACTATTCAATACTTAAAAAGTGTCCTTCGTTGGGAGGATGAAGATTTTGTTTGTTTGAATACTAATGTTTTGATGAGAAAGAAGATTTATCATGGTTCTCATTCATGGTCTGAAGATGTTGCTATCAGAACTGCAAATCATCAAGAGATTGCTTTACAGACCATTTTGAATTTTTTAAACAATAAAGTGTAAATAACATTATGCCTTTACCAAAGCCGCGCAAAAAAGAGAAAAAGAAAGACTTCGTTAGTCGTTGTATTTCTGAAGTTGCAAAAGATCCTAAGTTCAAGGAGAACCAACAACGTATTGCAATTTGCTATACTCAGTATGATGAAGCCAAGGCTTCTGCTGATGTAGTTGTTGGCTCTGGAGATGATGAGTTTCTTGATTTTGTGACTAGTAAAGCTCAAGAAGTTGATCTTAATGCGCCAGAGATGGAAGATGAAAGTGCAGAAGATGAGTTGCTTGAAACTAAGAAAGATCTTTATGGCATGGCTATTTCATCACTTGCTTCAATTAAATCGCATAGTGATGCGATTTTAAATTCTTTAAATGATTCAAAAGTTCAAAATAATCTTACAGAAACATGGATGCAAGGAAAACTTGCAGTTGCAGAAGATTACATTGTTTCAGTACATAATTATGTAATGTTCAATAAAGAAAATTAATGGGTGTCCATAGGGATTCGACGTAATAGTTTACTATTGCGGACGGGGTTCAATTCCCCAACATCCACCAATTTTGCGTTATAAGTGTTACGGTAGCACACTAGACTTCCACTCTAGTAGCGTGGTTTCGACTACCACATAACGCACCATTTTTTAATTCATAAAGTTAGTTCGATTGTGTAAATAATTATATGCAATGCAAAAAATGTAATATAGATCATGATGGAACATTTGGTAGTGGTGTTTTTTGTTCCAGATCTTGCGCTAATTCAAGAATTTGGACTGAAGAAATCAATTTGATAAGAAGTCAAAAAGCAACTGGCAGAATATCTCCAATGAAAGGTAAAAAAACTTTGCCTTGTACTGAAGATAGAAAGCAAAAACTTAAAGAAGGTTGGACTCTTGAAAGAAAAAAATCTTTATCTTTAAAAAATCTTGGTTCAAAAAGAAGCGATGAAAGTAAATTAAAAATGTCTTTATCAAAAAAAGAATTTTTTAAATTAAATCCTGAAAAGCATCCAAATAGAAAATGTGCTGGCAAAAAATCTTATTGGCAAAATGTCTTATTTGAAGAATTAAAGAAAACATTTCCAGAATTACAACAAGAATATAAAGTCGATAATATTTATCTGGATATAGCTTTACCAGATTACAAAATAAATATAGAATATGATGGTATAAAATGGCATGATAAAACAAAAGATACTATTAGAGATTCAAATTTAATAAAAAATGGTTGGAATATAATGAGAATTTCATCTAAAGATTTAAATCATAAAAAAAGAAATGATTTTCCGATTTTTCTTGAAAAATGTATAATTTTCATCAAATCTTATACCTTGCTCTGACATTCCGCTCCACTTTATTTATTTATGCTTCGGACAATACTTCCTCAAACGTAAACGGAGATGAGGTAAAAGTAATTGATCCAGCAAGCGCTGTAGCTTTAACTTCTTGTAACCATTGATAAACAGCAACAAGTTTAGGCTTTTGAGCAATAGTATTAGTTTCTTTTGCTTGTAATAATAGATCCATACAAGTAACTAGACGAGCTGCACCAAATCCTTGTTTCTCAACATGTGATTCGCCAAGTTCAATCTTTTTTGATAAAGGCATAGCATTTAATGAATTTAATTGAGCAGCCAAACGTCTTGACTCCATACGCTCTTGAAATGTTACGAATTTTCCATTTTCATAAAAATAAAGAACTTTGGGTTCAGCTTGTTTACCCTTTAGAATAGTGGTCGCTAATGTTGATGATATCTTCACAAAACTCTGTTGAGAGTCGCTTGATAATGTTGGCGCTGTGTCTTTAACGGTTAATACCGCTCCTTGTGGTCCTAATATTGCAAATTTCATAGTGTGTTGATCCAGTTAAATTTCTCTTTGAGTGTTGTTGATAGTTGTTTTCCTAGAATTTCGTTGTAGTCTAATTCAAGTGGGCGAATAGTTGATCTGATATTGTGGTCGCCATATGGCCATCCTACATCATATTCTTCAGTATATTGCTCGACGTTTTCGAAATCATGATCATTAAAGTTTAGACCTAAGTAGCTCCAAACTTTAGCCATTTCCTTATCAGGCGATGCTGTAAGTTTATCGGCATTCACAAAATGTAAACGATCTTTGAAGCGAGTAACTGCCTCATGAAGTCTTTCGATGGCGATACCGACTGGGGCTGAAGATAACCAACCTTGAACTCGCTTCTCGATAGTCGTAAAGTTCGCTGGGTTTGCTTCTTCGAAGCCATTAAACGGAGAAGGATGTTTGCGGCGAATCTTTTCCATGGAGCAAATGATACCTCTCACATCTCGCACTGGTACGATTACTTTTGCGTCTGGCCAAATCTGAAATAGTTGATCTAGATGACCGATATAAGAACGACATTTATCTGCGACGATTGGACGATCAGTGAGCGAATCAAATGCGTGAGAACAACCTCCGCGAACATAATCAAAATACATCTTCTCTAAAGTCTTGCCGCCGATTGCTTTAGCTTCTTCAGTCTGGAATACCTTTCTAGCGATATATCCAATCTCATGAAGAGGACTAGTCGCTGTGGCATGAACTTCTGGATTTTGAGCCAGAAGATTGCAGACTAATGTAGAACACGCACGAGGAAGACCGCTAACAAAATGTATTTTTTTATTCATATATTTATATTATATGTCCTGAACTACATTTAATCCACCATAAATTGTACCATATCCAGTAGCTCCAATTGGAACATGAATCTCAGTTGCCAGAATATTGCCGAAAACACCATCGTCGATTGGGATTGTTGGAGCGTTAGTTGCCAAACAAGCGATATAGTTTAGACTAGTGCATCCATAGAACGCCTGACCCCCGATGCTGGTCACGCCGCTACCAATCGTCACGCTTGTCAGGCTAGAGGCGTTGAAGAACGCGGCAGTCTCGATGGTGGTGACGCTATTGGGAATTATCACGCTCGTCAGGTTATGGCAATTAGCGAAAGCATTGCCTTCTAAAATTATGACACTATTGGGTATAGAATATGTTAATTCGGGGTTGCCTTCTGGATATTGAAGTAGAGTAATTTGATCCTTGTCGAATAAAACTCCATCTACACTTGAATATATAAGATTAAGTGAACTAACCGTGATTGCAGTTAGACTAACACAATTATAGAATGAATAACTCCCGATGTTGGTAACGCCGCTACCGATGGTCACGTTTGTCAGGCTATTGCAGTAACCAAACGCATTACTGCCAATCGTTGTAACGCTGCTAGGAATTGTTACGCTGGTTAGGGCAGAGCAAGCATAGAACGCATAACTCCCGATGCTGGTGACGCTGTCGGGGATTGTCACGCTCGTCAGGCTAGAGCATCGATAGAATGCATAATCGCCGATGCTAGTGACGCTGTTCGGGATCGTCACGCTCGTCAGGGAAGTGCAACTGTAGAACGCCCCATACGCGATGCTAGTGACACTGTTGGGGATAGTTAGGCTCGTTAGGCCGCAGTAACCAAACGCACTACTGCTAATCGTTGTAACGCCGCTGCCAATCGTCACACTCGTCAGGCCACCACAGTCATAGAACGCTCTACTCCCAAGGCTGGTCACGCTATTAGGGATCGTCACACTCGTCAAGCCAGAGCAGCCCCAGAACGCTCCCTCTCCGAGACTGGTCACGCTATTAGGAATTGTAATGCTCGTCAGGCCAGAGCAGTAGTTGAACGCATTATTCCCGATGCTGGTCAGAGTTGATTTAAAGTCAACACTAGCGACTGCCTCACGATCACTAAACGTCCAAGCATCTGGAATAGCATTGCTTGCTTCCGTGAAAACAACCGCATCGCCTGAGTCATAGACTGTACTCTCCGCATAAACAGCCAATAGAACCCATTCTTCATTTAGACGAACATATTTCTTACCGTCATTTTGCGGAAAAGTAATCATGCCAGTCGCGTCGCGTATTTGCTGCTGCTGTCCTAATGTAGGTGGTGTTCCTACTGGTGTATTTCCTAAATCGATTGCCATGATAAGTATAAGTTAAAAATTGTTATGTGCGTCAAAGATCTGCGATGACTGTTAGTCCTCCATACGTTGTTCCATATCCAGTGGCTCCAATTGGGACATGAATCTCAGTTGCCAAAACGCCAAAGAAAGCATCAGTTCCGATTGTTGGTGCGGTAGTTGCCAAGCAAGAGATACTGCTTAGACTGGCGCAGTTTTGGAACGCATCTAGTCCGATGCTAGTGACGCTGTTAGGGATCGTCACGCTCGTCAGGCCAGTGCAGCTTTTGAACGCCTGTGACCTGAGAATAGTTACACTGGCTGGTATCGTCACACTCGTCAAGCTACCACAGCCTCCGAACGAATAATCTCCGATGTAGGTGACGCTGTTGGGTATAGTGACACTCGTTAAGTTACCACAACCTCCGAACATTTCGTCGGAAATATATGGAACGCCATTATTAATAATTGCGCTTGTTAGGCTGGGGTTGTATCCAAACGCTGTACTCCCAATGCTAGTTACGCTAGCGGGTACAGTGATACTTGTTAGACCGCAGTAACTAAACGCATCACTCCCGATGCTAGTGACGCTATTGGGGATCGTTATGCTCGTCAGGCTGATGCAGTAGTTGAACGCATTACTCCCGATGCTGGTAAGGCTGTTTGGAAGGGTCACGCTTGTCAGGCCAATGCAGGACTGAAACGCATAACTTCCGATGCTTGTTAATGTAGGAATTAAACGTATACTAGTAACATCAGCAGCATAATCACTGGTCCAACTGTCGGGAATTATATTACTAGTTTCTTCTACAAGAACAACATTATTAATATCATATGCCTGATTAGGAATCAAGAAGACCCATTCTCCATCTAACATAACATACTTTTCATCATCAATAGGAGCATTACCAACTGCAACTAGAGCTTGACGCATCTGTTGCTTTTGTCCTGTTGTGGGTGGTGTTCCTATTGGAGTATTTCCTAAATCGATTGCCATAATAAATTAATTAAAAATTGTTGTATGTGTTAAAGATTAGCAATTACTGTCAAGCCACCATATGTTGTGCCGTATCCAGTGGCTCCAAATGGAACGTGAATCTCAGTTGCCAGAACATTTAAAAAAGCATCAGTTCCGATTGTTGGTGCGGTAGTTGCCAAGCAAGAGATACTTGTTAGGCCGCTGTATGCAAACGCATTTAGTCCGATGCTAGTTACGCTGTTGGGGATCGTCACGCTCGTCAAGACAGTGCAGGCTTGGAACGCATAATTGCCTATGCTGGTGACGCTGTTGGGGATCGTGATGCTCGTCAGACTGGAGCAGTACTGGAACGTACCGTTGTTAATAGTTGTCAATCCATTTCCAAGCACGACGCTTACTAAATCGTAACAGCCATAAAATGAATAACTACCGAGACTTGTGACGCTGTCAGGAATCGTCACGCTCGTTAGGCTTGTGCATAAATAGAACGCACCAGAATATGCTGTATTTACACTACCAATAGTTGTTACGCCGTTGCCGATGGTTAAGCTCGTCAAACCAGAGCAGCTATTGAACACATCATCCCCGATGCTGGTCACGCTGTTAGGGATCGTCACGCTCGTCAGGGCAGAGCAGCTATAGAACGCCTCATCTCCGATACTGGTCAGAGTTGATTTAAAGTCAACACTAGCGACTGCTACGGGATTAGTATTCGTCCAATTATTTGGAATAATGTCACTTGCTTCTTCAAAAAGAACAATGTTATCAATGTCATATGCTCTGTTTGGCGGAGGAGTCAGATAGACCCATTGTCCATCCTGCATCACATACTTTTCACCATCACTAGGAGCATCAGTAATAGCGTCCAACGCCAGACGAATTTGTTCTTGCTGTGTTGGATTCGGCGGTGTTCCTACTGGGGTATTTCCAAGATCTATTGACATGAGATTAATTATATACTAAAAATTCGCCGTTATATGTTAATGCTACGCCGTTGAATAAGATGGCATCTGAAGGAATAGTGGATGCAGATATTGAAGATCCTATGAATCTATATCCAGCATCATAAGGAGCAAAAAACAAACCTGTTGGTTGGTTGAATAAATCAATTTTTCTATTATATTCCCTAATTAAATGATCATTAAAATCTGCATGTGCAGAGCTAGAATTCCACAAATCAATAATTTCTTGATTATATCCACTCCAAATCGAACCAGAATGAGATTTTTCAGAATGAATTATAGACTGTAGATGACGAGGCATTTTAATTTATTACACGAAATAGCTTGACAATCTCCCAAAGTATTCTATAATATTTGCCATGGAGCGAGTGTTCTATATTAACTATTATGAAATTACTAAAATTAATCCTAGTAATGTTTGCGAGCGCAAATATCGCTTACGGTCAAACATATAATGCTAGAGTAACTTACTATTGGGATGGACATAAAACTTCTACTGGAGCTAGACCTAAAAGCAATAAAACTATTGCTGTTGATCCTAAGATCATACGCTATCATAGCAAAATATTCATTCCTAAAATGGGCAAAACATTTATTGCTCAAGATACAGGATCAGCAGTTAAATCTCGTAAAGCTTCTCGCAAACTTGGCAAGGGGAATATAGTCGTAGATATTTATTGCAAAAACAAAAAAGAAGCATTGACATACATTAGAAAATACCCTATGTTTATGAAAATCGAAGTTTCCAAATGAACTCAGAAGAAAAAATAGTATTTATTGTCTTCTTTCTCTACGCTTATGTAGCTGGAAGTTACGCTTTCAAAGGTAATTGGCCTTGGTTCATTGTCTGGGCAAGCTATGCGATGGCTAATTTAGGATTAATTTTGGCGGCAAGAATAAAATAATATTTGAAATTTACATCATAGGTCAAGTCAGACTTGACCTAAACAACAAAAACTAAACAATAGAAAGAAAAAGTAATTTTGGGCATGTTTGACTATTTAAAATGTGAATATCCACTTCCAGTTTTACCTCAAGATCTTCTTGATCAATGGAAAGATGATATTGTTTTCCAAACAAAAGATACTCCAGATCAATACATGAGTCTTTATAAGATTGATGCAGATGGTAGACTTTGGTATGAAGAGTGCGAGAAAGAATGGGTTGAATCTCAGACTCCAGATTCAGAATCATTTATGGCTCGAATGGGCCATATGGAAACAATCTCAAGAACTTGGAAGCAGATTAATTTTCATGGAACTATTAATTTCTATGAAGGATATGATCATAAAGAAGATAAATTTGAATTCAATAGTGGCGAAAATAAAGAGTGGCAACGCTATGAAATGGGTTGGCTCGAATACTGCGCCCTATTTAAAGATGGGCAAATGATTTCTATTGATTTAGTAAGAGATGACAAGCCAGTTAAGCTTACAGATGAAGAACTTGAAGCAAAAAGAGTTGTATGGGCAAAGCAGCGAAATGAAATTCAAGACAATTGCCGCAAAACTCGCAGAGAATTGCCAACACAAGAGCAAAAACTTATTGACTCCATCTATAAAATATCGCAAGATCCTTTAATCGTCTCACAAATTGATGAATACAGAGAAAAATATGACAGATTTTATACCAATGACTAAAAAAATAACAAAAGAAAACAGGGCTTTAGTCGAGATAGCTAAAGTAGAAATTCTTGATCTTGCCGATCAAGAGCAGGAGATTTTTAATGATCTTATTGAAAAGTTGGGCATAGAAGATGATGCCGATATTAATTGGATTTTTGATTTTATTCATAATACTGGGAGATTCGCAAACGAGTATTATAAAATGATCGAAAGTTCGATTTTTGAACAAGATGAAAATTTAGTGTAATATATAACATGGAATATATATCTATCCTCATACAATTGGCTCAAGCTTCACCTTGGTTTAATGCAGCCACTGCTGTTATTGCAGCAGCTTCAGCTATCGCAGCAGTTACTCCAACTCCTAAAAAGGGGACTAAACTCGCTAAAGCTTATAAAGTGATTGATCTTCTTGCCATTAATGTTGGCAAGGCGAAAAATACTGGAAAATAATCTTAAAAAGTTCTTGATTAATTGCTATTTCTAGAGTAAATTATCTCTATATAAGACACAGAATCAAAGATCTTAGATTAAAAACAAAAATTAAATACCCGCTTTAGGGCGGGTATTTTACTCTCTAAAATTATGATAGAATACCACTTAGAACAAATCCTTCCTAATGGGAAAACAGTAACTGTTTACACCAACGGATCTCTTAAAAAAGTTACAGATTATTTCGAATACTTTTGCTCACTCCATAAAGAAAAAAAATATGTTGTTATGAAAAGAGAGATTATTGACTCTGTAATTGCAGAATCTAATGATTTTAGACAGCAACTAATGTCTTTCGTATAAAAATGGCAGCGAAGAATGATATTACGGGTGATTTGATTAAATCAAAAAGTCTTTCTAAACAAGGAAGAGATAATTGGGATAATATTTTTAAAAAAGATAAAAAAATGAATAAACTATTACTACTAACCGCAAATTTCTGTGGACCTTGCCAACTTTTAAAGTCAAAACTAACAAAAGAAGGTTTGATTAATAAAATTGAATTGATTAATATGGAAGATGACCAAGCTCCATTCAAGAAGTACGGAATTAAATCTGTGCCAAGGCTTGTTGTGGAGACTTCAGATGCTCTTTTTGAAGTAATCCAAGGAAGTGAAGAAATCATTGCGCGAATTAAAAATGAGCAATAAATTACGTTGTCTTTTTTTGGATGACCAAAGAAATGTAGAACACGCTTGGGTCCATACTGGTACTGGTCATGATCATTACAAAAAATCATTGATTGAATTATCTGGAATTGAATCTAATAAATGGTCAATAGTGAGAAGTCATTATGAATTTCAACAATATCTTGAATATGTAGGAATTCCAGATGTAGTTAGTTTAGATCATGATCTATCTGAAGAATACATAGAGCATTATTATAAAGTTACTCAGGAAATAGGAATCATTGAATACGGCAACCTAAAGCCAGATAGTGGTTTTCATTGTGTTAAATTACTTTGCCAAAAATGCATAGATACTAATACAAAATTTCCTAAATATTATATTCATAGTGCCAACAAATGGGGGCAAGAGAATATTAGAAACTATATTGAAACTTTTTTTAAAACATATAATGAGTTAAAAACAAATGAATAATCTACTTAAAATGGATGGTTATGATGACTGCATACTAGGAATTGTGGAAAGATGTAGTCAAGAACCTTTTTATGTTTATGATAAAGAACTTATCATCGAAAAATTAATGGATGAAGGCATGACTGAGGAAGAAGCTATTGAATTTCATGAATATAATCAAGCAGGAGCTTGGTTAGGCGAAGGAACTCCGGGATTTTTAAGTGCTTATGAAGAAAATTAAAATAGGTTTCAAACCATATGAATATGAATGCGGAGATCACTGTTGTTATGAAACAGGATCAGACATTTATGTTGATGATAAAGAAATTGGCGGCAATGCTTTTGACACACCAGACCATTTATTAAAAATGGTTTTAGAGCATCTTGGTTATGAAGTTGAGATGGAATGGTTAGACGATGATTTGATATAATCTATTAAAAAATGAGCGAATCAAAAAATGAAAAAGAAATTATTCTAGCATTTATCGATCTTCTTCAGTTCGCAGAATTAGTTGCCGCCCCCAAACGTTCTGATGGAACATACAATAATTGTCGTGAAGCTCTAGAAATAAAAGCAAAACAAGTTTTAGAAAATATTAGAAACAAATGATTAAAAATATCTATCTATGGTGCAAAGGGTTTTATTATGCAGAACGTTCTGATCGAGATCCATATGAAGAACTCCAAGAACTTTGGCTTCAAAGAGTTATTGAAAATGATGAATCTTTATTGGATTTTCTAAAATGGAGAGATGGTTATCTCGCTTCTAAAAATCCATGAATAAGATCTGGAGAATTTGGGCAAAAACAATGGGGCAAAAAATATCTGAAGAAAATAAAGAATCAGATATTGCCGCAATAATCAGAACATTTTGGTGGTTAGTACATATTATTACTTGTTTTTTTATTATTGCTAATGCTGGAAGAAATTTAAAATTTTGGTAACATACATTATGAAAGAATATACAGGAAAAGAAACACTGCCATCCACACTGCCTCCATCTGAAAAAGAAATTGGCAGCGGGACATTGAATTTATAAATAAATTATAGATTAAAATATGACTGAAGAAGATAGTATAGAACTTGCTGGATATCTTAATAAAATTCGTAAAGAAAGAAAAGAAGGAGTGAGCATACATAATACACAAAAAGGTAAAGAAGAAATGGGTTTCCCAAAGGATGGTCAGAAGGTCATCTTTAAAGAACCTATAACAATTCATTGGTTTCAAAATGTAGTACAAGATCAATCAAGGTATTTATGTGTTGGTCAAGAATACACTGTCCGCAAAACGCAACTTAATTCATCATCATCATTTATTTGGTTAGAAGAATTGGAGCCATACGACGAAGAACGCGATCTGCCATTCTTTAATCTTTGGTCTTTTAGTTGGGATGGTAAGCCAAAATCATGGCTTGAAGAGCAAAGAGATAATAAACTATAAAATAATATGCCACCCAAAGGAAATCCAAACGCAAAGAGAATTAAGTTTAGCGATCATATCGCTGATCTTGAAAAACAAATCCTTCAACTTAAACAGAGAGTTGATGATGCTATAGAAATCAATAAAGAACTCTCTACTCCAGCAAATATCATTAAGCAAGAAGATGATTTTGAAAAATCTCTTATGGAGAAATATCCGTCTCTTTTTAATAAAAACGAAGACGGCACTACAGCTTACGCCGAGTGTGGAATTGGTTGTCCGCGCCCGTGGCAAGATATTGTGGACGGTCTTTGTGGTTCTATCGTAAATTACCAGAAGTATCGATATGTTAGCATTCTAAATCCAAAGAAGAAAACTAGAATCTTTTTGAGTAATAAAATCTTTAAACCTATTTGGAGTAGAATCTATTATTTTCTATATAACTCTCTCGACCCTTATAAAAACTATCGACCTGTAGATAAAGGAGAATGGTGGGTAATTCCATCTGATATTTCAGAAATCGTCAAACTCACTCGTAAATATAAAATACAACAATGGCTTCAGAACCTCTACTATAATAGACTGAGAATTAAGAATAAGTATCTTAAAAAAGAAATAGCCGAAGTTAAAATTGCTCAAGTTAAATCTAAGTTTGGAGGTCTTCGTTTTTATATTGACGGGGGCGATGAGCAGATTTATGGTATGATTCAGTTTGCTGAATATCTTTGTAAACAGAGAGAATAATATGAAACGATTGCTTTTAATTTTAATCTTGGCGTGTTGCGGTTGTGATGAAGCACAATTCCAAGACAAGGTTAAATTTATCGAAAATCTTAAAGTTGGAGACTCGTGGAATCCTGTCGGTATATCAACTCTTGACTTGGTTGAGAGTAATCTTGAATGGACAAAATATCGTGCTGAAATCTATCAAGATCGTTGGTATATCACAGTCAAGAACGAAAGGGTTGTAAGCATCTGGACAAAGAAGAAATAATACCATGACTATGAAGAATAAAAAATGCAAATGTGGTGGTAAATTTCAGGAGCTTTCTATTTACGACGATTGGGATGGGAAAGTCACTTGCAATAAATGCAATATGCGAGTAGATTCTGATCCAGAAAGAGAATTAAAAAAGAAAAAATTCACATCAGACTTCCCGCTGAAGCCCAAAATGATTCATGAGTATACGCAAGAAGAAAGACTCTTCTTGCTTAATCAAATCTGTAGTGAAATATACATTGCCAGAAATATCTCTATGGATCAAAAAACAATCCTTGATAATCTTGAAAGAATTGATAAAATATATCGTACCCCAAGTGAAGGAGAAGAATATGAAACGCTGTAAACATTGCACCCAGACACTTTTTACTGAAGTATATGATACATGTATGACCTGCTTTGAAAAGTATGATGCTTATGATGAATCTAGTATGACAAAATCTACTATGACAAAAACTATCGAACAATACCAACAAGACTGCCTTTGGTATCAAAACGAAATCTTTAAGCTTCGAAAGGAACTTGAGACTGAGACCGATGTTTCCAAAATACAAAGAGACATTCTCGATAAAACTCTCTTTGAACTTCCTGTAGGCAATGTCACTTCTCATTCATATGAGAACATTCCTGAACGTGTTAAGTATTATGTTAGAGAAAATGCTCTGCTAGAAAGTAATCAAGATGAAGCCAATGAATTGATTTCTCAATCAATGCCCAACTTCTTTGATCATCCTAGTGCTGGTTACATCCTTGACAATACCGCTCTATTAATTGGTATAGCTGATAAGGCTAAGATTGAAGCTTGGGCAGATAGAGAAGACTTGGAATCGCTTGAGAAGGCAATTAAGACTCATTACGAATACTACTCTGGACTTGCAGCCAACAAACATCTTTCTGCTATTCAGATGCTAGATGTTTTGTTTAAGAACAACTTAGGCAGTGGAGAAACTCAGGTTCTTCGTGCAGAACTTGAAGCATTAAAAGTTAAAAGTAGACTATTTAAAAGCACACAAGATGGGCAAGAATATCTAAGATGTCTGCATCAAGAAGGCGATAAACATCAAAGTGTAGGCTTATGGATTCTTGACTGTTTATCTTACAAAGAATCTCTTGAAGAGATTATTAAACGACCGCGAAAGTCTGAAACTTGCAGGTTGATTGCACAAAAAGCATTGGGCTTATTGTCTGATGATGAGTATCAACCTGAGTTGCTAATCGAAGAGAACCTTAAACTCAAGATGAAAATTGAAGATTTAGAAGCAGTAATCAATAAAGCAGTAATCAATAAAGCATTTCATGGAAAAGTAAATTCTTTGATGCAGTGCGATGACTGCGGGGAGTATTGGGATTACCACCATGAAGAACACTGCAAAGCTAATTTATGAAAGTTAAAGAATTAATAGAAAAGCTGCAATCATATGATCCAGAACTCATGGTAGTCGTTAGTGGTTATGAAGATGGTGTAGATGAAGTTAAATACGCTGTGAATGTAAAAATTAAACTTGACGTTCATACTGAATGGTATTATGGTAAGCATGAAGTTGCTGATCGTAATGATAATCCATTTGACTGTGAAGCTATCCATATTCATTAAACTATGACACATGAAATCTTTTTTACCCTTTTAGTTATTATTAGCCTTTTAATCGTATTTGGAGAATGAGTGACACACCAGAGACAGACGAAGAAGATAATCGCCTTATGGAGTTATGGAGCAGTACAGCTTGTGACTATTCTAAAATGTTAGAATTTGCCCGAAAGATGGAGCGCGAGCGTGACGCAGCTTATTCCGCGCTCCGTAGTATTCGAGAAGGTTATGGTGGGCAGAAAGTTGATGAAGAATGCGTGTGTGATGACTGTAATTTTCTACGACCTATTGACGCTATAATCAAAAAGAAAAAGATTTAATATAATTATTAAAAATAATATGAAACTAAAATTACTTACCTATCCTTATTTTTGGCGCGAATTAAAATGGAATATCCGCGACTATTTCTTTCCTAAAAATAAATGGCTATTCAAAAAAATAGGCAATCATTATTGTGATGCTTATGGATTGATTGATATTGTCTTATTTGAAATTTTAGTTCATTTTGTAGAAGTTGATAAAGGGCTAGATTCCATCTGGAGTGACGAACTTTATGCAGGTGATCTTGAAAAGGGGTATATTACCGAAGAATATAAGAATGAGCGTTCCGAGGTTAGAAATCAACTCTGGACAGCTTATCACTATATTAAGAATGAACGTCCTGAGCTAGAAAAGCAAGAGGATGAATCGCATCCTAAACCCTTAAAGCCTCATGCGGAATGGTTTGTGCCATGTGAAGATGATAGTGGTCATAGGCGTATGCTCTCTTGTGAAGAGCGTTATGGTATGTCATTTCAGGAAGCATACGCCGAAAATATACGCATCAATAAACAGATAGAAGATATGGATACTCTTACAATGAATATTATTATCAAGCATCGCAAATATCTTTGGACATGATAATGAAAAAACTACTAATAGTATTGGTTGCTCTTATACATGCGTCATGTTCATCTATGCCACAAAATCCACAAAAATGGATGGAATGGCAAGGCGCTAATAATTGCTTACCCACCGCAATAGCCTTTAAAGAGGGTCTGAAGGCCAGCAAATGCAAATGGAGTAAAGTAGTAGTCTATGGTTATATCGATGCTGTAGACAGCAAACCTAAAGGCCATGCTATTGTTGCGTTTATGTATCCAATTGGTAAAAATCAATTGTGGGTATATGATAGCATGGGAAGCTATCGCACTCGCGCATACATCAATGATCCATTAACTATCGCTAAACTTGCAGAAACACAAAGAGGTCGCTCAAAAAACGTAGTACATTATGCAGAATTTCTTGAATAAACCAGTCTATATTCTTGGGGATGTCCACGGCAAATGGGAAGAATTATTTACTCGAATTAAAAATTACGAGATTAAAGATTGTTATCTCATTTGCGTAGGAGATCTAGGGGTTGGATTTAAGGACAGTCATTCAAAAGAAATCCGTTCTCTTGAAATTGCTAATGAGTTTTTTGTTAAACGTGATATTCAATTCCTTTCTATTAGGGGCAATCATGATGCGCCATCTTTTTTTAACAAAGAAATTCAAACTTTTTCTAATCTACGATTAATTCCTGATTATCACGTTGAATTTATAAACGATAAAAAGTTTTTGTTTGTTGGCGGAGCAATTTCTATTGATCGTAAGATAAGAAAACCAAATATTTCTTACTGGGAAGATGAGATTTTTGTTTTGAAGCCTGATTTTATTGTTGAATGTGATGTTCTCATCACTCATTCCGCACCAATTTGGATTGGCCCTGTTGACAAGCAAGGAATTCTTGGCTGGTGCGATAGAGACGAATATCTTTGGCGTGATTGCATAAAAGAAAGAGATGATCTTACTGCTCTTTATAAGTTGGCAAGACCAAAAAAAGCGTATCTCGGCCATTTCCATAGTCACTATTCTGCTGAATTTAATGGGTGCAGAGCTAGAATTTTAGGTGAGTTGGAAATTATTGAGCATTCTTAATAAATTTTAATTCTCTATTTTTAATTATTAATGCTTTTTGATATTTTCTTTTTAGAAAAAAATCTGCATCATCATAAATATAATCAATAAAAACTTTTAAATTTTTTAAACCTGTAATTCTTATTATAGAACATTTATTAGCTCTGTCATTTTGGATTTGAGTTTTTTGTTTATAAGTATATTTTATTTTTAATGTGTTTAATATTTCTATAAAAGATGACCAATCTTGTTCGTAAGAACCTGCTATAATAAATTGAAATGTATTATTTTTTTCATGAACATAAAAACACCCATCGCCATCAACCCAACCTCTTATGAAATGTTTTTTGCATTTTTCAGGAATAAAACTCATTAATTTATTGGGAGAAATAATTGATTTATCTTTAAATCCTATTTCAAAAAGCCATTCACATAAATTTTTATTGGTAATTAAAGCTCCAGCTTGAGGATTTCTTCCATTTCTATGTCTTTTGCGAACAGTTACTTTTCCTAAAGAACTTAATGACTCTTCAAAATCAATAAAATCAGATTCTAAAACTTCTATAGCAAGATTTCTAGATCTACAAATTGGTTTAGTAAGCCATCCATCAGCCCATAATAAACCTAATGCATAACTTTGAGTTTTATCAAAATTTGGAACATAACCGTATTTATGGTCTAAATGAGAATAATCTTTTTGAATTTTTGAATTTAATGAGTTCACCCTATATTTTACACAATAAAAATGAAAAGTGCCAAAATAATTCTTGACTTTGATGGATGTCGTGCTAGAATACTTGCCGAACTAGAAATCGTAGAACATAAAAATGAATATTGAACTAACGACTTACAATGAAGATGCTGTTGAATATGAATTAACCAGCATGGATGGTAAAACATATGGCATCCATGATTATCTTGATAACAAACAAAGAATTAAAGATACTCTAGTTGTCAATATGGATACCCTTGACGAAGTAGAAGATTCTGAACTCTTCAAAGAAATACTTAGAACTCGCGCTGAATATAATTTTCACAATCCAATAAAAAATCTATTTAATTAAAAATATGAAAATAGCAAATAAACTAAAAAAAGTAAACGAAGAACTTAATATTTACCGTTATGACAATGGTTACGCAGTAAAAGTCAGCGGCAAAAAGGGCGAAGATGATTGGGCAGATGTGAAAATCGTCTGCACAACTTTAGCTGAAGTTATTG